ATGCAGATGGTTATTTCAGCCATTGCCATCATTGTGTTCCTGGGCTTGACTGCCTATGATACTCAAAAGATTCGTGAGTTGGTCACAGTAGACGGCGATACAGGTCGAGAAGAAGTCATTGGCGCACTCACACTCTACATGGACTTTATCAACCTGTTCATTCACCTGCTACAGTTGTTTGGCCTTAAGAAAGACTGATGTGGCGTATAAAGTATTATTTGACCACTGGTCAATTGAGATCTAGAACATTCCCAACACTAGAAGCAGCCACTAAATTTATAGTGTATTCTATATACTCTTGGGATGTCTACGACTGTTATAAGATCAATTAATCCAAAGACTGAGTCTGTTCTAGGCTCAGCTCTTGATCTTCTAGTTCGCGGATCTTGTCCGCAATTTGATCAATAAGACCTAGGTTTCGGAGTATTTTGAAAACTAGGTTTTCCACTGACCACTCTCCGGCACGTTCAAGACCTGCTTTGCGCATTTTAGTGATCTTTTCTTTGACTGCACGAAGTTTTGTAAGATCTTTACTTAATAGCGCAGTTTCAATGTCGTGAATGACTGCGTCTTTTTTACGTTCCACAGCACTGTCATCTACTTCTGGTTTTATTTTCTTTGGTTCGACCAGCCATTGATTGCCAGCTATGCTATACACTCCGGTGCTGTGGTGTTCTTCTTGTTGTCCTTGAACATAACACTCAACAGGAAGACCTTTGATGGTTATGTTGTGTTGTTCGCCCCAGAGTGCCTTTTTGGCATTGAATAGTTCACGATCGTTGTCACTGACAGCACCCTTGACAATTATGTGTAGATCTAGGTCACTGTGCTCAGTCCACGTATAATTGGCATTTGATCCTGTTATTGTGTAATCTACTACATCTAGGTCAACGCCGATGAATTCTTCAAAGGCCAGTGCTATTTCTTTGAGCTTTTGCGCCACCGCCGGGTCCAGTTCTTCACCGTCCCATATCTTGGGATTAAGACGGCGATTAACTGTGATTATATCTGATCGTTCGTGTAATTCTCTTAGACGCATTCATTATTTAGCCCACATCAAGTGGTAATTAGTCAATGCTTGATCATTATAGAATTCTGCAATTAAACGACAGTGCATGTCGTTTCTTTCTAGTACCAATTGACAGATATTTTCAGGTTGTTTTAACAACCAGTTAGTATGATCTAATCCAATTGTTTTGTGTACTTTGGGCCAATCTATTGCTATGTATTCGCCCTCTTCAGGCAACCACTTTAATAATTCTACTCGTTTAGTCTTCATCACCGAACTGCTTGTTTAAAATCTCACGCATCTTAGAACTTTCAACTGTGGCTCTAATCTTGCCTACAGGAGCTCCTTGTGTAGGATCGTGAATGACCCCATCATCGTCAATGCGACTTTGTATGGTACTGCGAGCCTTGATACTTTCAATAATACTCGAACTACCTCGACTTGTTGCACCGTTATTTTCTTGTTCATCTTCTGGCAGGTCTGAGATTCGAAGACTTTCTAGATTAAACTCTAGATCAATCTTCATGCCAACTCCGCTCGATGAACGTGTCTTCATCAATTGAATTTGATAGCGTCCACGCTCACGCATGGCCCTTGATGTAAAGATACCAAACACGTTGTCTGCTGTTTGAATCTTACTTAGTCCACCTGAGATATGACTGTGATCAAACTCAACTTCTTCTACAGCACCACGATTCAACTGGGCGGCTGTGACGAACACACAGTTCTTTTCTACTGCTAGATTACGCAATTCTTCTGACACATACTTGTCTTTAATAAACAGGTCTGCTGGGCTGATCTTCTTGCTCACAGGCATTAACAAGTCTAGGTAGTCAACTAACAGCACATCTACTTTCTTGCCCACTTTGATTTCATATTCTTTCAAGTATGCACGAATGTCATTAGCAGTCTTGCCACTTGGCATATATTTGACCTGTAGCAATCCTGCTTTTTTACCAATAATCTTGACCTTCATTTCAACGTCGTCGATGTCTTTGAAAATATCTTTAGTTGACGTTCCTGTCAGCATGGCATCGATACGCATACTAACCAGTGCTTCTGAAAGTTCAAGTGTTAGATAAACAACATTAAGACCCATCAAGGCCCAGTTAACTCCTAGATTAGCCAAGAACAAAGATTTACCTGCACCTGAGCCACCTGCAAAGATATTGAGTTCTCCTCTGTTCATACCGCCAAACAGTTTACGATCCATACAAGGCCATCCAGTTGATACCTGTCCGTTCTTGTCTTTGATGCCCATCAATCGACCACGAGGATCAGCAAAGTAGTCTGTTCCCATATCACGAGCAAGACCAATTTGGACGGCTTCTTTAATTAGGACTTCTACTGCACCGTAGTCATGTTTTTCAAGTAATTCGGCTGATTCAATAATTGCACGTTCAAGAGCCTTGTGTTGAGTAAACTTTTCAAACTCATCCATAAACCAATCCATGTGGCCTTCTTTAAGGTCATCGGGTCGTTTAAGTTCGGTTCTGCAAGTGGCATTGACCATTTCATAGTCTGGTAATACATTGTAGCCTTTGGCATACTCGTGGATGAATTCTGCCGCATCTTGTAGTTTACGATCAAATAGGCTGTGATCAAAAATACCCTGACAGCGAACAAATACTTCTGCATCTGCCAGCATGAGTTCAAGATATAATTTTTGTACTTCGTAGTCGTATGTCTTTATCATAATATATTATACACTAATTGCTAGGTGTTTTGCAACACCAAAGTCATAATTCCATTCACGTTGTTTGGTATGATATAATACTGCACCTACACTAGAACTGGGATCTCCGGGATTAGACAATGACCAACGATACCGCCACATAGGTTCGACTATTTTTTTGTTGGCCGCTGAATTCATTGCACATCCACCCATGTAGACTAGACTGTCTGCACCCGTTAGTTCTTTAGCCTTGTACATGATCTTGGCAACTTCTAATTCGAATCGTTCTTGTACGGCTGCTGCTAGATCGTGTACATCTTGCAAACCCATGCAGTCTATGCCCCAATTCCCAACTCCGCGATGGAAGTTATAATTAATATCAATAGGTCCATTTTTTCCAAAGTATAAATCTAAACTGCTTCTAAATCGGACCGGATCGCCCTTCTCTGCCATTTGTTGCAATAGGTATTCATCTTGTATTGGAGTCATCCCTAGCATTTGTGTGAATGCTGAATAGAATAAACCAAGACTGTTAGGATAACTTTTTGACCATACTTTTTTCATTTCGCCGTGTAGGCCTTGCCAAATGGTGGCACATTCAAATTCGCCTATCGCATCAAGCACTACAATAGCACAATGATTGAAAGGACTGGTATAGTAGCCTGCGGCAGCGTGACTGGCATGATGTGATGTATAGGTAATCGGTGCGTAGCCAATTCTTATATTTTTTAGATATCGACTTGGTAATACACTTAGATCAAATGCTCTACTGTATTGTCCAGCTTTTACTTGCCTTGCTTTTTTAATCCAAGGCCGTTCGTACCAAAATATTCTATCAGGAGATCCTAAATGAAATGCTTCAAAAATAGCATTTCTATCGAGTGTATCTTCTTTAGAACTACGATTAGATATTAGTTTGCCGTCTTTAAAAACAGCAAGACTATTACCGTGATTAAGGGCATTTACCCCCCACGCAATCATTTGTAGATAAATGGATCACGTTTACGCAATTCTTCTAAACGTTTTTTCCATGCCTTGCGTTCTTGATATTTGTGCCACGGATATAAAATAAAATCTAATATTTTTTTAATCACTTTGATTCTCCAATAATGCTATTTTGTTTAGCATCTTTCTTTTTTCAATTTCGATCTTTGCTGGATTTGCTGTTGCAGTTTTTATAGCATCAACCACAACAAATAACTTTCCATATTTAAGTACTGCGTCTGCACAATCTTTAACTGTGTCGTCCCAAGTGGGAAATGCAATAGACCACCCTAGTTTTTTAGCTTGATCTATTAACATTGTGCCTGCTTTGTCTTGATCAGGTATAACAATCACTTCTTTACCTATATTGTTAATTATCCTTGCCTGTTGATCGGATATTTCATTAGTGAGTAATGCAACACCATCTATGCTAAGGGCATCAAACGGGCCTTCAACTACAAACAGATATCGATGTAGTTCTGATTGCTCGTCAACATTAAACACAAAGAAGGGATGTTGATCTGACAGATATTTAGGCTTTCCTTCTCGAACCTTTCTAGCGGTATTGCCTACAATCTTGCCTTCATATTGAAATGGTATAATAACTCTATCAGCATAACCAGACAAGGGAGTCCAATAGAAATGCTTGCTAACAGGATCATATCCTCTATTAGCCACGTACTCAACTACTTCTATTAGTCGTTGTTCTTCATCGCTGGTTAATTTTGCGTCTAACCATTCTACTAAAGGCAATGCACCTTCGGGTAATGATTTTTCTGTAAAGGCGGGCTTTTCAACAAATGTTTCTGGTTGATAGTCTGTTGATTCAGTTTTAAGTGCTTCAAATATCAATTGCTTGATATCGTCGTCGTTGGCACCTAACCATTGGCACAGACTCTTAAACTTTGGAGTTATTGGGCTTCCGGGTTTCCATCCTGTGGAGTACTTGCAATTGAAACAATTATAAACAATACTGTCATTGATAATGATACCGCCACGCTTTCTAGTATCATGAGCATGACCTCTATTATGACAACAGGGCGCATTGAAACTAATCCAGCCACTAGGACTGGATTTTAATTTCGAAGGAAGAAGAGTTCTAAACTTATCAAGAACAAGAGTCATGTATACAGTATACTATCTATATAGTATGCTGTCAACAGTTCCTATGTTTGATAATTCCGGAATGTGTTTAATCCTAAACCAATTATATTTTCCAACAATATTTTGATAGACAATTGGATCCATAGTAGCAGTAATTGTTTCTAAATCTACCCAACGTTCTGGATTACCGCCTGCACTTTGACTACCTTGTATAATGATATCTCCATTATAGTTTGTTGTGTTAATTTGGAATGTGTGTAGACTTTGCGGTGTACCGTATTGCGGTTGTGCGTTAATAATACCACTGATAAAATACAACCGTGTTGCTGGATCGTAGGGTTGGTAGTTTTTAAATTCTTTGATTACAACGCTGTCTACAGGTTCACCAAAGACATCTCCGTGAATTTCTATAGGACTAAATGCTCCGTATTGACTGTCAATATATAAAGGATTTTTTGCAGTTGTTATGTGTGTATTGCCGTCAACTGTTCTTGTTTCTGTATTAACAGAGTATTGGTAAAAGCCAGGTTCTATGTTGGCTAATTCAGCATTAGATAAAATAACATATGCCCTTCCACTTGCAGCCGTTTGAATTACACAATCTTTTTGTAATATGAGTTCTTTAGATTCCCTGTTAACTAGATTAAACACTAGATATGATCCTGTGATATCCTGGGCCTTCTGGTCAGAATTTCGTACCTGTAGGTCTACCCTATTATCAACACCACGATGGATTTTTAAATTGCGATTATACACTCTACGATACCTCTCTGTTTGCCAGGCGGCTAACGTATTAGTAAATACGTCTATCTTATTTGGATATAAATAAACTGAAATGAGTTGCATACACTAGCGGACCTTTACAATATTTATCTATGAGAATCACAGAAAATTTACAAGAAAACTTTCCCTTTATAAGTGTCGTAAACCACGTAGATCAGGAATACGTGGGCATAATTATCAACCAAGATTCTGCTATCACAAGCATGTATGATTATACACTCATTAAGACTGATCAGGAAAAAGCTAAGTTTTTAGAATTAGGTGAAGTGTGGTGGTGGGAATCAAATCGTCAAATTCCTATCAATATTTTCTTGTTAAGAGAAATACACGGATTTAGATATGCTATTAGAAATTTTTCCACTAAAGATACCAAAGTATTGTTTGGTCCTTGCACTAGCCTAAACGATATTATAATTAAAAGAATTAAGCGTAAATCTATTACACTAATTAGACGGCCTACTTAACACCAATAATCATTACACGATTAAAGGCCTTATCTTCAAATTCAAAACGTTTTATACCGTCGTATAGTATTTCATCTAGTGGATATTTATCCATTAATTCTCGAATAGCAGACATTGGATTCACATGATCGTCGTCGATCATATCGCTGGCTTGCAAACACACTACCGTTCCTTTGGGAATATTTTCAAACCATAACTTTGATTGCATGTGCTCGACGCTTGAATTAATCACTATATCTGGCTTAGGTTTATATTCAAGTAAATTTATGTCAGCAGTATGCGCCTTAAACTCCCAGGCTCGATAGACCCACAAATTATTAATTGAATCTGCAATAGCTTCGCAGGAAGGATCCTGATCAAAACTTCTAACTTCTAGCACAGGTATTTTACTACGTACACGAATTAATAAATTAGCAACAGCATACCATCCTGCTAGAATCCAAATTCGATAGCCGTCTTCAATAGGCCTATGCTCTTCTAGAGTTCGTTCTAATCTTTCAACGAGCCATAGCTTTGACTGCATCTGTGCTGTACTAAATGCATCAAAATCCATTACGCATATCCATAACTAATCTGTTCGCAAATTAAATTCATCTGCACAACAATGGCAACTGCATAGGCAGTGGCATGACTCTTCTTAAAATAATAATCACCATTCTCTGGTTTCGTCCATACTTCCTTCATGATCGTAGTCCAGTCTTTCCCAATCAGATAACGTTTGGCTGGGCGGATCATAGCAAGGACGGCAGATAATTGTTCCACGGAAGTCGGTAGGGTCTTCCGGATTATATCTCCATGCCCGTTCAAATGAAATAACAGATTTACAAAGTCGTCTTGTTCCAATAGGTCCCATAGTGGTTCAGTCTCCATTAATTGAACTAGGTGTGTTTCGTCTCTTACACCTTTATAAATTCCAACATTAAGAAAATCTATTTTGAAATATTTTTCATCTTCTGCCTGTTCATATGGTATTGAACATAGGCCCGTGACAGGATCAACCGGCACAGGGTGCAAGTACACCCCAGTGTTATGTTTAACAAGTTTTCCGTTGTCTTTTCTACTGGCAGGGATATGTTTAAACAAAGTTAATGCTTGATCTCTGTCTACGAAGTCTATGTCAATATCTGGCATTAATTTAGCCTTGTGGTTTCAAAAAGTAATAATGGTAATGTGTCTGCTAAAAATTGTGCATATTCTTCAGCATCCTCGTGATCGTTAAATCCCGAAAATTTTACATAGACATCGTCGGAGTCGTCAGCAACTACTACTTCGATGTCAACTTCATCACTGGAGATATGTTCTTCATTTTCAGCCAAGTCTACTTCTTCATCTTCTACAATTTCAGGTTTTGGCTCTTCTCGTCGCTTCTTAAAAATCATAATATTTTCGCCTCCTTGATGACGTCTTTAACTAACTCTACATCTGCAGGCAAAGATTTAAAACGTCGAGACCAATGATTAGGATCAATAACTGGTCCAATTATTTCTAACTGTTCGTCATTCATACGTTTTAACATTTCTTTTCCTGACTTGCTATTTAACACCATCCAAGGACTTATTAAACCCTCTTTAATATCATGCGTAGCTCTGTTTAAATTAACATATTGGAAGTAATGCTCCCAAGGAGCATTACTAGACTCACTCCAATCCATCATAGTTTTAATAGTTCTCTGTATTGCACCGTCTGCTGGTTCTATCTTGATTAGTTCACTGACGTATGTATCATACATCTCATCTCGGCACCAGTGATCTAATTTAATTCCACTCTTGATCACAAAGTCAATGAATCTTTCTGGGTATATGGGATTAGTATTAACTAAAAAACTACCAAACTTTATAAAAGCTGTGTAATAGGGACTAGATGCAAATTCGTCAAATGTTTTAGCCTGTTTGGCCTTCTGCGTAAGTTCATAAAATCGTTGATAGGTTAATAAACCAGCTTGAACGTGCCTTTCACTTTTTGACATGTGCCGGCGTTTTTGTTCGCAGATATGCACTACCAAAGTTTTTTCTTTGGCAAACAACTTATTACAGTATTCGCACTTATAATTTAATGTCTGCAATTTGCTTTTTGTCCCAACCAAGGTCCTTAGCATACTCTTTAATCTCTTTGTCTGTGGTTATTGCAGCAAGTGTTTCTACATCCAACATTTTCATATTAGGAAACATCTCTGCTAAAAACTTTTCTTTTTTATTTGTTTCTTTCTTTAGAGGAATATATTCTCTGTAGTGAGTTTTTCCATCTCCGCGACTGCATACACACAATGACTGCCAAACTAATTTAGGATGTTTTTGAATAGCGTTCCAATTTTTATTGTAGTATTCGTTAACAGTTAAAATAAAATGTTCTAGAACTTCAGGATCTCGAGACTTTGGAGCACTTATCCAACGATTAAGATTCCAAAAGTCGCCCTTAAGTTCTTTTCGTCCTTCATCATTAGCAGCATCCCATAAATCCTTATATCCCATATCAACTGATGGAATAATTGTGTCGAATAGATCTAAGTGTTTATTTTTTGCCATTATCTTTACTCAAGTGATAAAGTATTATACACTGATCTAAGGCATGTTGCAAGGCCGGATTTGTTTTTGCTACCATTCTAATTTCTCTCCAAATAAGAGATTCTTTTGATTCTAAATAGGTTGCCTTGCCGTCGCCTGGCTTATTAGGACCATAGTTCCAACCGATAGCAATTTTATCGGTAGTACCTTCTTCAGTGGCATATACAACACCATCTTGGTGCTCGTATACATAAGTTGCACCTGGTTTAAGATTTCCCATTTTTTGCGTATCCAACAGTTTCACGTTCAATGTCATCGTGATCAAACTCTGCCCAATATAGTTCAAACGCAATACAATCTGTCACAGCTTCAAATTGATGATATTCACCTGGCGCTACCTTAGTGTACTGTCCTGCTGTTAGCAATGTTTCATCTACTAGGTCGTAATTGTTTTTCCACACACGAATGATCATTTCACCCTTTTCAACAAAAAAACCATTCCACTTATATCGATGTTTATGTTTAGAACATGTGCCACCTTTTTTAGCTTCAATGCGATGAAACTCTAATACACCGTTTGCTTCAAGGAGTTCTGTTTGACCCCATACTTTTCCTGCTTTCATATTTTCTCCAAAAAACTGTAATTCTTATTAGGCGATAGAAACCAAACATTGTCTGGTCCTACTTCAAATGTTCCAAACTTATCCTTAACTGCTTGATTAACTGCTGGAAAGTTAATGTCGTGACCAATAAACCATCCAGTGTCTTTCAGCTTAGGAATCCATGCATTTAAGTCTCTAGTAACTGATTTATATCCGTGTCCTGCATCGATAAAAAAGAAATCTAGACTCTTATCCGGAACCGACACTGCCATATCCCAACTAATACCTTCAAGGACTGTTAATCTATTATTATATTTTTTTTGAACTTTTTGATTGTAAAATTGGTCAATTTGTTTATCAACAGCATACATGTTTAATGCTGGATTATTTTCTAACAGACAAAATAAAGTTCGACCCTCTCGAACTCCGATTTCTGCACCAGTAGTCCATTTATGGTGATTGACAAGATCGTTTATAAAATATTCTCTACGATTTTGAGAGTGTTTGCTATTGTAAGTCAATGGAACATTTAAAAGAATCTTACCAGCTTTCATATCACTTTATCCAATTGCAGTACTTCGCTTTGTCTACTTATTTCTTTAACAAAATATGCACAAGGCGGATTTGGTCCGTCGTGTAACGGAACCGTTAATAATTGACCATTTTTCATTTTTGGAAAATACCATCGAACGTCTTGATAGATATTTACTATTTCTATGTTCATGTACTCACACTTAAATCCATTAATAGGATTAAAGATAAAAGCATCAAACCCTCGCTCATTCAAACTGGTAAGTGGCAATACTTCTGGATCAAGGCCGCAATCTCTATCGCCAACAACCATACACCAATCTAAAGGCATTTGTACTTCATAGCCGCCGATGCTTAATAAAATTGCAGGACTATTGAAACTTTCTAAGAAAATTAACGGCATGAAGAAAAAATCCGGCTCGTTGGGATTAGAATTATCTAAGACTGAAAATCTAGTATCTTCGTCTACCTCATCTGGTAATTCATTTAGGTCAAAAGACCTATTGTTTAATGTTAGTATTTTCATATGTTTACCTTAGTAATTGTAAAGGGGTATTTCGCCTCCTTGTAGTATTTTTTTCGTTCAGTTAAATGTCTTTTAGAATATTTGCAGGCGCTGGTTATATCCCAGATTTCCACGTGGTCTTTGTCTTCCGCTTTTCTAATGCCTCGCCCAATACTTTGTATAACTCTAACAAAGCTCTTTCCGGGTTCAACAAGAACCAAATTAAAAATCCTTGGAATATTAATACCCACAGCGGCCACACCGTAAGTCGCCACAATAATCTTGCCATCACTTGTTTTAATCTCGTCATATTCTTCCTTTCGGTCGTCTAGTTTCATCCCGCCACTGACAAACACAGCTTCAGGTATACGTTCGATTAATTTGTTCCCGGTGTCAATTCTATTGATTAAAACAAGGGTATTGCCAGACAATGCCAACGATTTAATTTTATTTGCCATCCATGTAATTCTAGAATCATCAGTCACTAGAAATGCATATTCATCAGCAAAACTTCTAAACACTTGAACTTCATTAGTTTGTAAAATATTAATTTGTAATTGTGCTAGCACACCCTTTTCTTGTAGATCGTGTGCAGACACTTGATTGATAACGGGACCAATACTGGCAAGAATGCCCTGAAATTCCCACGCTTCTTTAGGTATAGTTCCAGTAAGTCCCCAACGGATTGCACAGTTATTAAAATTCTGTGTCAACAATTTTGTCAGTACTTCTGCTTTAGCTTGATGAACTTCATCAATGATAATTGCCGATACACCAGCAGTAAATTCCGCCAACGACAACGTATCGTCGTCATAGCTTTTCTTATCTAATACATTAAGACTTTGCCATGTGCATATAGTGTGAGTCTTGTTTAATTCTTTTCTATCACCGAAATAAACTCCAACATCTAGTCCAAGGTTTTTGTAGTCTTCCTCAGTTTGTACAACAAGAGATTTGTTCGGAACAATAACCATCGTACGCCCATACGTCTCACAAAGATGCGATAGTGTCGCTGTAGTAATCGTTTTGCCTGCACCTGTTGCTACCTCCTGTAATGATTGTGGGTTTTCTAAAAACTTGTTTACAACATCAAATTGATAATCTCTCAGAATGATGGGCTTACCTGCTTCCGGATGCCCTTTAGGCCATGTCTTGCCTTTATCTGCCCAATAGTTTTCAGTGACTGCTTGAAATTCTATTTTGTTATGTTGGCGCAAATCATCAATTTCAATTTCATATCCAGCATCTTCAACGATAGGTAGAATGACGTCTAGATGTGCAAGATAGCCAGTGCCTCCAATACCAAAATATGTTTTTGTTCCATCCCATCGACCTAGTTTAAAGGCAGGCATATGACGGGCATAAGGCAAATCAAATTTCAATTTGTTAACAATTTTTCTTCGTGTTTCAACACTAAGTCCTTCTAACTTAATGTTGACTTCATCTCGAATTACTAGTTTACAAAGTGACAATTTGTTGTTTCCTTATTGGAGTAGGTTTGATATCTCCCAAATAACAAACACATGGATGAACTGATAACCATGCAGATGTTGTCGGTTCATTGATAGGTGTGTAGCTATTTGTAATAACTATTTTAACATCAATGTTGTCTTTAAACAACCACTTAGGTGGTTTCTGAAGAAATATTAAAATCTTTCCATCTCGTACTGTGCCGCCAAGTGCATTGTCCTTAATCCACTCATTTAATTTTGATTTCTTTTCTACAGGATCTCTAAAACAAACTTTTATTTCGGATCGCAGAATGCCTGCAAGATCTGCCTCGCCTATAAATTTTGTAAGCCATTCGATAATATTTTGAGTGTTTCGATCTATTAACACACAAGTAATTCCGTTTATATCTTTGTGAAGATCAAAAAATTCCTTGTTAGTTTTCAACCAAAAATGTTTAGAGCTCGATTCACATATACGCTCTAAAGGAGTTTTTGTAGGCCTATCAAAAATCACCGGATAGCCCATTGATTTTGCTAGAAATAAATCGTGCTGAAAATTATTTAATTTATGTGCTTGATAAAAATTTTGTGCGTCGTCTGTAGAATTTATTAATCTAATATCGTTATCTACAATTTCTGCACGTGGTATAATTTGTTCTTGTTGATTCCAAATTTCTGCAACATTATCGACTAATTTTAAGAACGATTCGTCGAGTTCAAATTCGTGTTTTCTTAAAAATTCTTCTAGGTGAATTACATTAAATTTGTAAACATCTAGCACTCTAATTTTTCTTTCAACATCCCATTGACTAGCGCCGTAGCTTAATTGACTAACGTTAAATTCTTTGTCAAACACATCTTTTAGAGAATATGGAAATTTTAAACAGATAGAAATATCACCGTCATTGTTTTCTTCTACAAACACTTTTTTAGAAAGATCTAATTTTCTAAAGCTGTTTTTCCATATTGGCGACTCGATTAACGTACCATAGTCAATTCCCAACCTCTTAGAATGAGATTTATATTTTACTAATATTTTTAGTAAAAAATTGCCCTGATTTGCGGTCAATTGATTGCCCATTGAAATCTGATTGTAAAAACTGTGCATGGCTGCACTATCTTGATCCATTAGAATCTCTACATCCAAAATTGTTTGGTTATAAAATTCAAGGAACAGATCTTCAATGTAAGAGAACTTTGACATATTAATACTATACTGTATTTTTTCGTAAAAGTCAATGATTATTTAGGTAATTTTTTAACTCTGGTATAAGCCTATTGATTGGTATACCTTGGGCTATTTCGTTTACAGTCCATTCGGTGTGACATAATTTTAAAAACCATTCTTGTCTATCAGGCAAACTTGGGTCGGCAATATTCTCTATACGGTCACTGACAGGAAATGCCAAACTTGACTGGTGACAAACCACCGGTATACCGTTAATTGCCGCTTGAACAGCCGGACCACTGTTGTGATTGATTACACAGTGATAGCGGTAATCGATATCAAAGGCATCGTAGCTGCCAACAATTTTTTTAGGAGTTTCGATGACTACTCCGGGAACATTAAGCGTAAAAGGAGATCTAGGATGTGGTCGCACTACAATGGATTTATCGGTAAATTTCCTAATTTCTGTGATTTTTTGTCGGACCCACTCTGCCATTGAAGGTTGGCCTTCCCATTGAAGACTACGGTCGTGTTGACAGGCAATTAAAATTTTATTATTCCTTTCCTGTTGAAAAAATTTTAAATCTATTCCAATTGCGCTCGGCCTATTTTTGTCAAGATTTTCAGTATTTCCAAAAATTCCATGGCTATGTATGTGGTCTAAACTGACCCGCCATGTTTCGCCCCTACGTAAATTTCCAACTTCAATTATCAGCACTGGTTTTTTTAGTTTACGGCATTGATTGTATATCAGTTGGTTTCGTTGCATACGTCCGTGCCATAATACTGACCAAATGACATCAACATCTTGACCGTGATCTACCACAGAAAATCCAAGTTTTTGTATTCCCTGCTCTAATGCTGCAAATATAGGAACACTGTTTAATGCACCATTTTCTTTGTGAATTTTGAATTTCATTGTCAAATAAATATATGTGTATTTAATGAATAACTGTGATGAAATTTTCAAAACGATTAAAAAAATCTAATAAACAAGCACGTAATATCCTTGTGCTAGGCACAGCATTGGGAAATCTCGAGGATCTTCTTGACACATTTGATACAGTGTTTGTAGTTAATGAACTAGAACCCCGTATTCGAAAACGAAATGCAGTTTATAGAGAGAATTTTGATAATATTCACTTACTCACTGATATTGATTTTATAATTGTGGATTTCAATCAAGAAAAATTCATACCAGAATTAACTCAAATATGGCGTAGAACTGCTCCTACTATTATTATTCAAGGACCGGAATTAATTTCTGCAGAATGTCAAAAAATACTCAAGGCTGATCATTATGCAATCCGAGAAGTTGCTAAAGGTTATTACGTTTGGAAAAATAAAATATGACCAGTAAATTTACCATAAATAAAACACTCTAATACTGTTAGGAAACCTATGAAAAAAATTGCCTTTGTGACAGGGATGACTGGTCAAGACGGACCGTACCTTGCTAAATTACTTGTAGAAAAAGATTATAAAGTTTATGGTCTAGTTAAACGTTATTCAAATCCAAATTTAGATAATATTAAATTTTTAGGAATTGAAAACGACGTAGAATTAATTACAGGAGATATTACCGATGATGGATGTATGAATCATTTGGTAAAAAGCCTAAAACCCAATGAATTTTATAATCTCGCTGCACAAAGTTTTGTAGGAGCTAGTTGGGATCTAAATAAAATGACTACCGAAGTTAATGCTGTGGGCGTTTTAAATATTCTTAACGCAATTAAACAACATAACCCAGATACTAGATATTATCAAGCAAGCACCAGTGAAATGTTTGGTAATAGTATTGAAATTTCAGGAGGACAGCAGGACGAGCACACTCCGTTCTGGCCACGTAGTCCGTATGGTGTTGCTAAATTGTATGCATACTGGATGACTGTAAATTTCCGTGAAAGTTATAGTCTACATGCATCAAACGGAATCTTGTTTAATCATGAAAGTCCTATTAGAGGCAAAGAATTTGTCACTAGAAAAATTACAGACGGTGTTGCAAAAATTAAAATGGGACTTGCTGACAAAATCACATTGGGTAATTTAGATGCAAAACGTGATTGGGGATTTGCCGGTGACTTTGTTGAAGCCATGTGGTTAATGTTGCAACAACCTGAGCCAGGCGATTATGTGATTGCCACTGGAGTACAATATACCATTGGTGATTTACTAGAACGTGCATTTAAATATGCCGGCATTGACAATTGGCAAAAATATATTGAAACTAATCCTGCATTTGTGCGGCCTGCAGAATTGCACAGCCTTTGCGGCAATCCTACAAAAGCAGAAACTGTACTAGGATGGAAACGTAAAACTGATTTTGACGGTCTTGTTAAAATGATGGTTGAAGCAGATATTAATCGATATAGTAAGACACACGGTATCGATTGGACACTACAAACAAAATGAAAAAGAATTAATTCTTTAATATAGTTTGAAAGTATTAGAAATGAAGAGTTATATTATTTGTTTAAGTCAAATAGAGTCTAGTTTTTCAAGTGCTGTGAAGTTAAAAAAATCGTTAGATATGTTTAATATGGAATCTGAATTATTTGAAGGAACATACGGAAACGATGCTCGTAAACAATATATCGAAGAACATAGATTGCGGCACCCCTGGGGCTTTAAAGGTCCTACTATGCCGTATTCTGAAAGTTTTCGAAATGAAATTCCGCCGGCGGGAGAAATTGGATGTTTCTACAGTCATTACAGGCTATGGCAAATGTGCGTAGAAATCAACAAATCTATTATAATATTTGAAGACGATGTTGTAGTAGTGCGTCCTTATATTCCTGTTAATTGGGACGATATTTTAAGTTTAGCATTTAGCCATCCAAACAAAATGATAAGATATCGTCATTACTTAGACACTCCAACTGGATTGCCGGAGGCTGTACATTACAGATCGTCAAGTATGCCTGGAAACGGAGGGTATGCAATACATCCGCATGCCGCAAAAAAATTAGTTGAAACTTATGCCAATACATATTTGCCTGCAGATAATGCAATCAATCAATATATAGTTAAAATACAGATACATAATTATATGATGGGGGCTGCTACTAATGAGCACGAAGGAAATATTAGTTTGATTAACACACAAGTTTGGGATTAATTATATGAAAAAAGCAGTAGTTACCACATTTCATAAGGCCGGTTATGAACAATACGGCCGAAGAATGATTGAAACTTTTTTGCAAAACTGGCCGAAGGACATAACCTTGCATGTCTATGCTGAAGACTGCAATATAACTGAACAGGCCGACAATCTTGTGATCCACGATCTACATGCCTCTGTTCCAGAATTAGTTGCCTTTAAAACTCGTTGGAAAAACGATCCCAAAGCTAGAGGCGAAATGCCCCAGGGTCCAGTAGATCGAAAAGGCAAGCAATTGGGTATTGGCTTTCGATGGGATGCTATTCGATTTAGTCATAAAGTATATTCAGTATGCCACGCTGCTGCCAATTGCAATGCTGATATATTATTATGGATGGATGCTGATATGGTCTGTCATACACCTATACCACATCATTTCATTGATAAAATGATAGACGGATACGGACTTGGATTTTTAGGCAGACCTAATAAGTTTACAGAATGTGGATTATACTCTATGGACCTGCGTGATGCTGCTACGCAAGTTTTTATAAAAGAATTTCAAGCAGTATACGACAGCGGCTCATTGTTTAATATGAAAGAATATAACGATTGTTGGGCGTTTGACGAGGTTAGAAAATCTGTAATTAAAAGACATACTGCATGGAAATGGAATGATTGGTGCAACGGATTGATCAAAGGAGAAGGACATCCCTTGATTAATAGTGCATGGGGTGCCTATCTAGATCACCTTAAAGGCGATAGAAAAAATTACGGTAAAAGTCGTAAAACTGATTTAATCGTAAGACGTGCAGAAAGCTATTGGAGATAATAATGCGAACAATAGCAGCAGTGACAACCATGAATCAAGCATATTATGACACTATAGGTCATCGATTAATTGATACATTTATAAAGTATTGGCCAAAAGATGTTAATCTATATGTGTTTACAGAAAACTTTACATTGCCAGTTTCAGCACCTAATATAATTGTTAAAGATTTATTCGCAGAATGTAATCCCGGATTAGAAAATTTTTTAACTTGGCGAGGAAAACATTTTACTAGAAAGTTTGCCTATAAAGCATACTGCTGGATAAATGCTTGTAAAATTCTTCAAGAAGATGTATTGATGTACCTAGACGCTGATACAGAAACTAAAAAAGAAGTCTCACTTAAATGGTTGCTTTCAGTTTTACCAAAAGATCAATTACTGGCCTACATGCATGCCATTGCAGAAATCACTGACGAGGGTAAACTTGTTGAAGTTGATAATGCTGAAACTTGTATATATTGGTTTAATAAAAAACATCCGTTTGCTAAACAATTTATGGATGATTACGAACACATATATGAATCTAGAGAAATTGACAACAACAAAATTTATATAAAACCGCACGATACATGGGTCATTGCCGAGTGTGTAAGACGTGCTGAAAAAAATAATGTAGGAATACTCAATTTACATCCAGCTAAAGACAGACGAACACCTTTAAAGAAAACTATTTTGCACGAATACTTTTCTCACTACAAAGGTAAAAGTAAATTTTCAGTTGACGATTAAACAAACCGGCGCATGTGTGCCCAGCACTCGCCGTTTTCTATTTCGTTAAAATTCCAATGAAACATTGCCAATCGATTAATCCACTGTTGTCTTTCAAATAGCGCAGGCTTTTCTATTTCTGCTAGAGATTTGTTAGCTATCTCTGAACATTGACTCCTTATTGGATCTGTTACAAAAATAGGATATCCCTCAATTGCTGCACCAACAGTTGGACTTGAATTATAATTAACTACTGCCCAACAATTTCTTAGATCGTCAACTAATGTTGTTCCGGGTTTAGATAATCTAATGCCCTTAAGAATACCTAACTTTTTCATTAAATTTTTAGGACTAAGATAATCGGAAGACCCTTTGTCTCCGGGATGTGCTCGAATAACAATATCTCTATCCGTATATTTTTTTATTTCTTTTATAGTTGAAGCAGTCCATTCTACAACATCATATCCGCCCATACTCCAACCGCCATTTCTTTGCAAACATAGCAGTATATGATTTCCGTTTTTTCTATAATCTTTTAAAGTTAAATTTAAATTTTTAGACAATTTAATCCAACGGTTAGGATCTATATCAGTATCGCAATATGTTCCAGTGTTAGGAAAAATTCCATCAAAACTATAACGTAGATAGTGTCCAGGATTGGCTGAATTATTATATAAAAACAAATTACTGTCTGCTAACAATACTCTCTTTTTAAGTTTTAGTTGAGTGTCTATTATTTGTTTTCTAAATAGAAGATGAGGGCTTTGTTTCGATCCTTCATGTACCCATCCTATACTCATAGCAACGTCGGCATCAATTAAGTTACGACCATTGTGATTAATAGCAATATCCCCTGACGCTGTCACTCCTTTACTAAATCTAGTTAAGATTTCTCCTTTCTCAACATTTTTGTTATTAGGTGGTAGGCAATCTAGATAAGAAACAAATTTCATTTTTTACTCTTCTTAATTTTAGCATTAGTTAAATTTTTATTAATAATGCCAATATGATGTGTAAAAAATTCTCCTAGCGGACTATATTGAATACTAAATTCGTTTGCACGATGAGATTCTTCAGCGAGCGGCCATTGTACGTGGGCCTTGCAATAGGATCTTCCTGGATATTTTTCCATTAATGATTCAAGCATGTGATTGTCATATGGTTGACGTAATTTGTGTATTTCTCCGTTATACCAACCTTTAGAATATTCACTTATAAATGTTTGACAAAGTTCATGTTTGGTATTAAATGCAACTATGCCAGTTTCTAAATCTAGTGGGTTTCCGGGAACCAGTGTTGCCCAAATTTTATCTCGAGGATGTAATAGCTCAAGGGCTTTAGATTTAGAAAGATGACAATTGATAGAAATGTCAGTGTCTAACCATACAACTAGCCCTTTAAACCTACGTGCCGCCCATACTTGTGTACGACTCTTTTTCCAAAATCTATCAGCCTTAGTCCCGCCTAATCCTTCAGTTAACCAAGGATCGTTGGATGGGGCAACATCTTTCCAAAAATTGTAAACAGTGCCAAACCCTAAGTCAATTGGTTTATCATCCCAAACAAATACAACATCGCCTGGTAAATTTTTCCAAGAAGGTAGTGTAATGTTTCCTATATAGTTAAAGTAATCTCTAGACAAAGAGGTTACAAAAGTAATAGCAGATCTAGATTTAAGGTCTTGATTTACACTAATTTCTTTTGCATACTCTATGAGATAATCATACCAAACATCTCTGTATTCACAATTCTTATAATTTTCAAACCACGGACCGCCTTCAGTCCAATGATATGCAAAAGGCTTTCCGTCTTTAGATTCTTTATTCCAACCAACTAAGAAATTGTATCGTACATCCAATGATCCAATTTCATCATCCCTAAGCCATTGGAATCTATGAAGGTATGCACCAGATTCACGATTAACAATGTCTGCGGTAAGATTTAAATTTGACGCATGGCCACAGTTCCATAATATCATTGAACTCCAATTTTTTCTAGGATATTGAGATTGTTTCTGTCCGTCCATTTTTGTATGTGTTGACGGAGTGTGATCATGTTTAACTACCATAACTGCTTTTGTAGGATCTGCTTGTTTAAAAATTTCTTGAATATCCCCATCCCATACAAAATCGCAATCACAAAATAATGCCCAACCATTATAATTTTGTAATACAGGAACTAAAAATCTAGTAAATGTAAAATCAGTAGAACTTAATGGATCTGCATCTCTTGTATAATATCCCTGTGAGCGTAACATATCTTGCCGTAAAGGTTTAACTTCAGCTTCTGGTGAATGTTTGTATATAGAATATTCACAAACTCTATAGGCAATATCTTCTCTAGCATCATAGCCTATGTATACCGGTAAAATATTACTTTCCATTTAAACTTCTCCATGCTGTTCCATCTTTTAATTCTGATATATGAAATTGTCCATATGCTAGGTGTGAAGCCCAGGCTCGTACTAACCCTTCGTCGGGATATGCCGGAGTTTCTATCATACTTAAATCTTGTAGTGATACTGGCTTGGCAGCATGTGTTGGCGATAGCGTAAATGCAGGATACCCATACAATATTGCTTCAGTAGCAGCATTACTATTAAATGTTACTAGTGCATGTACATCATCGTCTAGAGCTTCTTTTAGTGTGTTAGTTATTACTCTATCCTGTCGACTCTTGACTCTATCTCGAATTTCAATTGGTCTATCTGTATATTTTTTAATGGTGTTTACTGTTTCTTCAACCCACTGATCTAGATCTAGATCGTAAAATTTCATTGGTTTTTCATCAGGTTTAGCAATTAAAATTTTACGGCCACCTTTTTTCCATTTATGAATAGGAATACGCAACTTATCAAATCTATCCGACGATCTAGGGATAATTTTATCGTGTTGTAAATCATTTTTAACAATTCTGTGATAATATTTCCATCCCATGGGATTTAGTGGACCTTGCTGATTTCCTAAATAACCAGTGTCCATGAAATAAAAATCTCTGCCGCCTAACCAGCATTTTTGTATTATTTTCTTTTTAAGAATACCTCTCAACACAATAGGATCATCTGTTTCTGAATATTTAAAATCGTCAGTGTTAACTACTCGGCCACCTGAGCCTATAGCAAACATGTTAATATATTCGTCTTTGCCTTCTTTGCTTAAAAATATCCAGTTGTTCATAAACGTTCTATGTCCTCTTCGATACATAATTGTCCGTACTGTATTTCTACGATCTTACAGGGAACATCAAACGGATTAGTTAATTGATGCCAGTCGGTTAATGGAATTTTAAACTCTTGATGTCGTTCTAATTCTTTTGAAGGTAGTTTATATCCATTAGGCATCATGCTATTAACTACACATTGACCTTCACTAACTATCCAGTATTCTGCACGTAATTGATGTCGTTGCATACTAAGACTTTTACCTGGATCAACAGTTAGCTCTTTAACTTTCATTCCATCTACTTCATGCAGTACACGATAATAACCCCACGGGCGTTCAGTCTTAGGAGCTTTCCATTCTTGTAGAATCCACGAACTAGAATTCATTTTATGTTCGCCGCCTACGCCAAATACAAATTCTAAATGAAGCATTTCCTCAAGTAGATCCATTTCTGGGATATTTTCTTTTGTTCTATCGCCGCCGTTGGCAAAGATTATTCGAGCACTTGGGTCTATTGCTCTAACTTTTCTAATAGCATCTTTGGCACTTCCGTCTGCATCGTCAAAATTGATAACTCGATCTACGTCTTTAATAGCATTTAGTATGTTGGCACGTTCTTCCCAAGGCATAAACTCTTGCCCTTTCTTACGGCGTAGCCAGGCGTCGGAGTTTGCACCCACGATTAATACATCACCTAGCTTTTTGGCCTCTTTAATATAGTTGATATGTCCGGAGTGAATTGGATCAAATCCACCTGTTGCAATTACAATTGTTTTCATATTTTTTGTCCAACAAATACATGATCATTCCATTTTCTAGAAGCCTTATCGTACGCAATGTCAATCCAGTCTGCAACTATTTTTAAGTTTGTTTCTTCAGCAATTGCTTTAAATCCGTCGTCCATGAATCTCCAACAATCAATAACATCATGTCTTGGTCCTGTACTAGGGGCTATACAAATTATAAATCCAGATGATTTTACAACTCGTTTCATCTCGTGCATTAATCTAAATGGATTTTTTACATGTTCTAATGTTTGACCGCTAACAACTATGTCATAAAAATTATCATCAGCTGGTATAGAATACGGTTCAGGCATAACGTGAGTAACGTTTTCGCCAGCTACTATATCAGCAATATGATAGGTTGTAGAAATATCTTTAAAAATATGATAATATGATCGATCCCCTCCTAACCCACGGCCGCCAACATCTAACACAGTTAAATTATTATTTAAATTTAAAAGTGCTACTGCCTTTTTCATATTATCAATTGACGAAGGATGCATATTATACCAACTCTTTTTTTATTTGTTCAAATGAAACTAATGGCAATTTATTCCAATTATTAAAATAAAATTCCCAAGTACTTCCAACTTCTATTTTATTTTTTGTTGTAGGAGTTTTAAACACTATACCGCAACCGTTGTCGATCAATACTAATTTAAATTCAATATCTTCTCTATTAGCAAGGTCAAACGCTAGTCGCCAAACATCACCCAACCATATTTGTTTTTTTAAAGGAATTGGAATAACTGCTTCTTCTTCGCTTATTGGCAGCATATCATGTAAAATAATAATTCCACCCGGATTTAAACATTCTAGCGCATTATTTAGATCGTTACTAACTTGTTCATAATAATGTAATCCGTCAATAAACACAACATCGAATGTTTCTGTGTTTTGTTTAAAAAACTCATCGCTGTACATTCGATGTGTGCCACCTCTTACAGGATCTACACCCACTTTATGTTCACATGCAACATTATTAAAAACTTTATTTTTATCGCAACCTATTTCTAAATATTTTTTAGATTTAGTTTTTTTAATTGCTAGGTCAATCAGATCAATTCTCGATTCTTTAGTAAATGGTATTTTTAACATTTGGTCCTCATATATTTCTTTTTTTATTTATTTAGATAATATGCCCACTAAATATAAATTAAATAAGGACAGTTATGAAAATTGGTATTTTTGGATTAGGATATGTAGGATCAGCAGTTGCATGGACACACAGACACCACAAAGTTGTTGCTCGTGATCCAAAATTAGGAGACAACTCTGCTTCTTTAGAAGAAATTAAAACTTGCGATGCAGTTTATATCTGTGTTCCTACTCCTATGTTAGAAGACGGCCATTGTGATGACAGTTTTGTAAAATCTGTACTAGCAGAATTAATAGATTACAATAATATTATTATTTGTAAAAGTACAGTACCGCCGGGCGTTTATGCGTATCTTGAAAGTAAATATCCTAACATTGTTCATGCTCCTGAATTTTTAACAGCGGCAAATGCTACGGCCGATTACGAATCAGCAACGTGGGTGTTAGTAGGTGGTAAAGACAAAAATGTAGAACAAGCAATAAAAATAATTTCTACTAGTACTGTTGCTGCAACACATTATCATAGAACTAATATTACAACAGCATCGATGTTCAAATATTTGGCCAATTCTTTTATGGCTACAAAAGTAACATTTATGAACGAGTTCTATCAGTTAGCGAAACACTTTAATGTTAATTGGGAAGACATTAAAGAAATAGCTAAAAATGACACTAGACTAGGACACACGCATTGGGATGTTCCAGGGCCCGACGGCAAGTTTGGATTCGGTGGCGCATGTTTTCCAAAAGATGTTGCAGCCATTTGCGAACAAGCCATTGACGCTGGCATGAGTTTGGAATTGTTAGAGCGTGTTGAAACTATTAACAAACGACATAGGTCACTTTAACAGTTCTCTTTTAACATATTCTTCAATATTTTTAGTTGGCGCCCATCCTAGCACTTTTTTAATTTTAGTATTGTCGGCTAGAGTAATATATGCCTCACCTAGTCTAGGCTCGATCATGGTTGTTTGGTCAGAAATCATTGCCGCAAGTTCTAATACAGAATGATTAGTGCCAGTTCCTACATTAAATATCTCTCCGTAATGATTGTGTTCAACAGTCATTGCTAGAATGTTTGCATTTACTACATCGTCTACATGAGTAAAATCTCTACGTTGTGTTCCGTCAGGAACAACAGTTAACACTTCGCTAGCTCTAAATTGTCGCAAAAATAATCCGACTACCGGTGCATATGGTCCTTTAATAGGCTCTCTAGGACCGTAAACATTAAAATATCTAAAAGTTACAGTTTTAACTCCAAATAATTTGGTGTACATAGCACAGATTTTTTCACCTGATACTTTAGAAACAGAATAGGGATTTAAACAATCATCTGGCATTGTTTCGTTTAATGGCGGCTTGTTTGCTAAACCGTATGCCGACGAGGTTGAAGAATACATTACTTTTTTTACATTATTTTCTCTCGAACACTGTAATACTGTAGTTGTTCCTACTACATTAGTTCTAACAGCTCCTAAAGGATTTAAAATTGTAGGTTGTATCCTTGATTCAGCAGCACAATGAAATACGTAGTCAACATTCCTATATAAATCTTTAGTTAATCCATAATCAGCAATATCATATTTGTAATATAGCGCATTGCTATTATGATAGAAATGTTCGTGAACTCCTGAACTTTCGTTATCTATTACAATAACTTCGTGCCCTAATGTAATCAATTTATCTACAATGTGTGATCCTATAAATCCTGCGCCACCGGTTACTAAAGATTTCATTATTCGTCCTTTAAATTATACAAGTATTTATTTAGATGATAAGTACTAGGTTATGAGAATTCTATGAAAAAATTAATATTTCAAATTAATGTTCCAAATTATATAAAAACAGACATTGTTACTACCTACACGTTTCACTCGGAAATGTATCATGTTAGTGAAACAAAAGCAAGAGAATATGCTAAAAAATGTGGCGCCGATTACTACTTGTTAACTAATCCGTCTGATTATGCGCCGGCAACAAATAGACATTTAGATTATCAAAAATTAAAAGCGTTTGATTTTGTTAATTATGATTCTATAATTTATTTTGATTCTGATTATATCATTAAAAATAATGCGCCAAATTTATTTGACCTCTGTGGTAATAAATTTCATGCTGTGCCTGATCAAGGAAAATCTGTAGAAAATTTAGCATTAACACTGTCTATGCCTCGTGAGAGATATTTCAATGCAGGGTTTATGTACTTGACAAAAGATATATTAAATGCTACACGGAACCAAATATCTAAATATTTAGAGGTAGAATACGAACTGCACGGCCAAGGATTGTTAAATAAAATGTTTTTTGATAATAACATTCAATTTACTCCGTTAGATTTTAGAGAATGGAATCCAGTAAAACGCACTTTTGGTCTTTACGCAGATCACTACGCTGGAAAACGTAAAGAGAGGTGGGGGCAAGCAAACTATGATAATTAATGCTCAGCCAAAGGCGTTTGTTATAACAATCCCCAATCATCCTCATAGTCAACATCTAAGTGATCAATGTATTGAATCGGGCACATTATTTGGTTGGAGTCTTAAAAAATTTGATGCTATCAATGGCTATAATTTATCAATAAACGATTGGGATTACTATAATATACGATTACCAGAAAACATCAAAGGCGAGAGATCAAAATTTTTAAAAAGAAAAGGAGTTCAAGGATGTTTTTTAAGTCATTACTTATTATGGAAAACATCTATCGATATAAATGAACCGATTATTGTCTTAGAACACGATGCAATTATTACTGATTTTTGGAAACCAATAGAAGTATCTACTGATGTTCTAAAATTGTTTAGTATATCATATTCAAGTGTCAAAGACGACATGTTTACCGGAACATGGCAAGTAGGTGCTCAAGCATATATTATTACTCCTAATGGAGCTGCTAAACTAATAACATGGATAGATGAAAATTTTGCATATCATGCAGATACATTATTAGGAAATAAAATTATAACATGGCAAAATTATAATAGAGATTTAATAGTATTGAATAATAATAATATATCTACTACCAACTTTAAAAGAAAAAAATAATTTTTAAAGAGATGCGTCTTCTAATCCAGCTGTTCTAAGTTTAACAATGTTTGATAATTGCCATTGTTTAATGTCTAATGCTTTGATAATGCCTAACCACTTGTTGCGTAGAAGAGCAAAGTCATTGATAATTTTTTCAAAGTCTACCACGTCAGCTTCGCCTTCTACAAACTTTTCACAGTCTCTAGAGCTTAACTGACGTTGGTAGTTTTCAAGATATTTACGGAAGTGTTGACTACGAAGTCTACGAAGTTCAATATTAAGATATTCTAAAATACCTTCAATTTCTTGAAGTTGGTTAAATCGATTCTCTACAATGCCGGGCATTTGCGCAGAGGCCTTCTCGATGTTTCCCGCTACGCGGACATCTTGTTTTGCTTGAATTAATTCAGCTTCATAATAAGCCACAGCATCAGGAATGTTTGAAATATCCTTAGAGACTCGATCATACCAATTCATTTATTCCTCATCTTCGTCGTAGTAATCTTCTTCTACGTCGTCTTCAACTTCTTCACCATCAATACTGTACTCGATCGCAGTATCTAAATATGGGTCAACTCCTAAAAGGCTTTCAAGAGTAGATTCTTTGATACCATAATCCAATAGTGTATTAACAAAGTCGGCAGCTAAGTCTTTTCTGTGTTTCTCTGGAATATGTTCAATAACCAATGTCCAGATATCAGCAATTAAATCGTCTTTCATTCGTTGACCTCCAAGTCTGATTCAACTGTAGTAGTTATCTCAGAAGTGGAAATTTCACCGTGTTTTGAAATGTCTGCCATTGCAATATCCAATCCATCTTTCTCATTCTTTTCCCATGCCTTGCGGAATTGTTTGATGATTTCGCCGTCCTTGGTAGTGTAGACAAGACTGTTTCCTTCTTTCTTAAGCAGACCTTTAGCTTCAAACAGATCGACTAATCCACTATAAGGACTCATACCTGTTTCGTAAGGAATCTCCACCTGTACACTTTCAAACGGCTTTGCATAACGAGTCTTCATGATCTTACAGGCAGCACGAATGCCTTGTACTGTAGTGGTCTTGTTGCCGTCTGCATCAAGTTTCAGTTTTAATTTACGCATAGCAACCACAATGGAACTTGCGTAGATGAAACCTTGTCCGCCACTGATCTTGTCATCGGGATCAAACATATCCTGACTAGCGTATGTGTGATTGGTACATACCATACCAATATTATAAGCGCCAAACATATTAACACAATTACGAACAAGTGCTGTTAATGCTTTAGGCTTACGACCCATGTCACCTTTCAAGTCACCTGCTTGGAACTGATTAATGTCAGTTGGCGTTAACAACATACCCAACGAATCAATAATGAATAGTACCTTAGGACGATCTGCCTCATCCATAGTTTTGTATTCTGCAATAAATTCTGTAATAGTTTTTGCCACGTCGTCAATCATGGCCATGTTAAGTTTCAACAACTTTTCTGGACTTGTATCTACACCAAGTGCGTGTAGCCATGCTTCGTCGAGTGCGTTTTCAGTATCAATCAAAATAGGATAGATACCAGCTTGCTGTGCGTTCTTTACTAGGTTGCCTGAACAGATAAACGATTTACCTGCACCTGATTCACCAGCAAATACAGTGACCTTGCCCAGAGGAATACCTCTATTAAAGTCTCCGCTGATAAGATAGTTTAATGCGTAGTTGTTTGTACTAACCCAATCAGTTGGGTCGTTAAAGCCAATACTAAGTCCATCGATACTCTTAGTTATTGACTTTCTAAATTTAGAAATATCAAATGCTTTTGCCATATTATTATGCCTTATTGAAAAAAGAGTGCGAGATTGACCCGCACTCTATGTTTAGCTAAATTACTTCTGACGGTTGCGAATCATGGCAAGGATGTCTTGCGCACGACTTGCACCTTCAGTTGAAGCTGCTGGCGCCGCTGCCGTAGGCTTGGCTACCGGAGCAGGCTCCTCATCAAAATCTTCACTGGCTTTAGCAGCCGGTGTTGATGTATTAGCTGTTGCACGATGTGGATCACCTGTTGCGGCTCCCATACCTGCTGGCTTAAAATATTGACCCCAACGATCCATGTCATATGCTTCACCGTCAACTGACGCTTCAAACATTTCTTTCATGACCTTGAGTTCAACGTCAGTTGGCTTCTTGGGCAAGAAGTCTGACAGATTGTGCAGTTGATGTGCCTCTAATGCTGCCGCTTCAACTTCGGTCAATGAACGCTCACGACGGCTCCACTTTGATGTAGAATAATCAGCAAAGCCACCTTTCGATGTCTTGGCAATACGGAAGTCTACACCCTTGAGGTAGTCAGTTGGCAATTCTTCCAACTCTGGATCCATCAAAGCTGAACGAATGATTTGATAAATCTGTGGACCGATAATGAATCGACGGATTGGATTTTCTGGTTTCTTATCTTCACCGATTGGATCTTCAACAACGAAGCCTTGGAAAATGTATGAACGCTTCTTCCAGTACTTGCGACCCATTTCTTCCAAACTCTTATCCTTGAACCAGCCACGTACTTCTGAAAGGATAGGACAAACTGAACCGTCGTTGTACATTTCCACGCAAGGTACTTGTACCTGCACTGGACGACTGTCTGTTTCACCTTTGATGCCTGCGAACGGCAATTTGATCATTGCACGTTCTACCCAGAAAAACGTATTGGCTGAGTTGCCATCGGGTAGCAAACGGATAACCGCTTCCTTGCCTTCTTGCATGTTCCAATGTGGGTAAATTGCGTTGTCTCCACCGCCGGTGGATTGTCCTGTGGACTTTGATTGTGCTTCTTGAAGTTTCGCACGGATTTCTGCTAATGTAGCCATTTTATATGCCTCCTATGTTATGCCTAAAATGTTTATATGCCTTATGCACATGTATTATTATGCGCTTTTTATTTATCAAGGTCAATGATTATCTGCTATTTTTTTAATATTATTTTGCCAAAAGAAAAAAGTGGGTCATGCCCACTTTTCTCTATATGCTGCCATTGCTCTTTGTCTAGCTAGCCACAATCTAAATTTTACATAATCTGATAAATCATCGTCTTCAACAAGTTTACCAAATGTATGTGATCTTAGATTGCGTCCAAATGTAATTTCATCATCAACGACAAAACTATCACTGTCTTCTAGATCTCGATTACTTAGCGGCTGGCTTTGCGTCTGCTTTAGGTGCGTCTTTCTTAGCAGGCTCACTTTTGGCAGGCTTTTTCTCGTCCTTTTTGGCTTCTGCCTTAGCTGGTGCAGTAGCACTTGCTGCTGGTGCTGCTGGCTTAACTTCTTCTTTCTTAGCAGCAGGTGCCTGGGCAAATGCTGATACTGCAAACAATGATGCTACTACGATTGCGATTGCTGATTTCATTTTAAAGTTTCCTTTATGTTATACGCAAAGAATTGTCCCTGCGTATATATATAACGCTGTAGCCTACAATTCCGTTGACAACTGATTTAGCCAAAAGAAAGGGCACCTAAGTGCCCAATCTAATAGAGTTAACTAGACTCTAACTGCTACGAACAATCTTAATAGCCTGCAAGTTCCCTAATACGAGCCAATTCTGCAATCTGTGGATCTTGTTGTTGTGGTGCCATTCTTTCTACCATTTTGCGAGCAATCATTTCTGCCTGTTCACCAAACTTCTTGCCTACCATAATAGAAACGCCTTCTGGACCTTTAGGGAATGTTCCTGATTCACGATCATAAAAACTGTGAATAAATTCTGCAAGTTCTTGTACATTCATTGCCTTCTTTATACCTTGCTGTGCTAGATGTTTAGCCTTAGAATACTCTTGACCATGCTTACCAGGTGTCACTGGCTTGCTTGGTGTTGGATCCGGATCAAATGGGGGATCATCATCTTTTTCACCGGGTTCATTATCAGCTTCGCCCATTCCTAATTCTTGTTTTCTACGTGCTAGGCCTGCTGAGCTTGTTGGAGATTTAGTTTTTTCATCTTCTAGATCCTTTAGAGTCATTGGATCTTCGCCTTTTTGTTTACGTAGATATGCTGGAACATCACTTTTGTTAGGACCGTCTGCTGCTTCTTGAGGTAATTCCTCGCCTTCTGGCGGTTGTTCACCGGCCGGCTCTTCTTCTTGGAAGTCGCCAAAGTCTAGGCCTTCAAGTGCCTCTGGCACATTAGATTCTAACCAATCTTTGACTAGTCCTCTAACATCTGCATCTGGATCCAATTTTGCTGCTTCTTTAATCTCTTTGAATAGTGTAGGATCTTCAATGATGCCTTTTAGACTTTCAATGGCATTACTACCGTCGACTCCAACGGAAAATGCTTGTCCTACTAGTTCTTGTAATTCTTGTTTTGCTGTCTGTTGTTCTTCTGGATCTTGACTAGCAATAGCAGAATCTTCGCCTAACCCCATAACCCAAGATTCAAAACGATCAAACTCTGAATGTTCTTCGAGTTCTAATTGTTCGTCGGTTCCTTGTGTTGCAGTTGTCATTGCGACTATGTCGTCATAGCCTATGTCGCTTTCTTTCATTAGTCTATACAAGACTGGGAACACATTTTTAATATCTTCTTTGAAGTTTCTAACTGTGAATTTTTCTGTAAACTCTTCTACAAATTCTTGTGGAACTTCTTCTTGTGGCTGTGCCTGGAATGATTCACGATATTGTTCGTAATGACTTTGCTTGCTCATTGCCTTGATTTGTTCACGCAATTTGTTTAATTGCTCTGCTGATCTTTCTACAACATTATTAGTTTCTGAATTCATTAAGTCATTACGCACAACATAATTGCCAAAGCTCTTTAGTTGAGCAATTTCTTCACTCATGTTGATAATACTTTTGCCAAGATCGTCGTAAGGAACACCACCGTTGGCCACATGTCTCTGCATTGCACGAGCGCCTGCTAGGTGAATGAACGGATACTTAAAACGTTCACCGTCTTGATTTTCCACAAACAGTCCAGAAATGTTTCTGCTTCTAGCACCGGGTGCTGCATCATCCATAACTGCTTGACTGTGTTTGATAATTAGACGTGTATCCATTAACTTTTGATAACTAACGGTCTTTGATCCGTATAGTGCGCTTTCACTCATAATGCTTTCTCCAACAGGTTTAACCACTGTGTTTGGTTGTTCTTTAGGTTGATTGTTTTGACTTAGAAATTCATAATCTCGTTGATCTAGATTATCTTTAGCAATATCTCTAGTGTCAAACGCCATTAGTCTACGCTTGGCAAACTGTCTTAACTCTTTTAAAAATCCGTACCAATTTGTTTTTTGATTGCCGTCCATTGACTCTGTAATTCCTGTAGAGAAATATACCTTCAGTGAACTTTGTTCTGCTAGGCTAATACTAACATGTCCAATGGCTGTTTCACCTTCCATATAATCAAAATCAAAGAAGCGAGCATCCTCGGGATTGATAGTGATAGCGCCGCTACTATCGCCTAATTTTAGGCCTTTGAAGCGGCTTCTAATTTTATAGAATAAATCGGTGGCTATATTGTTTGTTGCGTCCATAGTTATATTTATCAAAAACCACTAGACACAAATATCGGCATTGGCATTTGATCTTCGGTTATTTTTTCTGTCATTTTTTCGTAGATCTTGGGATCCCAGTCTGATAATATGCCAGCCATTCTTATGATTAGTAGCATAGCACTTACTAGGTCGTCGTGTTCGCCTGTTTTTGCGCCAAATCCTACTCCGTGTGCTACGAACGTCTTTAATTCAGAAATTAAGGGTTTACTAGAAATTTTCATTTTTCCTGTTTCTAACATGTGTTTAACCTGGCTACAAGCAGTGATTTTTGACTTGTGAGTAGTATTAAATCCTTTTCTGAATTTGCGTACATGACCCTTACGAATCGGCTCAGAAAGGAATAAACCTGGAAAATTCTCTTCACCTATGTTATTGATCACAATTAGAGCAGCTTCACCTAGAGTGTTATTTTCCACCGAATAGTATAGTTGAGGAGCACTGCCTTTTTCCATACCACGGTCTTGAATGTACTTGCATATTTCTCGTAGATGTTTAACCTGTGCTTGTATAGGAGTTAGATTATGTCGCCACTCTGCTACCTGTTCCATACTAGGCATTTCAAATACTTGAATAGCACCATAGTCTCCACCTGTGCCTAAGCTAGGATCTAACGACACTAGGTATGTTGCCCTAGGATCAATGTCTTTGTACCAGCGGGTTTGACCCATGGTCATTATAGGATCAATACCTTTCATTTCTGCAAGACGTACTGCGTTGATTAGCGTTTCGTCAAAAATCAAGAACTCGCAATCAAACTCACGGCGGAAACGTTCTTCACCAATCTTACTACGCTCAGTTTGTGCCCATTTGTCATCGCGGTCTGGATGCTCTGCCCAATGTGCAAAGAACGAAGCAAATCCGTTTTGACCTAATTTTTGTTCGTTGCCAAACTCATCAAACTTCTTATTAGCTTCTGTCCAAATAAGCGCAAACTGATCTTCATCACTGTTTGGGGTTGATGTAATAATACACTTACCACCTGTTGATAATGTAGGTGATAGTGCAGTCCAGAACTCTTTGGCTTTTTCTGGTGGTTGCACAAACGCAAACTCGTCACAATAAATTAACGAAAGAGATTTACCACGACCTGTATTTTCTGTAGTAGTTGTTGCCTGTATACGTGCGCCATTATCATATTCAATGGTGTTTCTATTATAACTGTGTACCCCAGCACGAATAAAGTCGGGCAAGTTTTCATAACCATATCGATAGCGGTTCATAATATCTTGCGCACCTTCATACTTGTGAGCAGCAATTAACACCTGTGCTTCTGGAATAAACATTGTATACCATAATAGATAACCAGTAGCACACGTGGTCTTGCCCATCTGTCTAGGCAACATGGCAATACACTGTTTATTATTGTGATAAGATTCAATTAGACGTTCTTGATATTCATAGGGCTCAAAGGGAATTGAACCTCGAACAGGATGTTGAATTTTTAAAAAGTTTTTACAAAAATACAATGGACCAGTTATAGGATCCATGCAGGCTTCAAGATGCTTGACTTCCTCTAGGGTATACCTTTGAGGAGCATGAGCTTTCTTAATTAATACGCCATCTAATGATTTTGACATAGTGTTATTTACATAAAAAAAGCACCCCGAAGGATGCTTTTTGGTATTGCTGTAAACTAATTATTTTTTCAAACGGCCGTCTTTTTCAGCAGACTTCAACATGGCTGCACGATCTGCATAGCTACCACGCTTGACATCTTTGGCAGCATCTTTTTCACCTTGTGTAGGATTCTTAACATGCTTTAAAGGGTCAAACTTAGCTTCTGCTAAACGAGCACGTAGTTCTTCTTTGATACTAGCACGTAGTTCTTCTTTGCTTTCGTAAGCGCCAGCAGCCATAGGATTGTCGCCACGATATGGTTTACCGCTAAAACTTTTCTTTGGCTTGTTTAAGTCGTCGCCGTCTGGAATAGCAGCATCCATGCCGCGATATTCTTGATCTGGTGCGTCAGTAGGAGCATTACCAAATGCTTCTTCCTTGTCTTTCTTGCCATCTTTTTCGTCGTCTTTTTCCATGTCGTGATCGTCCATGTCATGATCGCCGTCGCCGTCACGATCGCCCATAGACTTTTGAATAGAGTCAATGCCTTTATCGTCACGGTCTAGATCACCCATTGGAGGCATATTGTCTGCATCCATGTCACTAGGACCACCCATGTTATCTGCATCAGGTTCACTGTGAGGTTCTTTTTTGTCTAAGTCAGGCAACATTTTTAATGGACCTGAATCTAGATTGCCTAGATCACCTATACCTGGCATTGGTGGTTTGATACTCATAATACTAGGTTCTGCACTAATTGGAGGCATCGCCATTGGTGCTGGTTGATTAATCATGTCTGGATTGACTTTGGTCATCAACTTCATTAATTCAGCAATGTTGTCCATGCCCTGTGCATTGAGGTTCACGCTCATGCTTGGAGGCGGCTCATCTGGTTTAGAAGGAATAGTTGGAGCAGGCATTCCCATAGGATCTCCGCAAGCTTCTACTGCTGGTTGGTCAAGCTCGCGCATTCTTTGCATTAATTCATTGAAATTCATATTAACTCCCTAAGGCGCTTTTTACGCCTGTCTTATCAGTTTTGGCCTTAGGCAGTTTATACTCTGACTGACCGTTGTCTTTCTTTTGTTGTTTAGCAACTTTGCTTAAATCTTTTAAGAAGCTCTTGTTAAAGTCATCTCCAAAGAAATCTTTGTGTTTGACATTAGCGGCTTCCTTATACTGACTGTCTGTTAATAACCCGTCAGCGTTTAAAATTTCTGTTTCACCTTGATCAGTTTCGGAAGATTCGTTGCTGCCTCTTACTCTAAAACAAGTTTCATCTAAGCCCATGCTCTTGATATCACTACTGATTTCAGGACCTGTAATTGGGTATTCGCAAGCAACTTCAAATACGTGAACTTCACAGTTCTTCATGGTTGGAAAATCCATGGGCACTGCCTGGATTGGTGTTGTACTGATTTTTTCCATTTTCATAACTTTACATCTTTCTAGAGATGTTTTCAAGTTTGATTGGAAATCTTCGGGCAAATCACCAGCAACTTTAATCTTAAAGCTGTATGATTTTTTACCCTCGGCAAGATATTCTTTGAAAGTTTTCATAGTAGTATTTATGCTTTTCCGCTTAATTTTTTAATAAGATCGTTTCGATCAGTTATTACGTAGCCAACACCGTTAAGAACATCATTTGGATCTTCGTTATTGTCTTTATCTATCTTGTACTTTTTAAGCTGTAGATCTACAGCCTTTAGTTTTTTTTCAATCTTATTGGTTTTTGCAGTAATTGCATGTCCAAGCATTGAACTTGCAACTTCAAAAATTCGACTGCTATATCGTACTTCTACATTCATACCCAGATCCATTAGATCGTCATAGGCTTGTTCGGCTTTTGAAGCTAGATTTTCTAACTCGTTATCATCTAGATCGTCAAGCTCTTTGATCTGTGGCAGTCCGCGAGTAATTTCAGCTACCGCTTTGTAGCTATCGTCTAGGCTGCGTACTTCAGTATGGTCAACTTTTACTTCTGGAACAACTTCTTCCTTTGCAGGTTTTGATTCTTCCAAATTAAAAAGCTCTTCTAATTTTTTAGTCATACTTTACTTATTTCCGTTTGGAGCCTTGGTGAAAAATATCACCTTCGTTTACGATTCTAAATCGAATACCTTGTTGTTTGCACCATGCTTGTGCAGCTTCCCATTTTGCCATATTCTTAACATACTGTTGTTGATTGTATTGACTCTTTCCTACATTTTCCAACCGTGTTTGACTCAATGGTTTTACTTCAATGACCTCTGCATGTTTTTTACCGTTCTTGTCTACGTATACAATAAAAAAATCAGGAACATATATTGTATATTTTCCTGTTAATGGATCTCTGTATGGAATCTGTATGCTTTCACTAGCCCAGCTCTGTACACCCTGATGTTCGTCTAACATCTTCATGAAAATAAACTCCCAACTGCTACGAGCCAGTGGTTGTTTCTTTCCTACATATTTGTCGGCATTCTTAACTTCGAAACGCCCTTGTGCAAATTTAGCCATTATGCAAAAATATTTCTAGTTTGATTTAGTTTTTCAAATATATCAACTCGATAGCCTAATGTGCTGGTAGATGATCTGTTATTGTTAAGTATTTCAGCAACAACGGCACTAATTTGAACTCCGTTGAATGTTTTTAATGTGTCAATGATTTTAAAAACAGGAGTACCGTCAACTTTTGCTTGTTTTAATAATACTTGAGCAGTTAGTGTTGCGGCATCGTCATCAAACCCTCTGCTTTGAAAAAAAGCAATTGCCGCAGTTACTTCATTGGCACTAAATTCTAAAGGCTGCTGACCATATTGATCAAAAAATAATTTTGTGCCGGCTGCACTATCTTGTTTTACTGGTATTGGTAAACTAGGCATTATAAAAATTCTCCAAGGTCTTGGACGGGAGGTACTATTGATCGTTGTGTGGCTGGAGTATTGTCGATATTTCCAGAATTTTTAGGCAATACTAATCCTACTATTCCGCCAACACTACCTATAATTCCACTAATCGCTGCCGGACTACTTAAAACATTAATAGCTTCGTTCCGTAAACTTGCACCAGATAGTTTTCCAATATTCTTTGCGGTGTTCACTGCTTTTATGGCTGTCCCTAAAAATCCACCCACACTGCCAAATGCTGATCCGCCTGCAACGTCCCCGAATATACCTTCTAAACCATCTAGTACTCCGCCTTCACCTAATAGATTTCCTACGCCGCCACCTGCTACAGTCAACGGGCTAGGTACATTATCATAATAAAGATTGGCAAAGCCTTTGGGTGTGTCACGTGAAACATTTCCAGAACCGTAAACAACCGATTCGTATTCTATATTCATTGACATCTCATTAAACTCATTTGCCGAATAACCAGCATCACCGTGCTGCCAACTTGTTATTTTTGGATTGATTAGTTTATAACTTAAAAAACGTCTTCGACTCATAGTAAATATGGTAATAGAGTCAAAGAAGTCTACTGTTTTTCCTTGTCTGTCTAGGCTGTATCTAAAACCTTCAAATGCTGTTCCTGATGCCTGTAGGTTAGTTTTTGAAAATGCAGCTTCTGGATTATGTCGATCCTGTACATATGATCCCATATACAATGCCCATAACGCATTTATAACGCCAGCGGTATCGTCATGAAATTTCATGCTGATGCCTTCATAACTGAAGTTTTTATAAATTATGTGTTTTCTATTGTATTGATTTTTAGTGACTGTTTCAAATTTATACTTGGGTAGATCTGTACTTTTTATCAAATAGCCAATTTCATCAGCATGAGTGTTTGTAAATGTTGCAGATGTTAACACGCTCTTGTTAATTTCAAATTTCACATAGAACATGAACTTGCTACGAGGCATCATCCTGTAGCCGTTTTCTACAAACAATCTGCTAGCATGGCGCCAGCTGGCTAGGCCACCTTTAGGTGTTAGTAGGCCGTCTCCGACACCACCAAGAAATCTTGTGAATACATTTGACATACAATTATTTAGTCGTAAAAAAACCTGGAGTTTAATCCAGGTTTTTTAATAGTTAAAACTATTAACCGCGACCAGTTACTGATTCGCCAATAGTTCTTCCAACCAGTGCTCCGATACCACGCTCTGGGCCTGTACCGTTTGCACCTGCAAACTGAACAGCATTATCACACTTGATGGTTAGTGCTATAGACATTGGTTCGTTTGTTCCGTAGTTAGCTTCACCGTAGTTTACTTCAGAAACAAAACAACCATAAATTTCCCATTTTTCAAGGATGTTTGGTTCCAATGTTCCGTTGCCACCATCTAACATTTCGATGTTCATTTGGAATTTATAATCAATACCAGAACGTGCAGAAGCCTGTTCCATGAAATCGTATTGTTTCTGGATCTGTTGTCCAACAATCTTTTGCACCTGTCCGTTAGCATCATCACGAAGATTCAATGTAAAATCGCCCCACGATGGTTTACCAGCAAGTTTGACCTTTGAGTTGTAGATCTCAATTGTCATTTCTTCAAAAGTTACTGTTGGTCTAGTAACGTCAGAAACTTGTTTTGTTAATTCTGTACTAGCTTCAACACCAAAACCTAGCAATAGCACCCTAAAGCGATATTTTAGTTTTGGCATCAGCAGCGCAGTGCCGCTGTTGCCGTTTGAAGTAGGAACCGAAATTCTATTTAAGGAAGTTAGTGCCATTTTTAAATTTCTCCTGTATTCTTAATACGCAATGGAATGTAAATAAATTCTACCGCTTTTACTGGCTCAATAGCAATATCTACCCATAGCTCGTTGCGATCGACTCTTGCATTTGTGTTATTAGACTCGTCGCAAACTACTGCGAAGTCATATAGAGCACGTAAGCCTACCAACTCGATCAATAGACTCTCAACAGCGCCTTTAATCTCGTCTCGTGTAATCTTGTCATTTGGTTCAAAGATATAAGGACGAGCAAGTTTAGTCAACTGACTACGTAGATATACTGTTAAACGTGCTACGTTAATACGATCTAATGCTGATGCATTTCTTGCACGAGTCTTTTGACCGTACGCAACTAGACCAACTCCAACAAAGAATGGAATTGGATTAACTTTTAGATCATACAATGTATCGCGTTGACCTTCGTTCAATGCCACTGACTGGAATTCACCAGTTGCTGCATCAATGTAGCCAACGCCTGTTGCATTGGTAATACCACCACGTCTTGTACCTGCTGGTGCAAACCATGGATAGCTAACTTGGTCGCTTAGAGCGATTGTACGCAACATCATGTGTGTTGCTGGAACAACTGCGTTAGCACCGCCCAAGTCTGTGGTAAATCCGTTTGGATACCAAACTGCTGAATACTCGTCATAGCTAACAATACCTGTATCACCGTTGTCTAGTGCTCCGTTAGCATTAGTGCCCCAAGCTGTTAGGCTTGTTGCATCCGATGGTAATCGTAATGGTGTATCACCTAGAACAAACGCTGTCATGCCGCGATCTAAGTTCAAGTTGATCAAGTTGCTGTATGCTTCTGGATATCCAGGGCAAGCAATTAGGTTAAAGTTTCTACGCTCTTCGTCACGGATTTCTGAACTTGTATCGATAACGCTCTTTAGTTTTTGTACAACTAGAGCACGTTGAGCTTTACGACCAAATGATCCTGAACCGTCTTCGTTATTTGGAGAAGCTGTAATCCAACGATCAGTTGCATAAGCACTTTGTCCGTCACCAATTACTGGACTATTGCCGGCATCGTTATAAAATGCTTCGTAGCGGACGTTCTTAGCTGCTGTATCGATGTAGCTGTTAGCATAACGTTTAACGTTGCCACCACTTCTACGTAGGTTCCATAACAACATACCTTTTGGATATAGTGCTGGATCTGGACAGTCAAAGTCTACATAGTTACTGCTTAACAAGTCTTTAATCGTTGCTGCTGTATTACCGGTTGCACCACTTGCACCATAACGTGCATCGGCAAATAGAACACCGTCTTCTGTAGTTTGATCTGTTTTGTCAACTAAAACCCATTCTAAATTTAATCCATCATAGCGATAGATAGTTGGAAAGTTTTCTAAATCTGCTGTACTAATCCAAAGATCGCCGTTGGCTAAATTACTGCCGCCACTTTGTTTTGTTGGCTCGCTGGCTGCAACAATAGGACCATTAACATCAGTTCCTGTATAAGGACTTGATGCATCTTTGTATCCAACCCAAATTTCGCCGTTGTGGACCATCATGTCAACTTGATCAAACGCTGGGTTATACCACAATTGACCATCTTGTGGTTCTGCCAACGGAGTGGATGCTGTAGCATTATAATCGTCGGCAGCTAACGGAATCCAGTTAGTTGCTACAAAAGTTTCTGTTGCTCCAGTACCTACTGCATATAAATTTTGTGTACCGTCACCTGTGTCGATATCATATGCTGCAAATACACTAGTAATTGGATTAAAGGTACCGTCTGTGAAGCGCATATCACCACCTTGTTTGTGATAAATTTGTACTTCGTTATCGGCAGTAACCGCAGCTTCAACATTTGTTAGTCCGGCTGCATTAATTTCAGTTGCTAGTGTTTCAGCATCAGTAGAATTTCCAAGAGCTGAGAAAGAAACAGTGACAGGAGCATATGCAGGAGTAGGCAATGCGCCATTTGATGTTCCTAATGTTACTCTACCTTTTAATGATTCTGCAATCGTAAACGTGTTTTGACCAACGCTAAATGTTCCGGAACCAATGACATCGGAAGTAATTACAGTATTTCCTGTAGTTGCTCTCTTCCATAGTCTAAAGGATGTAGTTTCTGGAGTAGCATCGATAGAAGAATTTTCAGTGCTATTACTTTGAACAAACAGGCTGTTTGCAGCGATTCCAACGCCTCCACCACTACGATCTAAGTAGTAAAGGGCTGCATGTGTGCTAGAATAGATAGGAGCTGAATATTCAACCCATGTCTTAGTTGCTGCATTCCAACGCTTGACAATCCAACGAGCACCATAGTTAGGCTCAGTTGTTTTGATCCATACAGAACCTGTAGGGCGTGGCTTAGTGTTTGTTGATTTCCACTCCGGAACACTTGTGTGTGGAGTTTGTTGCAATGCTGGACTGAAATAAGTACCAATTGCTAGACCTAACTCAGTTAGTGCTGTTGCAGAATTTGTACCACCACCTGCAATAATAATAGCATCTGAATTTGTTGAATCATCAGATGCTGATAAATTACCGCTATCAGAATGCAAATATAATCTGTTATTGCTTACGACTGCTTGAACACCGTCTACTGCTAATGTAATATTGTTAGCTAATGTTGTAAGATTTGAAACAACAGTTATCAGTGTGCCGTTAATATAAAAAGTATTAGAAGGTGTTAATGTGCCAACAGTAGTTGCTCCGCTGACTGTAGGATGGCTTTGTGCCCAGTCGTTGCTACCAACTTCTACCCAGGTGTCGCCGCCTAACAATGTAGTGTTTCTCTTGTAATAAATTACAACTGGCTCTTTAAACAAGCTAAATCCAGCTTCGCCGGTATTGCCGATAGTTTGTGCAACCACCGCATAATCACCAATGGAGCCTACTGAATCTTTTGGTTTCCGTGTGCCTGAATCAATTTTTACTGTATCGTCATCAGTTAATACCAATGGAGTTTTTACTGCAAACTTCTGGCCGCCTGTTGTGGTAGCTGCTGCGCCATTCCACTCTTGGATACCCCAGGATGTTGCTCTTGTATCAAACCACCATGCGCCATCTGCTGGCTCTGCTCCCGGGGCGGTTGTTTGACCTTCAAGTTCGTCTAGATTGACATCAGCACGAACAATGAATGCTGCGTTAGATACACCCAAGAAGCTATATGCTGCTAGTAAACCATATTCGTTTCTTTCGCCACCATGTATAGGGCTCGAAGACGCTGTCTTCTCAAAGAAAGGAACACCGTAAGTGTCAACAAGTTCTCGTTGACTAGTGATCTTAAATGCTTTGCCGGTGTTAGCCGGTGTTGTTCCTGCGGCAGTACCTGTACCTGCTGCATTAGATTTGTTTTCTGCGGTTGCAATTACAATAAGAGGAGTCGTACCAGGTTCTGCTGGTGTGTAAAAACTCTCATCAATTACTGTAACTTGTACGCCGGGTGATATTAGTGCCATTCCCTATTCTCCTGGTAATAGTTGCTCATATTATTTAGCGGTATCCGCTAAAATTGGTACGTTATACCTAGAAGAAAAGGGGTTGAAAAGGTGTAAATAGATATATGAGACCACTTTGTAGGTGCGGACAACGACCCCGTGCTGTTAATTATAAAAAGAATGACAAGATTTACTATCGTAGTCTATGTGAAATCTGCATGTCGCACGGAGTTAATCATGGAATACCCCGCTGGGCTAGAGCAGGGTATAGGATAAAATCACAATGTGATAAATGCGGTTTTAAATCAATGCATTCTGAAGTTTTTAGAGTATTTCACGTTGACGGTGATCTCAACAATTGTAGGCACAGCAATCTAAAAACTGTCTGTGTCAACTGTGCTACTGTGTTAGGCAAGGACGGAATAATGTGGCGGCAAGGGGATCTCGTCGCCGATTACTAGGCCTTTTGATCGATCATATAATTCATCAATAGATCCGTTGTTATCTATAATTCCATCAAATTTACAACCAATCCATGCCCACTCGCTGGCATGGATCTTTTTCATTTTCATAGAATTTAATCCAACGTTGTTGCCTTGATTTGCGCTAAGGGCGTCTTCATACCATGCGGGTAGATCACCTCGCTGCACCCAATAAATTTTTCCACCTGCTTTTTTAATAGCTTCAATTTCGTTAGGAAAACGACAATCACTAATTACCACATGATCTTTACTATTGCGTATTTTGTTTTCTAAACTGGCAATCCAGATATCATCATGAAATGCTTTACGGCAAACTTCTGTACCCCAATATTGTAATACCCATCTAGGAGTTAATGTAGGCATGTCTAATCGTTCAGCCCACCAAGTATCAACTTGCTCTCGCCATTCGCGAGCTTCTTTAGTGCGCCCTTCTAACATGGTTCTGTCCCAGCCGAATACATGGGCAACAGCATCTTTTAGTGTTGATGCAAAACTTTCTCTTCTAAATTCGTGGAAGTTAACTAGATAGTCAGCGACTGTGTCCTTGCCGCTGCCAATAAATCCGCATATTCCTATAATCATAAATGTCTCCTATTAGATACATTATACTATAGAAAGTTTATAAGGTCAAATAAATTTAACCAATTATGAATGTGTATCCGCTGCCACCTGATACTAGCGTTTCTAGTTCTTTAGTCAATCTTTCCAAATCAGCAGTTGCTTCTGATTTCATAGCAGCGCCGTTGAGACTGCTGCCGCCTCCGGGTCCTGCAATTTGAGCAAATTTTTCACGTGCCTGTCCAAGCATCATTTTACAGTTGGCCAATGTATAGTCTTTGATCCATTGCCCTGCATAGGTATCTTCAATGATGGCAAAGTCGGGCTTAGTATTATAAACCTGTATCATGATTTCTTCAAATCCACGGGGACGCTGTAAGATTGTTAGTTTTCGACTCTGTGGATGCCAATTAAAACCAATAAATGATCCAAACATTTTGCCTACTAGTTCCTGATACTGACTAAACAATTCATAGGTTAGTAGGCCGCCCATGTTTGTTGATGATAACAAATAGGTATTTGTATAGGCCAAGTTGAATGGTTCAAATACAGTGCCACCAGTACCATTGCCGGTTCTTGAGCCCACTGATCGTCTAAAAATCTGTCGTACCTGCTGAACTTCTTTTGGTAGAATATAGTCGTTTTGATTTTCTTGAAGTGTCAAAAACATATAGCTTTCTTCTACAGCATTATCTGAACGTTGGCGGAAAACGCCTAGACTGCGGGTTAGGGCAGTTTCGTAGTGTATAGGATCTAGTTCTACATCAATCATGCCGTCGCCCAGCATGGTTTTACAGTAATCGTACACGCTTTGTTTGGATTGATCAATTTGGCTCATACTGTTATTTATCGTAGCGGTAAATATACTACTATGCCAAGACTCTCTCTTTACCGTCCCGAAAAGGGCAATGACTACAAATTTATAGATAAAACCGCCTGGGAAATGTTCCAGGTTGGCGGTACGGATGTACTTGTTCATAAGTATATAGGGCCCGGTACAAGTTCTGAAAACACACCATCTACTCCTAATTATACAGGAGATAGTGTAAGCAATATTCAAGACCTACTATTTTTAGAAAATAGAGACAGAAAATACGATCCCGACATTTATCAGTTGCGTGGAGTTTATAGTCTACAAGATATAGATTTTAATCTAAGCCAGTTTGGCTTGTTCCTACAAAACGACACTATTTTTATCACCTTTCACATCAATGACACTGTGGAAAAATTAGGCCGTAAAATTATTGCAGGAGATGTCATTGAACTTCCTCACTTAAAAGACGAGTATGCACTTAACGATTTACAGTTTGCGTTAAAAAGATTTTTCGTCATAGAAGAAGTTAGCCGAGCTGCTGAAGGATTTTCAGTAACTTGGTATCCACATCTTTATCGTGCAAAATGCAAACCTTTAGTTGACAGTCAAGAATTTAAAGACATTCTAGATGGTGTTGCCGGAGAAGGCAGCGATAAAACATTGCGTGATATCATGTCAACATATGAAAAAGAAATGCAGATTACACAGGCAGTTCTTGATCAAGCAGAAAGTGATGCTCCTAAAAGTGGATACGATACTACACGTCATTACATGATACAAAAAGATGATAATGGCAGGGTAGAACTTGTAGATGCATCGGGTACAATAAATCTTGCCAGTCATCAAACTCAAGCAACAGATGCCAACGGTAATTTGTTGTTTGACGACGATAACAATCCAATATATGTGGGAGCAACTGCTAGTACCATATATCAGAGTCCAGAATACAACGGTCCTATGACAGGTGACGGCGACGGTATTCCACCAAACGGTGCGCCATTTACCGCAGGAATTACATTTCCTATTACTCCGTCTATCGGGCAGTTCTGTTTAAGAACAGATTATCTACCTAAGAGATTGTTTAGATACAACGGCACTAGATGGATAAAAGTAGAGGATGTAAATCGAATGACTATGAGTAATATGGGACACGAGGATGTTATTAATGGTGGGTCACCCGACAACGTATTCTTAGACAAAGAAGTAAGATTAACACAAAAGACTAGTTTTATTAATAACAATGCTGAGGCCAATGTTAACGGGCACACAATTAAAGAGAAGCAAAGCCTTAGTAAGGCGCTTAGACCAAAGGCGGACGAGTAATGGATTATTTTTATGATGGGCAGATAAGACGATATGTCACACAATTCATGCGTGTGTTCATAGGTTTCAAATATAAAACTGGCGACGGAACTATACGCCATGTGCCAGTGATGTATGGCGACATGACTAGACAAGTGGCTGCTATTATCAAAGAAAATTCAGAAAATAAAATGTCCACTGTGCCTAAAATTGCTTGCTATATTAGTGGATTAGAAATGGATACTAGTAGACTAGCTGATGCTAGTTTTGTCAGCAAGTTAAATATCAGTGAACGTGCTTGGACTGAAGAAAACGGAGAAGTTGGTTATAAAAACTACCAAGGTGCAGGCTATACCGTTGAAAGACTAATGCCCACTCCGTTTAAATTATCTATGAAAGCAGATATATGGACTTCAAACACTGATCAGAAACTTCAACTAATGGAACAGATACTGGTGTTGTTTAATCCCAGTTTAGAAATTCAAACTACGGACAACTACATTGACTGGACCAGTCTCAGTGTTATAGATCTTTCAACTCTTAATTTCAGTTCAAGAACAATACCACAAGGCAACGAAAGCGAAATAGATATTTGTTCAATAGAATTTAAAATGCCTATCTATATTAGTCCACCTGCCAAAGTTAAGAAACTTGGAGTTATTAGAAACATTGTTGCCAACGTGTTTGGCGAAACAGGCGACATATTATCACTAGATGATTTAATCTATGCCGGCACAGGCAACACAATTCATACTAGAAATGTCAACGGGCGTTTTAGAGTTCTATTATTAAAGAGCAATAATGATCAAGACAATGATTTTGATGTTTCTATTGTTTCTCCTAATGAAGTTATAATAGCTAACAAATTAGAACCTCCTACAAAGACTGGAGAACTAGTTGATTGGAATACCGTTATAAACATGTACGGTGGATATATTTCTGGGATCAGTAAAATATTCTTTTTGCAAGCTGACGGTAATGAGTTAGGTGGTACATTTGTAGTAAACGAACTAGATCCTACTCGATTGCTCGTTAGCCTAGAAGATCGACCATCTAATACTGTATTATACAGCTCAGTATATCCTAGTGGAAGAACCACCGTTGATGCTATTGTTGATCCCTACAAGTTCAATCCTAAAAGACCCAATAAAGAATCGTCTGATCAAGCTATCGTAGCAGGTGTAAGATATTTGGTGCTCGACGATGTTAATCCTAGTACATCAGTTGGTACCGTTGTTAAAAATCCACCGTTTAATCCACAGTTTACATATGATGGTCCAGATGCATGGAAAAATTTAAACGGTAGCGATCCAGTTATTGCAGCTAACAGTATTATAGAGTGGAGTGGTACTGAATGGGTCAATCTAATGCTTACATGGGTTGTTTCAAATCCCTTGCCTTCTCAATATTCATTAATTGCATATAGTCTAAACCAAATTGTGATATACGACGGTGTTGCCTATCGTGCCACAGCCAATATAACTCAAGAAGAAAATACAGCTATTCCTTCGGATAACGATAAATTTTTAGAAATCAGCATTCTTTTCCAAAATTTAAAAACTGGTATCCAATATCGTTGGGGAGCCGACGGACAATGGATGAAGAGTTTTGAAGGCGAATATGCGTCAGGATACTGGAGACTTGATCTGGATCCGCAATAAGTAATAGATGCAACAACGTGCTGGGTTATTATTTCTCGCTAAAAATACAAATAGACTGCTGTTGATCTTAGAGGATCAAAAGTGGACTGTGCCCACATTTCCTAGACAGGCTTCATTGTTAGAGGACGCTCAAGAATTATTAGATGCATATTCTATAGGAAGAATATTACCTATAGAATTATATCTTAGTGAGGATCGAGGGTTTGAATACGGTACATATGTTTGTCTAACTGATAGTGAGTTTTTAACTTCTGCCAGTCAAACTATTTGTTGGGCAAGTTTTGAATGCCTGCCAAAAAACTTGCATGGTGGACTGAAAACCACCTTAAATAATCCGCTGATAAGAGCAAAAATTGATACTATAATGGTGCTAGAAAATGATTCCAAAAATACAAAATAGTCAACGTTTTACAGACGACTATAAAAATTATCAAGAACGGATTATTAAAATATCCGACCCGATTGCACAAAAAGAATTAATTAATCTATTGGTGCAGTTAAAAGAACAAGTTTCTTACATTGATCGTAGTCACGAAAGTATGTTTATTACTGGAAGAATAAACAGTGAAGTTTCTGATCTACGATCAAATTTGATGACAATCAAAAAATCTTTAGATCAGAAACTTACTCACTGGGAACGCATCAAGCAAAATTAAGCCTGCGCTTCACCCCATCGTAGAATAATGCTGGTGCTAACCGCTGTGCCAGATACTTTATACACATTAATCGCCAATACGTCAGGACCATTAGGGAATGTACCGCGACCGCCAATTGCAGTTGTTGTAAGTTCTTTTAACTCTGCCAAACTTAGCTCGCCTGTATTTCCTGGATTTGAAATAAAGGAAAATACCTGTTCTCCCGGTAGAGCAAAAGCCACGTCACCAAACTGGAAAGTTATATTTGCTGCTGCTGCAACTGTGGTATTGGCATTCTGAGTAAATGTCACTCGACGAACAGTGGTAAATCCTAGTGTTCTAGTTGTGACCGCTGACACTGAAGTCCCTGCAGGAAATTGCGTAGTTGTAGTATCTACCCTAGTTCCAATTGAAGCTCCTGAACTGTTCCATGAAGCATTGGTAAAGAATAGATAGTTAGTACTTGGATACGATGACGCAGTTTGAGGAATTTGAGTTGTTACAGAAATTCCAGTATTATTAGGACTGTTTGCACTGGCGTTTGCATTCATAGTAATAATAGTATATGGTACGGTACTAATAGTAAGAGCAGTCCTTTGGGCGTTAGTCACTGTTCTATTTCCTACAAGATAGGTACCATTGATTAAAATATCTCCAATTTGCAATCCACTTGCATCGTATTGAGCATTGGTGATAATAAATGTATTTCTATCAATTCTAAACGAGTTGGAATAGGTTCCACCTGGTCCAGGGTTTAATGCTGGTGTGCTAACTGAGCTTTGAACAAGTCCAGCAACCTGAGCTGTTGCAGTTGTTAGAGGAACACCACCCCAGTTAATTGAACCGCCTAGTGCAATTTGTGCAAAGCTAGGCTGTCCGCCTGCTCCAGAACTTGATAAACCAGTCCAAATAATATTACTTGGGTTAGCAGGATAGTTTCTAGGATTCAATACCCCTTCAATAACCAAGTTGCCGGTTCCCGTGTCAGCAGCAATAGCAATACTCTTTAATAGCAACTGGGCTCTGTTTAGTAGATCTCTTTCGCCCAAATCGCCAACAAGTGCATTAGACACGCTAGGTGCCAAACGAATCATGAACGCTGTTTGTTTAGTGGTAGTAACACTAACCGCTGCTGCTGCATAACTGAAAATGTATCCTCGATCTTCATCGAACAATCCGTCAGTTAATAATGCTGAACCCCAGTGACTAATTGTAGGTGTCAGTGTACAACTAATTAAATTAACGCCAACTCCGGCAGAGTGAGATGCTGCAACGCTACCAGTAAACGAACGATTCAATCCTGCAACAAAATTACTTAAAGTTGTTGCTCTTGTACAACCAGTCAGCGTATCTCCAGATCTGTTCGAGTATGAAATAATTTCATTGTCGATATATACAGTGCCCGCATTTGGGAATCTAGATGCATCTATTAATGTAATTGATGTAGCAGAAGAATTAATTGTTGTTTTTAATTTACTTCTTGCAGAAGCATTTTCAACTTCATAACGAACTGGTAAGTTAGCAGTTCTCATATATGCTTCTGTATTGACGTTTGAGTTACGAATTCTATGCAAGAAAATAAACTTACCGTCAGATCCCCTAATCATAAATTCAATAAATCCCGCAGCATACCAAGAATATTGAATACCGATCATCTGCATTCTAGATACATCAAATACATATCCCGAAGGACCAGTACCGTCAGCTTTGTCCATATTCCATTCGTGTTGAGGAATTAACAACTCAGTAACTAGACACAACTTAGCTCCGCTGATAGCATTCACACCTCGCCAGTCAGGAGTCACTGTCATTTGAGTATTACTAGTTATTCCGGTAACTGTGTGAGTCATACCTCTCAATACAATTTTATCTCCAGCTTTTAATTGTTCAGCAAATCTTGTGCCGCTTCCGCTGATAAGATTGCTTTCAATGTTTGCTGATACTGTACCAGTTAACTGTTGAGTACTGCTACGTCTAACAAGAGCCATTTCTTGTCCATCGTATTGATAGAAAATTCCATTCTGTTCGTCAAACGCCCCTACTCTAACTGTAGATCCATGCCATGTTTTTGCCAGCATCCTGGTGTCAGATCCTAATTCAGCTGTTGTTGTAGATAATGGCACAATTGATCTTACAGTAAATGTTCTAGAACTGAGTACAGATTCAACAATATAGGTTCCGTTGTATTCAAACGATACCATTCCAACAATTTCAATAGTTGCTCCAGGTTGTGCTCCGTGATCAGTATCGTCAGTAGTAACGGTTATAATACTGTTTGCTGCCAAGCCAGTTGCCGTTGCCGATGCAATATTATAACTAGGTGCAAATAGTGCTCCAGTAGTATACATCATGCCTTTACCAGATTGGTATCGAATGTATTTTTTACTCTGTCGAATTGCCTGCGAACCATATTGCGGACCACCTGTACCTAATTGTACACCACCGTCAAACGGTCTATGTGTAAAGAATGTATCAGGTCTAGCATAAAGTGCTCCTGTAATTGCAGCAGTGGAATTTATAGCACCCGTACTTCTTGCAGGATATCTAAGTCTAGTATCAGACGGAACTTCTGTAATAACAAAAGGACCAGCAGCTAACTGATGATTGGCCGAGGTTAATGTAATTGCCTGTGCTGCTGACGAACCGGTAGCTACCGCAACAAATTTACTAGAAGCCCCTGAATATGTACTAAATCCAATACCTTCATAGGCGATAGCGGCAGCACTAGATCTTTCAGTAAATCCGCCAGTTTCACCAGTAAACGATGTTAAAACAAGCCCGCCACTGTCTGCCACAATAACAAAATTATCGTCACCAAAAATTAAATCATTCCAAGTACCCGATACCGGTAATGTAATTGAAGTCCAAGATGTTCCGTTAGTTGATAATGCTGCTACCGCAGTATTTTTTGCCACCGTTAAAAATCTAGAGTTTCCAAATGTAACAGCGTTCCACGTTGTGCTACTAGGCAGTGTTGATGCAGTCCAGTTTGCTCCGTTATCTACAGAATATGCTGCGGCTGTTCCCCCTGTGGCTACGGCTACAAAAAATGCTGAGGTGCCTACAGTTCCGCCAGATACGTCTTGCCAATTGGATGAACTTGGCAATGTTGCTGCGGTCCAATTAATACCGTCTGTAGAGTATGCTGCGGCAGTTGAACCACTTCTTACTGCAACGAAAGCCGAGTTGAAATAGGCAACACTGGTCCAAGAACCTGAACTAGGTAATACACCCCCCACTGTCCAAGTTGCGCCATTGTCTGTGGAATAATTAGCAACAGTACCACCGCTGGCAATAGCCACCCAGAATGTTGTAATACCTCCAATTGGTCCTACAGCAATACTAGTCCAAGTTGTAGAGGCGGTTAAATTTCCGCCTACTGTCCAAGTTGTTCCGTTGGTTGAAACTGCTGTACCGTTACTGCCAGATTTAATAGCAACAAATCTTCCATTATAACCTGCTACGTCAGTCCATGTGCCGGAATTAGGCAAATTAGTTGCAACAGCAGTTACTTCCGGAGCAGGTGTTGATGTAATATTAGATAGTATAGTTGCACCTGGAACTAACCCGTGCTTGGATGTAAAATCTACTTGAACAGTGCCAATAGCACCAACATCTAAGCTGGTGCCTGTTGGCAACTCACCGGTTAACGATTCGCTTAGTGTCAGCGAAGGATATATCAAAAAGCTATCGCCGGTAAACGGTGTTCCGTTAGCTGAAGCAGAAATGATTGAACCTGCAGATGAATTTGCTACAGTTAATAATAGATCGTTTAACGGAGATGCTCCCCCAATATCTGTTCCTAATATTAAAATTTGATTTCCATTTCTATAATTTGCGCCGCCGTCTGTCACTATGCTTGAATATGCTCCAGAAATTCGTTCTATTGTAAACTCGGCTCCTGCGCCAGAATTTGTAAGATTATTAGAAGGCGGAGTTGTATAAACAGCATCACCGGATACACCAACAGGAGTTCCAACTAATTCCCAATCAACAATTGCACCACCAGTAACTCCGTTGACTTGAATAACGATATCGTTTTCTGGACTAGTTCCGCCAAAGCTAGTACCGGCCCAAGTAACAGTGTCTGCTGGAACAAAATCCGCCCCACCATTCGCCAGTGACACAGTATATTCTCCTGTGCCGCCTGTTCTTATAACTGTAATAGTTGCGCCTGCACCCAATGTGCTTGTTGTAGATGATTGACTAACTGCTGTATATGTTTCACCTCCAGATACAGCTAGTCCGCTATAGGTAAATCCAACAATTGCACCACCGCTATCAATAGAAGAAACAGTAATAGTTATATCGTTAGTTCCTATTGATCCACCAACTTGATTACCGTCAATTCTTATTTGATCTCCAATTGCATAATTAATACCGTTTGATGTGCTATCCTGAGCATCAGTTACGGTATATTCTCCAGCGGTTCTAGAAACATTAAATGTTGCCAATGATCCAATAGCTGCTACGATTGTGCCAGTAACACCAGTATCAATTCCATCGGCCCCTAACAATGTAAGACCACAAGCTGCTGAAAGATTTGCCTCACCACTTAAAATAGAATTAATATAGACAGCATCACCTGACCCATTGTCGAACGCCATTCCGCCTTGTACTCCAGTATAGCTAGTTAATGATATTGAAGTATCAGTTGGGTTAATGTCATTTTTTGCATACACTGTTGCTACCGCATTTCCGTTGATAGCCGATACAGATGTTCCTGCTGGAATAAATGTACTACCAGTAATTGGTGATCCAGGTGTAGGAGCAGAGCCGCTGTACGCAATTCTTAATGAAGAGCTTGGTGAATCAAATACCGAAACGATTGTGCTTGTTGTTCCGTTACTAGCAACGCTGAATACAGGAGCACCAATACTTGCGCCGGTGTAGAATCCTGCCTGTCTAATTTGAGCAAAAGAAGTGAATAAACTTTCACCAACTGCTGATCCCACTTTTGCAGAAGCATAGTAAGTAAAAGCTACCGCACTAGGAATGCTGTGAACTAAAAAAGTACCTTCTGCTCTCGAAAATCCGTTAATGTTATTAGACAATCCCTTAACAGTGATAGGAGTTCCAACACTATAACCGTGACTACCATTTGTCGAAACTGTTATTAAAGAAGCTCCAAAAAATCCAGTAGTTGCTGACGCATCTGTAGTTATGGCATTAATGGTTAAGTCAGTTGCAGGAATTTCGTAAAAACTAGGATAACTTCTCAATAATCCAAGAGCCTGCCATTTAGTTGGTTGCAGTCCGTATTCAAAGTCAGCGTCAAGCATGGCCTGCGGAGCGGCAACACGCATACGCTCAATAGCATCTGTACCAAAGTCCCAAGGACGAATTGTTTGATATGGCTCTTCTACAAATATTTGTAAATCCGTTGATGCCGAAAGTGTCGAAGTATCTTCTGATAGATTAATTGTGGTAATTGTATCAGTAGTTTGCCACCACGACGGAAAATCTAAATCACTTAATAGTTCACCGTCACCACTGCTCCTACCATTTTTATATTCAAAATTAACTGTGTTTGAAGGATCAGCAAAATTATATAATATTTGCCCAGTATTAGTATTTGTTATTAATAGGACATCACTAGGCAAATAACTGCCTAGAATTCTAATAGAACTTACTCCAGGAACCTTTGTAGCCATTGCTGTTGGTCCGTTCTGAATAACGTTACCTAAGATTTGAAATTCACTAGTAATTCTTGCAGCGGCTCCCTGCTCTCCCGACGATTGGTTTGTGACTTGCTCAACAACAGTCTGTCCGTAAGTTGGAGTTACTGGATTATTTGTAAAGATATAATTGTTGATAATATCTCTTATATATTGTTGACCTGTAATTTCCGGTGATACATCACCTCGAATCATAGGTTCGCCTTTAATATGAAAATAGTCAGCTACCTGTCTAATTTTTACATTGCCGCCATATTTTAAATCGTGCAAGATAGCATCGATAAAATATCCTACATCTCTAGTACACTTTGCGGGTGCATATGTATAACCAACATACGGCGAAATACTATTTGTTATGTTATAATTTATAAAAGCTACAACTTGCGCCTGGATGAAGGCTTTGTTTGCCGACAACAGAGCATAAGCATTAGGAAAAGCATTAGAATCTTTGCTTAATCCTGGTTCAAATACGTAATTGAGTAATTTCTTTTTTGCCATTTAATCTTTTCCTTATGCTCCGAATGCTATTGAAAACGCTGTTACTCTTGCATCAACATAGTCTTTTCTAGTCAAGTGACTGGCTAATGTTGGTGCATTGTTTGCTGCTGCATCTAAAAATGTAGCGTCTGCTGGAGTATTTTGTCCAATTGCTATGTTATCCATGCCACCAATTTCCGAACTGTTAATAACAACAGCGCCGTTATCTATACTGATAAAATTAGTAGATGCTATTCCAATATAAACGTCACCATCTACTTCTAATCTTTCTAATACACCGAGATTTCTTAAGTGACTGTTTGTAATATCTTTTGATAAAGACAGTGTCGAATCGTCATTTTCTATAATATCAAATGCTGCGCCACTGCCGCCTATTTGAATGTTAGCTGCAAATAAAGTCCCGTTTATTGTAGCGTCGTTGTCTATAACTATATTGTTATCTAGATTAACATTACCTAGATCGTCTACAGCAAATCCAGGACTTGCAAATCCGTAGTTTGATTTTAGTGGGGAGTATTCAACTGTCATTTTATTCTCTTATAGGTCATTTATAGCATGATAGTAGCTAACGCTGAATATCAATCTTTTCGATTCTGGACCAATTGGGGATGCAATTAACGTGACTTTTGAATCATTGACCGTTGCAGACAATGTAATCATATCATCCTGTAATGAAGTTCTGCCGTATATTGTAATACTAGCCGAAGACGGCCCAGCAACTACTAAACATTTGATAATTTCTTTATCAACAGATCCACCATCTACGCACATGGTGTATTCCGCAGACATAAAATCGCCCACGTAGAATTCGTCAATAACTGTGTTAGGGAAAATTTCAACCCAGGGGCCTTTATAACTGAGATTAACTCCGTTGTTAAATCTCAGGGTGCCCTTGAGTCCGCGTAAAAAATATCTAGTAAAGTCCATATCGATCCAATGGTGTATTGAGTATTTAGCATAAACAATATCAGCATTGAATTAACGGGTTCTAATTAGTTGGCAATTTTTAGCAGTTTTTTGTATTCTGGCAGGTACAGGTATTCTATCTTGCTTTTTTGCAGCGTTTCTACGGCATCAAACAAGGTTTCTACTAGCGGATCTCCGCCTAGATTAAAACTAGTGTTGAAAATTATTGGGCAACCTGTAGTATCATAGAACTCTTTAATGAGGTTATAATAATGTTGATTCTGCTCAGCAGTCACTGTTTGAATACGGCAGGTTCCATCAATGTGTATAATACTAGGAATCTTTTCTTCTATACCCGGTTGGCAATTTACTGCATACATCATGTGTGGAGTATCTTTCATTCCACGTAAATCGAACCATTCATGTACGTGCTCCTGCATAATTGATCCTGCAAACGGGCGGAAATATTCTCTATTCTTAACACTGTTTACATAATCTTTTCCGTCACTAAATCTTGGATCAAATAGAATACTTCGATTACCTAGTGCTCTAGGGCCGTTCTCGCTACGCCCTTGAAAAAATGCCACGATATTTTTGTTAATCAAAAGATCTACAATGTCTTGATCAGTAGCATCTGTAATTTCAGCGCCATGGGATTGTGTAAATGCAGCAATATCTGCATCAGAATAATCATACTTGAATCCTAGATATAGCCCGTCTTTTGAATAATCTATATTAGATTGTGGTTCTATACTCTTATAAAACATTAAGGCTGCGCCTATTGCAGTTCCGGCGTCATTACTAATAGGTTCTACGTAAATTTCAATTCCTTCGGCTCTTAGATGTTGTAGATAGTAGTAATTTGCTACACAGTTTAGTCCGTAACCTCCGCTAATTACCACTTTCTTTTGTCCAGTCATTTCTACAGCTTTTCGAATTAATCTCAAAACTTGTTCTTGAGTTTGAGTTTGACAAGCATATGCTAGATCTCTGCGATTGTCTAGATATGTAACATCGCTATTATCACCCCAGGACATCTGTGTAGCATCGCTACCTAGATAAGAAAATAACTCAGCATTTACTACAGCACCGTTTGGATACGTTGGAACAATAAGATTCCTATTGGCCACTGGAGATATACTTGTGTCATCAAACAATTTAGGAATATTTGAATTTTCTTTTCCATATGGGAACAATCCCATAGTTTTTCCTGCTTCAATACTTGACCATCCACAATATTGTGTTACAGCTTCGTAGACTTTGGTAATACCTGCACGATCTGTAATCAATGCTTCGTGCGTCTGCCCTGGTTCGTCGTACATGGTACCATCAAAACTTTTAACTAATGCACCAGGATTTGGCCCTCTAAGTCCAATGTGTTTGTACACCGTTTTAAAACTTGCAGGATATTTACAGTCATAGATACTTTCAGTTTCCCATCCAATGATTTGTTCACCACTAATATTAAGTGGAATAAATGTGCCGGCGCCGTCTACAATTAGTGCTGTTGCTTGATCAAACCCTGACCTGTAAAATGCACAAGCAGCGTGTAGTTTATGATGCACGTGACTAAGATCAATTACCTGCGGATGTTTGTAAGGATTTTCTTTTCTACTAATTAATCCTAGTTTTCTTGCAAGTCCGGTATAAATGTCGTCACCGCTAAAGTCAACTCTACCTGCGGTTTCTTGTAGACTTTGTGTATGTGCTATTACAAGATAATCAATCTTGTCAGTGTAGTCTAGTATTTTAAGCATTGCAGCGTACGGGCCGCCGTCATACTTATTTCTACTTAATCTCTCTTCCTCAATCGAAAATACGATTTCGCCATTTTTTAAGAGACACACACTGCTGTTATGTCCTCGAGCTAATGCTGCAATCCAGATATCTTTTTTCATTGTATTCCTTTAAAATCCGTTAGGCCAAGTTGGCCACACCATATGACTCACTGAACTGGGCCAATCTATTCGTTTAGCCAGGGTAAGTTCGAATGTAATTTTGTCAAATTTCATTTTTTTCTGCAAACTATGTATACTGTCTGCAAGTTCTTTAACAGCATTAATTGAAGTTTCTGTTAATTCTAATTTGTCTTTTAATTCTTGTTCTATCCATATAATGTTTTGATGTGGAGAAGGGTGGATGTCAAAAAACTTTTCACCAGGAGCATTAGTATCATCAAATTCAAAAGTTAAATCTAAATGTTGTTTTGCTATAGTTTCTAATGGAGTAAGCCAGTGATCTGCATGATCATTCCATATTTTTTCTTCATAGAACTTTAAATTAGCAATTTTGTCCCAGGCAAGACCAGTTTTTGATCTATTAGGATTATCATAGATATGTTTTTCTCCTGATCCAGGAGCATCTCTAAAATCATCCCCCATATCACGTATATCTCCTATACTAGTCATGTACCATTTGCAACCGGTTGAATTTAAAAAACCCTGAGTTAAACTTATATTGTTTAAGGTATGCATGAGATATGCTGGTTCATAGAAAAATGTATCAACCCATTTTTGATCATATAGAGATTGATTTAGGTAATTAAAAATGCTACCAGCAGTTTTCCAATTAGAACGTCTTTCAGGTAGACTGTGTTCGTGATACCAATCATTACGTAGGTGACTGCTCCACTGCACTATAATTAAGTCATCTTCAGTAAATGTGTGTCTGTGATGCGCCTCTACTATTCTCTCAGCAATCGCTCTGTTTCCTAATCCTGCAAGACCCCAATTGTAAAATTCATCATAATCAATAGACAACAAATTAGCCCAGGTAGGCCAAGAATAACTGGTATAACTACAACCAAAGGTGAATAATCTTTTCATATCAAAATCCCATCAACTGTGTAGGCCATTGCATTTTGTCATATTTCTTTTCAAAAAACTCATTAGAAAATAATTTTTCTGTAAATTGCATTTTGCTAAATTTAAATTTATTAAAATGATCGTCGACTCTTTCAGCTACACTGTAGGCAAAATCCATAGTCTCTTTTGATAAATTTAATCTATCAGCTAATTGACTTTCAATCCACAACGCATGTTGTCTTGGGGTTGGATGAAAATCGTCCGTAAACTGTTTAGTACCGCCTCGGCCATCGTCTATGTACTTGTAGGTATGTTCGTTATGTAGCTGTGCGTGAGTTTCCATGGGCATAAGCCAATGATCCTGATTGTCTTCCCAAATTGTTTTATTGTATATTGATAGCTCTGGAATTTTTTTCCATGCTAACATATCAACGTTAACATCGCCCGGTGTAGGTATGTGTCCTAATTCTCCGTAATCTGCATGATTTCTAAGATCTGCACCTAGGTTTCGAATATCACCCATACTGCTCATGTACCATTCACAACCTATAGATTTTAACAGGCCTTGAGTTAATGAAATATGATTTAGGGTATGCATAAAATATGCAGGTTCATAGAAAAATGTATCTACCCACTTATTGTCATAGAGTTTTTCATTGATATAATTGAATATACTGCCGCCTGTCTTCCATTGATAGGGCCTATCCGAACAACTGTATTTGTGCCACCAATCATTACGTAGGTGACTACTCCACTGCACTATGATTAGATCATCTTTGGTAAATCCGTGTTTAACATTAGCTTCTGCTACTCTTTCGGCAATGGCACGATTACCAATGCCTGCTAGTCCCCAATTATAAAATTCGTCATAGCTGACCGATAGCAAATTAGCCCAAGTAGGCCATGCATAATTAGTATAACTGCAACCAAAAGCAAAAAATCTCTTCATTTTTTAGCAGGTAGGACAGGTAGGAGCAGATGTTACTGAAATTTCTTCTGTTGTAGATTGAAGAATAGGAAAGTTTTCAATTCCTTTTTTTACAGATTCTACAATGGCATTTTCAACTTTTTCATTCATCTTCATAATACCGTCGTTGCCACGATCTGCAACATCGTCCATGGTAATTCTAATTGGGCTGTATTGACGAATTTCTCCGCCCATATCTAAAATATCTAATTTATCGTAGTCCATATAGGTAACATTAATTGGAAAAGTTGAACCAAGCACTACCGATAGCGGCTTGTTTAACGCTACCGCTAGATGTTGTCCCACCGAGTCACAGCCTAGGAAATAGTCAGCTTGGCCAATAATTCCTGCCCACTGCCTTAGTGATACATTTTGAGGTAGGGCCACGGGATCTTTGCAACCGTGTTTTTGAAAGTCTATTCCAAGTTCACTCATTACAATAACACCTAGGTCTTCTTTTTGTAATTTTTTTACAATCTCAATCACATGGACGCCTTCAAAGCTTCTACCGCTTGGATCATATATGATATTATTGTCGGCCTTAACTCCGCGGCCAAACGGTTGGAATACAACTACTTTTTTCTTTCCGGTTTTTTCTTTTACTTCTTTAACAATGTTAAATCCTAGTATAGATTCGTCATTAGATAATTTTAAAAATGGCTGCTGTAGTTCTCTAATGCCTTTGTTGTTTATGGCAATATCATATGCTTGTGCAATAGAACATTTTTGATTGAAATATTCCCAAACTCGATAGGGCTCAGGAGTAATTAAATCGCAATTAATTAATTTGTCTTCAAATAAATTTTTGTGCCAATGATCGTAGCACCTTGAATGTAATATTGGGTGACCTCTGTAGAAGTCTGTTCCACCTTCGCAGACAACTATAAAATTTTTATCAACTTCTTCGGCGTATTTTTCTAAGGCAGGTATTGAACAGAGTACACGGCCGGCGCCTCCGTTAATAAAAAATGCTTTGGTTCGTTCTGTCATGTGTGATCCCTAAATGTTTTTGATACTATATAATTTAGCATCTTTTCAAGGAGAGAGCAATATTTCTGAACTCAAAAAAAAAGGAGCAATGCTCCTTTTTTTATTCAGTGCCGTCGGGCGCCGTTATTGGTTGTACTTTCCAGGGATCTATAGGCGGCGTACCGCCTGGAGCAGCACCAAACGTCTGTGGAATATCTCTGAGTTTTTGACGATGTTCTTCCCATTTGGCTTTGATAGCAGCAGGCATGTCGTCTATAACTCTAGGGTCAGACATTTGTAAATTTCTGTTTCTCCACTCACGAATATCTTGCCATGTTACATGTGGTTTTTTCCATGGATACGGAGTGACAAATGTATTTGTGATAGGATCATATGCAATCTCAGTCATTTCATAAGTGTGATCTGGAGGAGGAACCAACGGTCTACGATATACTGTGCCGTCTGGCAGTGTTTCTTCATGTTGGTCTAAAAGATTATAATCTCGAACTTCATCAGCTCCTACTAGGCAGGCTAATAAAGGATTAAGATTGCAGTCAATTTCTACTTTTATAAGATTTAAGGGTGTTGGGTAAGTCGCTCCATCCTCATCTGGAGTTTTAAAATCTCCGGTAAGTCTGTTAGTTTCTGCGTCAACAAATACCCAAATTTTATCGTGGCCGTCGTAAGTCCAAACTCCGACTTTGTTCAATGTTCGAGTTTGATGTAGGTAATCGTCAGGCACATCGTAGGTAAATGATTTTTGAATTTTTGGCATTTTTTTATCCGTAAGTTACTGAAACAAGGCCACCACCACCGTGGCCGCCGCACCAGCAGTTGCCGCCAATGGTATGCACACTCATGCCGCCGCCGCCTGGAAAATATGACTTAGTGAACCAGTTGGTACACGATCCATTAGGTGAACCGTTAATACAACCGCCTGGACCAAACATAGGGCCAGATGCTGTAGCTGCTGCTAACATGGCATGCTGCTGGAATGCTTGTGCGCACCAATTATAACTTTGATATGTACTGTGTTGACCGTGGATACAAATATCTCCGCCAAATCCGTTACAGCAGTGTGTAAAAGGTATGCAGCAAGGATGACAAAATTGATAGAAACAATGAGTGTCTCCATAATTTCCACCCTTGGCACAAAAATTACTAAGACCAAATCCTTGAACAAAACTGTCGCATCCAGCACAGCCGATACAGTTGGGTGATGTACTGGTAGTTCCGCCGGCACAAATTGTGTATTGGCATCCGCCAAGATTGGTGCTGCATACAGTTTTTACCGCATATGCACCGGCACCGCCGGGATTACCTTGTTGGCAGCAGCAACCACCGCCGCCACCACCGCCGCCACCCCACATCTCAAATTTAACATATCGAGTATTAGAAGGCAATGTAAATTGACAGCAACGTCCTCCGTTAGCCGGACTATCCACGCTGGTGTTATAGATCAAAACTTCTGTAGGAAAATTGGTAGCTGCAATAGCAGTAATTGTCCCTGTTAACGCTTTTAGAGTTGCCATTTAATTTTGATTCCTTATTTGAAAGTGACCAGTACTTGGCCGCCGGCGCCCCATCCGCCCCAACAGCAAGCGCCATATGATATAGCTGTACCGCCACCGCCACCTGGGAATATATTTCCGTTGCCCATAATTGCACAACCCATCCAGAATTCACCGCAATGAGTTGAACCAGTTCTTGCGCCGCCTCCGGCATATGTTCCTTGTGGAGTATATTGCCATGCATCAAATCCGCACCATGATGCGTGAGCTGATCCTGTAAGTCCGCAAAGACTAAAGTCAGCGCCGCAGGTGCATCCGCAGATTGTAGTGGCGCAATGATAGCAACTAGAAATAGCGTAGAAGCAACTGCTGGTGCCGCCATACCCACCACTAGCACACAATGCTACTGGATATGAACTTGCTCCTGGATTGCACACGCTACTAGGAAAACCCGAGGTACCTAGGCATGATTGAGAGCAACAGCCGCTGCCTCCTGCACATAGTCTATAGGTTTCGCCAGGAACCACTCGAGTAGTTTTTCTAGCATAGCTACCTGAACCACCACCCATTGAAGGCTGTTGACAGCAGCAGGCGCCACCGCCATCGCCACCGCCACCCCATACTTCAAAACGGGCCCACGTTGTTCCTGTAGGTACAGTCCATAGACAGCAAAAACCACCGTTGGTTACGTTGTCGTAACTGGTATTTCGAACATATAACTGATTAAATATGCCCGTTGCAGGCTGTATAATGTTTGTTGTAGCGGTATCTGGAAATAACGAAGTTAACGTTGCCATTTAATTACCCCGCTTGGTCAGTAGGTGACGGCGTAGTGCCGGGCTCAATAGGAAACGGTACTTTCCAAGGATCAATACCTGCAAATACCCTAGGTAGATCTCTTAGTTTTTGTCTATATGTTTCCCAAGCTGTTTTATCAACATCAGCTGCTTGTGCTATTTTTCCATCAGTTGCTTGTAACATAGCATTTCTAACATTTTTTAATGTTTCCCAATCCATGTGTGGTTTTTTCCACGGATAAGGTTTTACAAATTTTTCTGTTGTAGCATTATATTGTATTTCTGTGAGTTCGTATGTATGATCAGGCGGAATAGGATTTGGATGACCGTATGTGCTGCCATCTGGTAATACTTCAGATGTATGAGGTAGTTCACCGTATATGGTCTCGTTATGGATGCAACTGGCAATTTCTGGATTTATAGCAGCATCTACCATAACTTTGATCTGCCCTTGTGGCGTTGGTACAGTATCGCCATTATCTTTTTCAGTATAATGAAATCTACTCATAATTTTGTTAGTAGCTGCATCTACAAATATCCACAAATACCTAGGACCCTTATAAGTCCACTGGGCTGTTCTTTTCAAACTATTTGTTTGATAAAGGTATGCATCAGCAATATCATATGTGAATGTTTTTACGATTGGTGTGTTTTCTGCCATTTTATTTTTCCTATTATCCGTAATTTACTACTACTAGTCCGCCGGCACCCCAACCGCCCCAACAGCATCCGCCACCGCAGGCTGTTGCACTATTACCGGGTCCTCCCGGATACGCCGGTGCGCCAAATGGTGAGCAGCCAGAGATAGTTAAACTTGTTGAGCAATGCTCTATACCTAAGAGTAGATTTGCTTTATATTTGGTTGGTCCTGATTTGAACTCGAACATATTTTGCCAGCAATAGTTTGATGTTTTTGGTTGACTCATGATCTTAGGCTGAGTAAAATCACTTGGTCCAACATCGCAACCCATTTTACACATACCAAAGCAGATACCTGTACAGCCTTGATAGCTTCTAAAACATTGTACGCATCCGCCGCATCCGCCGGCTGCGCAAGTCACTGTGGCTCCGCCAGCTTGGCATAATACCCAACTAGGATATCCACAGACTCCACAACACTGTGTATTACAGCAGCCGCTGCCGCCTGCACAAATGCAAAATTGTTGTCCTGCTGTAACTGCTAGATTCTTTTTAGAGTATGCACCACTTTCTGGACCATAGTAAGGACCCATACAACAACATGCGCCACCACCCGAGCCACCACCGCCCCATGTTTCAAACACGGCCCAAGTAATTCCAGCTGGAACGGTCCATAGGCAGCATGATCCACCGTTAGTTACCGACGGAGTGTCGGTATTGTAAATTGCCAGTTGAAATTCTCTGTTGACCTGATTTACTGCACCGGAGTCGTTAACAAAAAATGATGTCAAATTTGCCATTGTGGTTCTCTTATCTTGTAATTAACCAACCGTATGTAGCACCTGTCCACACTAATGTGACACAAGCATTGTTTACGTTGATTACTAAATCTTCATTCAAGTTTTGAATTTTTGAACCGTTTCTAGCAAGTGTAATGTTGCTTGAACCAGAAACACCGGTTGCGTCAATTACCTGAATGGTATCGTTCTCAATCAAGGTTGCCGTGGCAGGCAATGTGATTGTGAAACCACCAGTGGTGCAAATGATTCTATCATTAACTTGTGCCGCATATGCAGTGCCTACGGTTCTAGTCACGTTTTGTGCAGTACCGGTTGTTGTGATGTATCTTCCCATTTTATTAATTCCTCGTATATGTATTTATGTTGTAGATGTTTCAATGCCAAAAACAACTGCGCTGACATTGGCACCGCTTGATCTTACCACAATTTTTTGACCTGCTGCAACAATAATACCTGTTCTTTCTAGAACGCCACGACCTAAAACTTCAGTATCGTATTCTAGATATTCTCCGTTTACTGGTGTATCCAAATCAGCGGTTGCAATTCTTACTGCAATTGCTTGGTTTGATCTATTACAAATGTTCACACTAAGCACTGCAAAATACCCTGATGGAACGGTGTAAACGCTAGTATTGGTAGCTGCTGCTAAATCTGCTATTCCTAATCTTCCTGTAGCCATTTAAATTTCTCCGTTATGCATTTAAAAATAAGTTCAGTGCGACAGCATATCCATCAACACCAGCTTTAAAGTTCACTTTACTATTTATGTTAATCTGTACATTAGTTGTAGTTGTGATTTCTTGTCCTGCTATGAAAATAACACCTGCTGTTAACGTATTAACATTCAAGCTAGATCCGCCACCACCAATTTGACTTGAAATGTAGGCTTTAATAGCTCTTTGAGTTGGTATCACTGTATCCGAATCCGCCGTAAAGAACGGATCTGTTGAGAATTCAGTGATTGTTGCTCCACCTCCGCCCAACGCTAGTTCACCCAAACTTAGTTCGTTCAATCCTGCTAGATTAAATGCATCTGCATTTAATGTTGCAGTACCAGTTGACTGCTCAACGTTGAACAATCCACCAACTCTAAAATTACCGTCTTGGTCAGTTGATGTATAGAATACACGACCGCCATTTGAATCAACTGTTTCGTTAGCAGGAATTGGGTCTGTTGTTGGTAGACCCGGATAATTGGTATTGGTTTGATTTCCAGTACCAATGTCTAAGAAGTCATGGCCTGTTAAACGCACCTGACTGTAGCGTCGTCTAATTGTAGTGACTGCGTTGTGGTCTGGTGATTCCAATGTTCCAACATCCGGACTTACTTGAATCTGAGCACTGTACGGACCCACACCTGTTAGATCTCTTACGTTGACGATTCTGTAATAGACATCGTCAATTCCTGCAATTTGCAAGTTTGCGCCGCCTCTTGGAACGTCTGTAAGATCTTTGAAGTCAATAAATGCGCCAACTTGATAGTTGTCTGCGTATCCGTCACCTGTTACAGTTGTAGATGATGCTGTGTAATTTGCACCTCTATTTGAATAGTTTGGTTGTGCCAATACTCCATCACCAATTCTAGCAACATAGGTTGCATCTGCACCTGTATTGTTAGGATCAACAATGGTCATTGTTGGTGCGCTGGTGTAATTAGATCCTGGCTCATGTACCCAAATTTCTCTTATGAGTCCGTCATTTACCCATGCTCTACCACGTGCTCTTGTACCTACATATACTGCTAGTGCTCTTCGACCACCTTGATTGAATGTAAGGAATCCTGCATTGCCTGTAGGGTTGCCGTAGGCCGCTGCTGAATATAATTTACCAATAGTTCCAGCCATTGTGCCGGTGCCGGTAGTTAGTGTTACAACACTTCCTCCAACTGATGACGAAATATTAAAGCGTGTTGCACTGGCAATTGATTTAATAAAATATCGAGTGCCGCTTGACACGCCACCAATAACTCCAGAACTAAATTGTACAGTGTCATTAACTGATAAATCTGCGGTACTGGCCACTGTTAGGTAATTGGTATTAGCTTGATAGAACTGAGTCTTAACCGCTGAACTTCCGTATCCAACTACCACTGTGTTATAAGCACCATCGCTTGCACCAGCATTCCAGTTGGCTGTGGTAGTCATAGTAATTTCTGTCCATGTTATACCATCTTCAGATATTGCTGATCTGCTGCTGTTATAGGCAGTTGCCACAAATACGCTACCGTTCCATGTTACATTTGTCCAACGGGCTGCTGCACCAGGTAATGTAGCAGCAGACCATGTAGTGCCGTTAGTGCTGTAGGCTGCAGATGTTGTAGTAGTACCACTGTTTCCAGCTACTGCTACAAATGTACTATTACCAAACGTTACACTGCTCCATCGTGTTGATGTTGGCAGTGTTCTAGCAGTCCATGTTGCACCGTTATCTACAGAGCTTGCGCCTGCTGTTGAGTTTGTGGTACTACCGCTAACTACAACAAAATAGTTAGTACCGCCAATATTTCCATAGGCAACGCTGGTCCATTCGTCGGTACCTGGCATAGTACTAGAAGACCATGAAGTTCCGTTAGTTGAATATTGTGCTACAGAAGAACTATTACCAACTAGTACAAATGTTCCATTTCCGTAAGTAATAGCACTCCAATCTCGAACGGCTGTTAGTACGTTGCTTTGGAAACTAAATGTAATACCATCGCTGGAAGTTGCTACATCGTTTGAACTGATGTAAGGAATTACCCATGTGCCGCCACCGTAGGCAATGCATCGAGCATCGTCTGTACCTGTTGGGATAGTTCCTGCACTCCAAGTAGATCCACCGTTAGTTGAATATGCTACGTTTAATGTAGGACCCGATACTGCAACATATTTAGAACCGCCATATCCTACAGCACTCCAATTTGCAACGGAAGATAACGTGCCTGATGCCCATGCTGTTGAATCATCTTCGGCAGTATCAGTCACGCTGATTGTTGCTACTGTTGTGCTTCTTGAAGTCCAATTTTTACCATCATGTGAACTAGCTGCAATTTCTCCGTCTGCAAGTGCAAGGAAAGTTCCACTACCGTATACAACTTTTCTCCAGTCTGCACTAACTGGCAGTGTTGAAGAATACCATGTTGCACCGTTGAAACTGTAAGCAACCATTGTTGCATTATCAGCAATTGCAACGAATCTTCCGTTACCGAATGCGATGTCAAACCAATTTGATTCTGTTGAATCAGCATTAGCTGGCATTGTTGTCACATTCCATGTAACGCCATCTGTAGACCATGCTACACTATTGCTAAAATTACCTTCAACAATGACAAATCGGCCATTACCAAACGCAATAGCTTTGGCGCCTGTTGATACGCTACCAACACTCCAGGTTAAGCCGCCATCTGATGATACTGCTCTGGATGTTGTGCCGGAATCGCTTTCACTTATTGCAACAAATTTTGCACTACCGTAGGCAATGCCTACCCAGTCACCACCTTCGCCAATAGAACTAGTCGACCAGTTGACGCCGTCAACTGAGTGTGCTGCAATTGTGCCGTCTCTTACGATTGCAACATACTTGCTAACGCTAGAGTAAACACCGTACGCAATAGATTGCCAATCGCCAACTGCTGGTAATGTTACTTCGCTCCAAGTTGTTCCATCTATAGAATAACCTGCTTTATTTGTGCTAGATCCTACTGCAACATATGCTCCAGCAATTGCTGTGCCTGTTGCGGAAACTGCGGTAATACTACCATCTGTAGAATCTATTGCATCAACTGTTATGCTAATGTTGTTAGTTGGAGCTGCACCACCTACTGCTGTGCCAGCAATAGTTAATGTATTACCTACTACGAAATCAAATCCAGGAGAATTAATAGTTACAGTATATGTTCCATTTCTTCTTACAACATCAAATGTAGAACTAGATCCTACACCCCCTGTAGCACTTAAACCTAAGTAGCTGGCATAACCGTTTCCGTAAACAGCATCATTCCAATTTCTAGCAGTGGATAGCGATCTTATAGTTTTTGTATAACCAGGATCACTAAATGTAACTCTAGGTGTAATTTCATAAACTGTAGTAAGATCCAGTGAAGCCACAATTGGCGTACCTGGAATCACATGATCCCATCCTGCTGTACCGTCACTTTCTTTTCTAATAGTAGCAACTTTGCTTCCGTTGTTATAGGTTTGAATATAACCATACTGTCCTGCGCCTGTTCCTGCTGTAATAAACAAGTGCATGCCTACATAGGCTGTACTTAATGCGCTATCAGCAGCCGCAATAGTAATCTGTGTTGTATTTCCGCCTTGTGCTACGTTGCCAGAAGTTACATAACCAACACCGCCAGGTCCTGTGCTATCGCCCGGATCAGTTAATCTTACCTGATATAATCCGCCATTTCTAGTATCTATTGTAGATACTGCTGCTCCGGATCCTGCACCAGAAATAGTATAGCTAGCTGTTGAATAATCTAAACCAGCATTTAAATATTCCATAACTAGCAATTGATTGCCGTCTGTGATAATACTTCTAACACTAGCTTCTTGGGCTTGGTTATCAACTGCTCCTGTAATCGGAGTTTCAGTAACATCATATCCTTCAGCAACAGAACCAAATGTTCCGTAGGAGTTATTACCGTTGGTAGCACGAATCTTACCACCGTTTTCAGCTAGATAGCCAATGTGATTGTAGTACGAGAACACCGAAACAAGTTCTGCACGACCTAAGTTAGTAATCCATGCTCCAATACCGTCACTCAATACCTGTGTGAAGTCATTGCTAACAATAGAATCATTACCGCCTGCGTGTAAGCTGCCATCGATCTTTTGACCTACACAGGCAGTACCAAATGTTGTTACGTTTTGTACGTAAGTTGATTTGTTAGTAACCCATGCACGATCATCGTTAGGACCCCATCCTGGATCAAGAGATACATATGCACCTGCTAACGGACGTTGTGTACCCCATTCATTAACTGGGGTTAGTCCGTCTGCATCACCTGCACCTGCGGTATTACCGTCTGATGTACCATCTAGGCCTGTGAGTGTTTGATTACGAACACCGCAACCATTTCTTACATAGAACATGTCTTCTAGTTTAGAACCTGTATAGGCATTTCTGTAATATCTAGCTGCCGTCACTGTGTTAAAATTGCCTGTATATACTAAATCTTTAGATATAGCATCAACATAATTTCTTACATCGTTTTCACAACGGGCAGCACTGTAGTACCAGTTAGCAACCATAGTACCGCTGGCTGCAGATAAATCAACTGCTGTGCCATTTAGGCTAGTTGAGATCTTAAAGGTTGTTGCTGTTAGTCCAGATGCTAATACATAGTAGGTTGTGTTTAGTGCAACATTACCAAATACAGTTCCTGTGAATCGTATTGTGTCGCCTGCAACTAACCATGTTTGCGAACTACATGTAAATGTGTCTGTACTACCATCTGCTGATGATACAGTTGTTTTAAATGTATTGGCAACATATGCAGTAGCTTCTGCTGCTAAGAAATCTTTGTTAAGTTCAAGAATTTTAGCACCATTTATTAGATCGGTATCTGTTACCGGAATGTTTGTGCCAAATACAACCGGGCGTGTTCCTGTGTTGACATAGTCAATAGCATAATCCCATAGCTTACCGGCAGCAACTGTTGCTCCCGATGCTGCAATTTGTTTTGCCTTGTGTCCAATGAAGTCAATAATACCTAGAGTTGCTGCCAACTGATTGGCCACTACCAATAGTGCTGAACTAGTTCCTCTTCTATAGGCCATTCCTGCTTTGATAGAAGCAAAATTTGAGCCAAACATCAAGTCGTAGCCTAATGCATCTACGATGTAGCCTACGTCTCTAGAACAGGTAGTTTCATTAAAGTTCAGTGTTGGGAATTCTCTCTTGATGTAAGTAACTGAATCAGTTTGTACTGTAGATCTTAGACTGTTAAGTACTGTTCTTGCAGTTAACAATGCTGCTGACACCCAAGAAGTTGCAGGTGCTATTAGTGTTGGTAATACACCGTCGGCAGTAATAGTGTTAATAATTTCTTGTACACGCTCTTCGGCAAAATTCTTTGAACTGGTATTACCAGCAGTACCGCTAACATCTTGTGTTAGAGCGTTGCCTGCTGATACAGAAACTGCTGCTTCTGTAACAACCTGACCTACAACTGTTTTTAATCTTGCAAATGCTGCTAAGGTTGCTGCCTTTTCTCCGCTACCAAATGTTGCCTCACCGTAGCTGTAATATGCATCTGCTGCAATTCTTGTCTGTGTATTACCACCGTAGGTGATATCATATCGAGCTGCATCTAAAATGTATCCTACATCACGAGCACATGCCGCAGCATCATATGTAAATGATGTCGTGAACGGTGCAATGTTTCCTGCTACTTGAACAGCAATCCATGCAGTAATTTCTGCTTTGATAAATGCTGTGTTGGCTAAAATTTGTGCTCTAGCATTGTCATATGTAGATGTTGCACCAGTAACATTGCCAGTTGAAGCGTAAGCAGTATTGGTTAAACTTGTTCCCCAGTTTGTCGGACTTGGCAAAACAAATGCATCAACTGACCCTAGGCCGTTAGAAATAATATCTTTAATTTCAGTGATATTTGCTTCAATGCTTGACACTGCGGTTGCACTACCAACATTACCAGCCTTTTGACTGGTTGTATTTTGTGTAGCTGTATTACCTGAAGTAGGTGTTACTGCAACGTTAGTAATAATGTCTGAAGTAATAGCCTTTAGTCTCTGTAAAGTAGTTACAGATTTTGCCTTGTCATTGGCTGCGATCAATGAACCAGCTGGACTAATTCTAGTACTACGTAATTCATCACCTACTATTGCAGTATTTGCTGGAACGTAGATTGGTAGAACTTCGTAAAATTGTCCTGTTTTTACATTAATTGTATAGTTTGGTACATCGGCTGCTGGTAAATCTGCAATACTATTTGCAGTTAACGCATCTGTAATTATTTCAGCTAGTCCTGTAATAAGGGCACCTGCTCCAGTTTCAGAATCATAATTGAAATCTATGATTTGTTTAATTCTGTTGCCTACGCTAATTCCGTTTAGTGCTTGGTAATTTGCAACTGGTGCAAGATTAGCTAAGATTTTATCTATTAGCGTCACAGTGTAATTAATAGATGCTACTAGTTGCTCTTCTTCGTCAGCAATAAATGGTTCAATAACACCAAGTGCTGTAAAATAAGATTCTGTAGCAGCGATTGTTTTGGTATTTCCACCGTGTGTTAGATCATAGACAAATGCGTCTACAATTAAACCAATATCACGTTCGCACAATGCCTGGCTGTCATTAACAAAACCAGCAAAAGGAGCAATACTGTTGGCAATCTGATAAACGACCCATTCGGTAAGTTCTTTTTGTATGAATGTTCTATTTTGATTTAACAGATATGCGGCATTTGAAAATTCTGTACCTTTAGCAATCTGCTCACAGGCATATCTTACAGAAGCCCACGGCCGATCAATGGTTGTTCCGTATGCAGGATAAGGTGCATCTACACCATGCGCTGCAACATAATAAACCTGTTCAACTTTACCCCAGAATTTCCAAACTGGAACTCCATTTTCTACAGCAAGAACTTGTCCTTCTTCACCAATAGGCAGTCTTGTAGGACCTGTAGGAGCGTAATAAACTAAATCTCCTGTAGTAGTTAAAACACTATCTTCTAGTCCGCTGGTAATTAAATTCCAATATGTTCCAGTATTGTCTTTCTCTGGACTGTTTGTTGTTGGAGTAAGTGTACTGTCGTCATCATCTGATGTGTGTCCAAGAATACAAATATAACTACTTGAATTGTATTTTACAATATCGCCTAATAGATAAGAAGTTGAATTTAACCATTCTCCTCTCCATCTTAGGCCACTGTTTAGTCTAGACCAATAGGTAGTTTCAGTTTCTGGATTTTTGTTAGTTCCTGATAGTGTAGCGGTGTATGTATAACCGCCGTGTCTAATCACTTCACCTGGCAAGTACGCTGTTCCAGAACTCCATTCGCCTTCAAATTTAAAGGAAGTTGTAAAGAGATCCCAATTTGAAGTATCAGTTGGTATAACATTAGTGTGTACTGTTTTAGAAATATAAGAATAACCACCGTATCTAACAATGTCGCCCGGTTGATAGGTTGTTGCAGAACTCCAAAAACTTTCAAATTCTATACCCTCAACAAACTGTTCAAAATAAACTACACTAAAGTTTGTTGAACTTGTGTGATATGTATTACATCTCCAAATGCTATTTCCGTATTTTACTAAATCGTTAACTTTGTAACGGACTGCATTAGCCCATTCGCCTTTGTATTCAATACCTTTGTGGAAGTAATCCCATTTTGATTGGTCGGCTTCTAGGCCGTTGGCTGCTATTCCTGCAGAAGTGTGACCTTCATTACAAATATATGACTGACCGCCGTATTTTACAACGTCGTTGATTTTATATCGTAGGCTAACTGACCAGTCGCCTTTCCAATCAAAACCTTCACTTAAGATATCCCATTTTTCTAAGTCTGCTTCTAGACCTAACGCTGCGGTGGCTGCAGAAGTGTGAGGAGTATTACAAACATAATTGTTTCCGCCGTATTTTGCAATATCGTTTTTGCGATAACGAACGACAGAACTCCAATCGCTTCTCCATTCAAATCCTTCTGCGTATAATTCCCATTTTGATAGTGCGCTATCGCCTAGATCTAAATCAAATTCTAATCCGTTAGTTTCGGTTGACGAAGTATGACCTTGAGTACAAATATAAACAAATCCGCCATATTTAACAAGATCATTTTCTTTGTATAAAGTTAACTGTTCCCACTCACCTTTCCATGATTGGCCGTCGGCAAATAAATTCCATTTTGTAGGAATTACATCCAGATCAGCATAAAAATCTGCGTTAGCAGTATGCCCTGATACGCACAAATAAGTACGTCCACCATAATTGATGACGTCATCTTTATAGTATGTAGTACCGGTTACCCAGTCTGCTTTCCATACAAATCTAATTCTACCTAGTTTAAATTCAGCCATTTTAGCTCCAATCCGTTATTAATATTTATGCTCGTCAAAAAATACTTATATCATACCCCTTCCTGCAAGGAAGTAGGTATTAGTTAATAAGTCGCCACTGAAAGGTTGTTTAAAATTAACCTTAACAGGTATGTTAAGTTGTTCGCTTGTTGTTGTTCCAATATCAGTAGGTCCAACTCTTACCACACCTGCAACTACTGATGTTGTAAATGCATCAGAACCACCACCTGACACTCTTCTTGACAAATAGGCTTTAACTGCCCGTTGTGTAGGAACAATGTTATTACTGTCTGCGATGAATAATGGGTCTGTTGAAAATTCTCTAATTACAACTCCTGATCCACCAACGCTTACTCCGCCTAGAGATAGTTCTTCTAGTCCTTCTAGCACAAAGAAATCAGCACTAATAGTCACTGTACCAGTCGATTGCTCAACTGCAAAAACTTCTCCAACTCGGAAATTACCGTCTTGGTCAGTGCTCGAATAAAATACTCGGCCGCCGCCTTTTTCTACAACTTCATTTTCTGGTGCAAGAACTGTTCCTACAGGAAATAATGTATTAGGATAATTTGTTTGTTCAAAGTTTCCTAATCCTACATCTAAGAAATCGTGACCTGTCAAACGAACTTGACTGTACAACTGTCTAATAGTAAGTGATTCGTCGTGCTCCGGAGATTCTTCTCTTCCTAGGGTTTTTGCTATTGCAATTTGAGCAGTGTAATCTCCTACTGTTCCTCCAAGAACAACTGCTGACAATACCTTGTAGGTATAATCATCGATGCCGTTTATGTTTAAGTTATCGCCAGGACCCGGTATACGAGTTAAACTGTCAACTACAAGAAATTTTCCAGTTTGATATTGATCTTTATATCCGTCTCCAGCTACAATAGCACCTGTAGTTAATGTTTGATAAGATTCGCCAACATCTACAATCGACGGAGTGCCCAATACTCCATTACCAACTCTAACTCCTACAGTAACTTCTGTTGTGTTATTAGGATCTGTTAATGTCATTACTGGTGCTGAAGAATAACCGCTGCCTACTTCCCATAACAATATACTTAAAATACGACCACTTCCCAATGTTACTCTAGCCTGAGGAGTAGTTCCCATTGATAACAAATTACCAACAGTAGTTGCTGATAATCCAGACACTGCTACCAGTTTGCCAATACCGCCGCCGGCTATATCTCTCCATGACTGGACTCCACTCAAACTTCTATACGCCCAGTTGATACCGTCTGTTGACACTGCTACTTTATCATAACTTTCTGCTAGAGCAACAAATGTTCCTTGGAAGTATTTGATAGTCTGCCAATTTTGTGTATCGATAGATGCAGGAGTCCATGTTATACCGTCAAAACTATAAAAAGTGGAGTTAGCTCCGGCGAAGCCACCTTCTATGGCTACAAATCTATTATTACCGTAGGCAATTCCTCTACAGCCACCGATAAATGATCCCAGTGTCCATGTGGTTCCGTCGGTACTATATGCTGTTTGTGCTGTAGACGAGTCACTTTGTGAAACGGCAACAAATTTGCCTTTACCGTAGGTAATGTCAATCCAGTCGGCGCCTTCTGGCAATAGTCCTGCGGTCCATGTTATTGCATCTGGTGATGTTGCAATATCTTTGCCGCCGGTGGATGTAGCAACCCATAGACCGTTGCCGTAGACTACCGAACTGTATGTTTCTACGGGTGCTGTAGCAACGTTCCAAGCTACACCATCAAAACTATAAGAAATTTGTCCGCTTGATGCCACTGCAACAAATGTATTATCTCCGTAGGCAACTTTAACCCATGTTGCAGCAGTTGGTAAATTAGTTGCTGTCCAAGTAGTTCCATTTGACGAATAACCAGCGGCATTTGATCCGGCTGTAGAAACTCCATTGGCTACCGCAACCCACTTTCCACTACCATAGGTAATACTGATCCAGTCATCTGGTGTGGCTAAACTAATTGCGCTTGCATTATAACCTGTAGAACTAAAAGTAACTCTAGGTTCAATACTGTAATAGGTTGTTGTGTCTAATACAGGCTCTATAGTAGTACCTGGTTGGAAATGATTCCAACCTAGATGATGCATTATCATGCCGCCGGAACTGTTAATTAATAAAAATACTGTGCCGCCTTCTGAATCACTTACCGTTATTTGTGTAGCGTTTACTATGGTTTTTACATAGTAAATAGTTTCTAATTGTATGTTTCCGCTAACCACTCCTGTAAACAATACAGGATCATTAAGTTTTAGATATTCTGTGGTGCCAATAGTAATCCTGTTTCCAGATGAAGTAGTTGATGCTACAGTTTGTTGTGGTTTAAATTCGCTGGCTATAAAAGCATTTTTTGTAGTTTCGTTAAATTCTGCAATATATCCGTATTGACCTGTTCCAGTTCCAGAATCTAGTACCAATCGCATAGAACGATAGCTATCTGCTTCTGAATCATCAGAACCTGCAATTGTTACAGAGTATAAATCTCCTGATTGTGCATTATTTTTAGCATTAGCATATCCGCCGCCGCCCGATCCTGAAGAATCTCCCGGATCTTTAATTCTTACTTCGTAAACTGCTCCGTCCCTAAACTCTTCTGCTAGCAAGGATCCGTTAATACCTGCACCAGTTAATGTATAGGTTGCTTGGGTATATTCGTTTCCTGCATGACTGAAAAATGCTCTGGTCAATTCTCCGTTGACTGCAAATACTTGATCTACATTAGCATCGTAATATCGATTATTGACTACAGCAGTAATTGGAACTTCGCTTAGATCAAAACCTTCTGCAACTGCTCCGTATTGTCCGTATGAACTGTTTCCGTTTGTACCTCTAATTTTTCCACCGTCGGTACATAGATAACTAACATGATTATAATAGGTAAAGACCGACACAACTTCTGTTTTACCAGTACCATTACACCATACGCCAATTCCATCTGATAACACCTGTGTAAAATCGTTGGCAACAATAGTTTGATTGCCGCCGTCGTGTAGGTCGCCGTCTATTTTGAGGCCAATACAGGCTGTACCAAATGTAGTCACGTTTTGTATATACGGAGATTTTGTTCCTACCCATGCACTAGTATCAGCCGGACCATATCCTGGATCTAAACTAGCATACGCACCGGCAGTTGGTCTTCTTGTCAAATAGACATTTAATGCTCCCAGTGTTCCACTAAGACCGGTTAATGTACAATTTCTTAATCCCGTGCCGTCCTTCATCAAAAACATATTTGATAATCTATTTTCTGATCCAGTTTTTGAATTGTAAAAATAAGTGCCAGTAAATTGACTTTCATAATTGCCTGGATATTTTAAATCGTAAGCAACAGCATTGACAATTTTTACAACATCAGGAATAAATCTTGGAGGTTGTGTATAACTTGATCTCAAAAACGCAATGTATGCAGACATTTCTGATTCTAAAAATTCAGAATTGTTTAATAATTGAGCCGCTGCTGCAAGTACATTAGCATCTGTAGATAGAGCATTTGTTCCTGTAATAGGAGAAGCTGTTCCAGTTGCTAGTCTTGATCGTATCTGTGCTAATAATGATCTTGCCGCAGTTACCTGCACAGAGGTTCCAGGGGTTCCTGTAAAATCTTGAGGAACATGTCCATATAAAATTGAACCGTATGCCGGATTGGCTACTTCGGTAGTACCAATTGGCTGTTCTAAAATCAAGTATTCTATAATATAATTTAAATAATCAATAACATCCAACATTGCCGAGGCGTCTGCATTGGTAAACACAGTATCGGATGCCGAAATAATTGTTCCTCTAAGTTCGTCTCCTACTACCGCTACAAATGATGGAACTCTTAACGGTAGTATTTCTTCGTACATTCCATTCTTTACAAAAACTGTAGCAGGTCCAGTGATGTTATCCAGTGCATATCTCACTGTTCTCCAAGGAGAGTTTTGTGATGTTCCAGTAGTTCTGCTATCAACACCATCGGTTGCAACGTAATAGACTTTTGCCGAAGAATTAAAAGTTTCCCAGCTTGGTGACCCACTCTTAGCTTGTAATGTTTGACCTTGATTACCAACGGTTAAATTTGTAGCGCCTATGGTACTACCGTCTTCTGTTAGACCATATGTTTTAATATCACCAGTATAGGTTAATATGTTCCTTTCGTCGCTATAGGTGTATTTTTCCCAATATATTCCAGCTTCGTCGTTGGGACGATTACCTAATGAAGAAACATGTTTTGCAATACATCTATATGTTCCCGATCTCCATAGTATAAGATCTCCAATAACATAAGATCTAAACGCATCCCACTGGCCTTGCCATTTAGATCCGGGGATCATCAATTCCCAATCTTCTGTATTGATCGTGGAACCGTCATCAATAAAATCAGTATCTGTTAAAGTTACATCTCTTTTTGCAATGTATAATTGGCCTTGTCTTCTTATTACATCACCAATTTGATAAGATGTAGAGGCTGTCCAGTCACCTCTAATGTTTGAATTGACAAACAATAAATTCCAAAAATTATTGGTCTCGGTAGTTGGCTCTTCGCCGAGGTGTGTTAGTTTTGCAATGAACAAATATCCACCGTATCTAACAATATCACCTGGTTGATAAATGGCTCCCGATGCCCACTCTTGATCGTATTCAAAACCCGGGCAAAATATTGTCCAATAAGCCGAATCAAAAAATTGTCCGCTGTTGGTAGTATGCTTTACTGTACACTTGTACAAATAACTGCCATACTTAACTACATCATTTACTTTGTACTGTACTGCTTGAGACCAGGCTCCGGCATATTCAATTCCGTCGTAGAGTATTGCCCACTTGCCTTGATCGTTTTCTAAGCCCAGTGCTTCGTTAACCGCTGAAAGATGTTGAGAAATACATCTATAGACTGTGCCGCCGTATTTTACTATGTCGTCTACATAGTAAATTGTGTCAATTTGCCAATCACCTTTCCAAATATTATTTAGATAGATCAATTGCCATTTTAATGAATCGCCTTCTAGTCCAATAAGTGGATCATCACTTGATACATGTGCCGCTATACATTTGTAGATTCTTCCGCTGTTAACAACAACATCGCCAAGATTATAAAGTGTGGACACTGTCCAATTTGTCTTCCATGACTCTGAACTAGAATAAATGATCCAATAGTTATTTGTTGAATAGTCTAAAACAAAGTCGCTTTCAAGTTCTGCTGAAATATGTTCTTCGACACAAAAATATGTTACTGCACCTTTCTTTACAACAGCACCTCTAGTATAATATGTATTTTCAGTCCAACGGCCTTGCCAGCTGGCGCTTTCTACCATTACTACCCATCTTGGGGCAGGACTAGGAGGAATATCACTGTTTAAAAAGTTTAAGTCGTCGTAAAAATTGTCATCAGCAGTATGCTGAGTGATACAAACATATATTCTTGCACCGAATCGTACGATATCGTCATTTAGGTAATTAGATCCAGCGGACCACTGCCCTTTCCAAGTATATTTTAATCTACTGATTTTAAAATCTGACATGATTTATTTTAGCCCTCTGAGTCAAAATTGTCGTATTCGTGACCGTTATTAATTCTTGCTACTAATTGACCGTCATTATCTACATAATAAAAAATAGCTCTATCGTCCCATCTGTATTGTTGATACTTTAAATTATCAAATACAAGATTATGATTAATATCTATTCCTTCGTAAAAATCCACACCGTTTTCGAAGTCGGAAAAGTTCTCGGCTGGGTCTCCGGGATTATTAATTGAAATACTGTCATTGCTCTTTGCCTGATCGCTGCGTTCTAAAAACACACTACCATTTTCATTTTTTCTTAGTCCATAGAAAAATCTTGGAGTAGAACCTAGTCTACTTTCTGGATCTTGTCCTAGATAATAATTGCTATTTGCCATGATTTATTCCTTATGAAAGTTCAACATAACTAACAACAGTGTCAACACTATTAGCAGTATCGCTGACAATTCTCAATCCTGATGTTTCTGGTAAAATTAATTTTTCACCGTTGGTAATAATTTTTACCGCTGAGTTAGGCGGTATTGTTAATCCCCTAACATAATATGCAGGTGTACTATCATCGCTGACTACAAATACGTCAACGTTGACTGTTTCGTATTCTGTAGAGTTTGCAATGTTGCAACCAATAACTGTTGCTCTAAAACCTACAGGAATTTGTACAACATCTATTGGCGTAGTTCCTATTCCTGCGTTAACTGCGTGTTTGAATGTGGTTGGCATTATATTATCCTAGTGTCAATGCAAATCTAATTGCAATGTCGTTAGCTGTGCTTTCTGAAACGGCACCAATTGTACCTGCTGGGCTTGACCATTGTAGTCCATCCCAAATTTCCAAAGCCTTTGAATCTGTGTTGTATCGAGTCATGCCCTCAACAGCATAAGTTGTTGGGCGTTCGCCTGTTGTTCCACGTGGAACAACAAATGCATTGGTTCCGGATATTTTTACATATCCAGTTCCTGTTTGTGTCAATTCTGTTATACTGTCGCTGACAAAGTTAGTAATAGTATTATCACGTATGCGGAAATTGCCGATTACTACAGCGCCGGATCCGTTAGGGTCAAGTACTAGATCTCCGGTTGTCGTAGAGATGGTGTTATTTTCTAAATGTATGTTGCCAACATCAAATGTACTTAGACTCAAACTATCAGCAAAAACTCCTTGAGCATATACTGCTTGCCATTTATATCCCGGTGATCCAAGATCGTATGAGTTGTTAGTTTCAGGAATTAGATCGCTGCGAATACTGGCATTAATTGTGATAGTGTCCGATAATGCATCGCCAATTATAAGATTACCGCCTATTGTGATGTTGCCGGTTGCAGAAATGTTTCCGTCGACTGCTAGATTGCCTGTAATATCGGTGGCGCTTTGAATGTCGACTTTTCCTGTGCCACTAGGATCTAACTCTAAGTTTGAATTAGAAACAGTAGTTGAAATTTTGTTGCCGTGAATTTCAATATCATTAACAGTTAGTCTAGAATGATAGGCTGTTGCTTCACCGCCTGATGCTATGAAGCTAATTGTTGGAAGATTGCTAGAAATTGTATTGCCGGTAAGTGTAAAATTACCAACTTCTATTTGATTTAGAACTTCTAAATTTGTAGTTCTTGCTGTGCCTACTAGGTCTAATTGGTATTGAGGAGTAGCCGTGTTGATACCGATGCGAGAGTTAACAACATCAAGATAAAGAAGGTCTGTCTCAAAGGCTAAATTGACTCCGTCACGAATCAAATTCGACTTTAAGAGCGGACCGGAAATACGACCAATAGCCATGTGCTCTCCTAAATACCCGGTGTTTCACCGATAACCAAATTTTCAGCTTGCGCTCTCTGCTGGTTTACCACAGTCGAATCTTGCAGAAAATTGGTCGTTCGCTGCAATTACTAGTATTTAGTCAGATTTGGGAATTAGCCGAAGATCAGTGTATAAACGTGGCCGAGTTCTTCCATGATAGGCGCAGTGATAACAATACCGCCACCTGTGGCCACCTGCCATATTGTGCCGTCGAAACATTCCATGTAGCCTATTTCACTATTCCAACGTGTGGCTCCTACTTCAACCGGAGTGCGTTCAGCTGTAGTTCCGTATGGAATTCTAAAGGCATTGGTATCGTTTATGGTTAGATAGCCAGTACCTGTATGAGAAATAGTTATAGGAGTATTATTGAAATTGTTTATCACCCCTGCATTTATAGAAATGTTTTCTATTCTTATTGTGCCAGTTGCAGAGTCAACTATGAGATTGTCATTGCTTTGAATTGTTGATATTGTATTAGCAGTAAATTTCATTTGATCGCTAATAAACAAATTTACAGTATTAATATTATCAACTCCATTTATGTCGTAAATGTGCAATTCTGACCAACGCTTATCGTTTTTACCCAAATCGTATGTTCCATCTAGTCCTGGAATAATACTTTGTGTAAAATCAGGAGAAATAGTAACAGTATCTATTGGACTGTCTCCTACAATAAACTGTCCGTCTAGTCTTACTTCACCTGTTGCAGAGATGTTTCCAACTACTGCTAAATTGCCTGTAATGTCAGTACTGGCTAAAATATTAACTTTGCCTGTGCCTGCTGCATCCAGAGTAATATCAGCGTTGGTAGCAATGCCTCTAATATAATTGTCTTTAATTTCAAAATCAGGAGTTAATATTTTACCGTATTGAACATAGGCTTCTGCACCGTTAGGTTCTATAATTATAGGGCCTACTGTAGTGCTTATTGTTCCAGAAGTATAAAAAATTAAATTATCTACCTCTGCTTGTGTACCGTTCACAATAACATTAGCACTTACTCTAGAGTCGCCTGCGATGTCTAATTCGTAGTCTGGTGGATTAGAATTGATACCTATTCTAGAGTTATTAACATCTAGATATAATAGGTCAGCATCAGTTGGAGCATTTCTAAAAGTTAGGTCAACACCGTTTCTTAATAGATTTTCAGTTAAAAGTTTTCCACTGATCCTACCAAGTTGTGCTACAAACGGTTCTGGCATTCGCTCTCTCCGGTAATATTAATCGGCGTAGCCGTAATATATTGTGATGTATTTGTCTAAAGGAACTGAACTGGTAAACACAATATAGGTATTACCTGATCCTAGATAATTGTCCACTAGGTTGTAGTTAGTATCTGAAATTTGAAAAACGTTTTCAACAAATACCAAAATGTTGTTTTCAGAATTTGGAATTTTAGTTAAAGGACCAAATGTTGTCTCTACTTCGTTGCCTGGCCCTAGAGTCTGTTTGGTAATAGCTGTGGCGCCCGGAGCTCTAACCACTTCCCATACTCCGTCGATATAGGCTTCGATGGAGTTTGTTGTAGTATTGTACCGCATGAATCCATTAGCGCCGCCTGTGGTTCTAACTCCGCTTAATTGCGGACGTTGTGCAGTAGTACCTTTAGGCAATCGTAATCCGCCTGTTATTTCCATAACAGCACGACCATAGTGATTGGTAAACAGTGTTTGATCACTAGGACTATACTTGCTAAGAGTTTTTTGTTTAAGGAATCTCATACTGGCAATGCACTCACTGTGATACTTAACAAGTTTCCAACGCTGGCAGTAGCACGAATTTGATCATTACCATAAGTAGTACTACCTTTTAACACTATGCGCTCGTCGCTGAAAAATACAGTTTCTCCTGCAGGTACAATTAAATTCTTAACAACAGTATTTGTGTCTGAACTTACTCCGCCTGCTGGCACTAAATTTAATGTTAGAGTACAACTGTTAACAGTTTCGTCGGTTAAGTTTGGAGTTCCTGTATTACAAACTATGATATTTGTAATGGCATTATCTTGTGCAACTACTGCGCCACCAACTGGGGCTCCTGTACTGGTGCTAGTAAACACCAATGTATCTCCTGAAGTTGTTAGTCGTGTGCTGTATATCATTTTTATTGTCTCTTAAAATATCATGCTAAAAACAAGAGCTTTGCTCTTGCTTATCAATTCATCATTCTTACTGGTGTTTCTAAAATAAACGCCTGTGCTGCCTGTACCTACAGATCCGCCATATACTAAACTAGCATTGTTTACTGCCGCTGGAGTAGTTCCTGGATTGTCTAGTTGTAAGGCGTAGGTAATTTCAACTTTCCCTGTACCGTTGGTTTCTAATTTGATATTGCCGTTGGTATTAACCGTTTGAATTACAGTAGCATCGGGAATTAACGGGTCATCCGGTGTTGGATCCTCTGTAAAAAAGTTTGCTCCGGCCATTTGCACTCTGTTTCTAAAAAACTGTGCAACAATGTTATTGTCAATTACTACTCCTACTAGACTTTCTACAGGTTGTACAAAGTATGGACCAATTGGAAATAATCCAGAAGCTATAGGATCGTTTACATCAAATGCTGCGGTACGTGTATCATTTCTTAAAATTTGAAATGTTGGATTAGTTTGAATTGCATCGTCAACATATTTTTTATTAGGTACGTCATCGTCGTCTGTAACTTGCAATTCGTATGCTGTTGTGCCTGCTACTTTAACAACTCCTGTACCAGTTCCAATTAGTGTCAAATCGCCACTATCGGTATCTGCGTTTGTTAAAATTTCTTTTACTCTAACTTTACTAGAATTATAACCAGCACCTTCTTTGAAATTCCATGTTTGATCATTTTCATCCCACAACAATGAAACATCAGTTGCTAATCCTCGATCAACTTCAATTCCAGAATATCTTAGAGTAACACCACTACCGGTTTCACCGTAATTAATTGTAATTATGTTGTCGTCTACATTTAAGTTTTCAACAGAGACATACAAGGTGTCACCTTCAACTATTAAGTTTCCAGTAACTCTGGTATTTCCAACACCCGCACCCGTATCAAGAGTAATTGTTGCACCCTCGCCGGATTTGATATTATAATCACCGCTTACCTGTATAAACTGTCCCATGCTAAAATCCTAAATTAGATTGCTGTTAAAATTAACAAAGTTTCAGTAGAATCATCTGATAGTGTCCACTTATAGCGAACACTGTTGAAATCAGCTACAGTTCTAAAATTAATTTTTCTTAAAGTTTTGGGTGAACCATTTAACATTCCAACTAATGTTGCTTCACCGTTATTTGCTGGGTCTGAATTTGTACCTGCTACTAATTTACAAATTTCTACGGCTGTTGTACCGTTGTCTGTACTACATTTAAATCTACGAGCACTAACTTGATTTACAATAAAACCTTCATATACTGTGCCACCAGATTTAAATCTGATAGGAAGATGAGGGGTTGCTGCGGAACCAGTTGCTCCAAAATATCTTTTACTTAGTTTATTTGCCATTTGTTTTCTCCTTTAGAGTGACGTTCTAGGTCTTGCTCAGTGGCGCTGCGCAATCATTTCTAGATACTTTATTTATCCGCGACTTAGCATAGCCATTAACTCCAGTTTTTCTACTGTGGCTACGATTTGATTGATTGAGTCTATTTCTTTTTGAGCACGTTCTAAATAGCTTCTGCTGTGCGTTTGTCTATAATTAACCATAATTCTACTGTGTGTTTGTATATGATGATCAATTATTTTTTCTATCTGTTGCACATCGTGTGTAAACATAGGAAAGCGTTTGCGCCACACACTGTATTGCTGACGCAATTTTACAAAGTCTTTGTCACTTTCTATCTGCATCAACTATTTAAGTCAAACAAAAAGGCTCCGAAGAGCCTTTTTGAATTTAGTGCAATTATTTCTAATACGGATTAGGTATAAGAAACACCAGCAATAGTTACTTGACCTAGGTAGTCCGCAGCATTACCAAGAGATGATGCTGTGTTTGTCAACTCTACATAACCATAACGTGTCATAAATGATACGACTGGTTCGAAAGTTGATGGGTCAAGAACAACGCCACTGCTCATCAATGGAATGTATGGGCAATAGAACGCTGCTGCGTCAGATTCGCTAGAACCTTTATAACCAACAACAATTGCGCTGTTATCAGCAGCGTATGTGTTAACATACACTTTCATTGCGCTATTCAATGTACCAACAAACTTAGTGTTTGTAGGTGCTTCGAATGTACCTTCTGTTGTTCTTGCGAACGCAGAAGTTGTAGCACTTTGAAGAATTGTCAATGCTTGTGGGCTAACAACAGCCCAATTACCTGCACCGCGACGTGTACGCTGAGCGATCACGTTAGCAACACGGTTGATAGCAACTGCCAATGCGGCATGCTCGTCACCAACGAATGTAGCTGTACCAGACACTGCTGTTTGATCAAATGCTACTGTGTTACTTGCGCCAGAAGCTAAAGTACCTAGGCTACGTAGAACTTCTTGGTCGATCTCAGCAGTAATCTCTTGTGCAAGAGCTGCCATGATCTCAGCTTCGATGTCAATGCCTTGTTGGGCTTGTGCATCTTGTGCTGCTTCGAATGTCCAGCGAGCTGACAACTTACGTGTCTTGGCTTCAACTGTTTGCTTCAAGATTTGGATGCTTAGTTTGTTACCAGCAACACCTTCTTTGGCTGCTGTAGCATCAGCTTTTCCTGGTGCAACACCAGAATAGCCTTCAGCAATCTTGAATGGGCTTAGTGCCTCTTCACCAGCTGTTGTAGATCCACCTGTGCCGTCGCTGAATGTATCAGAATAACGAACACGTAGAGTGTGGATTTGACCAACTGGGCCAGTCATTGGTTGTACACCAACCAATTCATTAGCGATGACCGTAGGCATCACACGTCTGATCACTGGAAGGATCACACGATTTAGGGTTGCAACGTTGCCAGCGGATGTAGCTCCAGCTGTGGCGCTCTCTGCCAAATACTTGCGGGTATTCTCTAGAGTAGCTGCCATTACTGAACGCTTGTTACCTTGAAGACCTTCTAAAAGAGCTTCTTTGGTTTCCGACCAGCGTGACTCGAGTAATTGTGACATTATAGTTCTCCTTAAACTTTTAGTCCCGCAAGCCTGCGGATGTCAAAAATTTCAGCAGTTTTTTCTTCACTGCTAAAAGATTGTGCCTGTTTTTTATCGCCTGTCATTTCTTTGCCTTCTATTAATGTTTTCTTAGCAGGTGCACCACCGTTCATTACTGATGGGATGTACTTGTCATAAGCTGTACGTAGTTTGTCTGTCTGAACTGACTCGAGTAATTCTTTCATTACTACACGCTTGTCTCCACTCAATGGTCCGAGCAATTCGCTCATAACTTCTTTGCGGTTCATTGCGTCTTGTGCAATACGTAGTTCTTGTTCACGACTTTCTACTAATTTTTGTGTTTCTGCAACAATTTTTGCTGCTTCTTCGAGTTCTTGCTCTTTTGTAGCAACTACTCTTAGAAGTTTTGCTGTTTCGCTTTTCTCATTGAGATGGCTTGCAGCATATTCACTTGCGAAGCTTTCAAAAATTCTGCGACCAAAATCATTTCTGCGGGCAGCATCGATATCGTCACGCAATTGTACCATTTCAGATTTTAGTCCTTTAGAGACTGTTTCTTGAATGATAGCTGATGAGCGAGCAATAAAATCTTTCTTAACTTGTTCAAACTTAGCTTTGCTTTCGCGAACTAGTTTAACTTTTGTTTCAGCTAAGTCTTTCTTATCTGAGTGGAATTCTGCGATTTCTTTCGCTAGTGCATCCACGATAAAAGATTCTAATTTACCAACGTTGTTAGCAACTGCTTTACGATCTTCGTGTAGTTCTGCAAGTTCTTTGCGCAAATTATTCAATACAAATGCTTCCATTGCTGTAGCATCTTCTTTCATTTTTTGTGCATACTTGGCACGAGCTTCGATAAGTCCTTGACGGTCTTCTGCTAGCTCTGATAGCTCTGCCTGTAGGCGGTCTGCTAACATTGCTTCTACAGCTTCAACCATTGCGGATTTGTCGTGCTCGTACTTTTGTGCAAATTCTTCACGTAGTGTAGCAGTGACTTGGTCACGGTTTTCTTGAATTCTGCTTTGCCAAGCGGTTTCAATTTCCGATTTAAGTTCTTCGGAAATCACATTGTTTTCAAACAACTGTTTAACGAAATCTAGCATGTGATTCTCCTACTGTTATCTGAGACCTCTGATGATTCTCACCAGACTCTCTGCTATGTATTTCTGTGCCTTTGGGTCGCCTTTGACTTCTTGTGCTATTTTAAATGCCTGGTTTCCACCTAATGTGTTCATTAAATGTTCGTAAACTGGAGTTGGGTAAGCTCCCGGGGCGCTAGGTTGTGCTACAATATCAACCGTGATAATTTCAAAACCTTGAACATTACCACTGCCATCTACTTCACCGGAACCTCTACTCGATACACCCAACTTGACTCCCGACTGCAACATGGTCTGTACTAATTGACCCATCGGAGTTGGGATGATTTTAAGTTTTCCGTAGCCGTTAGGACCATCCATCCACATCTTGGTAATCATATGACTAACTCGATCTAGATTGATTTTTAAATCCTGAGGATGATCTAACTCTCCGCAAACTGAATATCCGCCAGAGATCTGCTCGTTAAGCGTTTTGACAGCCTTGCCAATCTCAAAGGAAGAATAAATTCGCTGGTTCTGATTACGGATATCTCCTTGAATACAGATACCGTTCAGATGCAGCGATTTTGTTTCGCCCTCACCTTCGCTCTCCAAGACAATCTTAGCCTGGTCAAAACTCAATTGTTCGCTGAGATTAGTTTTCACCATTGCGTCCTATTATCTACGACCACGGAAAAGACTTGCTTTGTCAACTGAACCGGAAGAACCACCTGCTCCGCTGAATTTACCTTCAGCTTCGCCTTTCTTCTCTGCACCATGGCCTGGCTCTTTCGTTGAGAAAGCACCACCTGCCTTGCCGCCTGGAACGTTGATGTTGCCTGCATTATCTTCTTTTGGTGTGCCTTTGAATAGGCTTGATCCGCCTAATTGGCCGCCACCTGCACCTGCATACTTAGGTGCTTCTTCTTTGCTGCCTAGAATGTTAGCAGTTGTACCGCCCATGTCATTCTTACCAGCAACGATAGACTTGGTATTTACATTTGGCTTGTCGCTTAGTGAACCTGTACCGCTGAATTGACCTTCACCTTGGCCTTTCTTTTCTGCGCCATGACCACCTGGAACTTTTTCTACGTACTCACGTACTGTTTCTAGATCAAAATCATCTTTCATTTCATTAGGTGCGTCCATTTTGCCACCTTCTTCGCCACCGCCTAGTGCATCAAAACGTGCTTGTAGTTCGTCTACAATGCTGTCTAGGTCTTGGAATAATTCTTCTTCGCTGTTTGCACTTAGGTCGTCGTCTTCTTCAGGACCCATTTCGCCTGCTAGGTCATCGCCCATATCGCCGGCTGGTCCGCCTGTTTCATCATCGCCTTCGTAGGCAATGTCTTCAAATTCTTCGTCCAAATCGTTCTCTTCATCAACTTCTGATTCTTCTTTAACTTCTGGATCATTTGGATTTTCTTTCTCTTCATCATCGCTCATTTCAGTTTCGATGAGATTTTCATAAATTTCGCGAGATTTTCCAACTACGTACTCGTGGAATAATTCTTCTGCTTTTGCTTGATCGTCGTTGACCAAACGTTCGAGCATCTGCTCAAGTAGGGATTTTTCTGCCATAATATATTCTCCTTAAGATGGTTAGGCTGTAAGTTTATTTAACACTCTGTTTATAAATCAGGGTTAAATGGTAGCTTTTTGATGATTTTCTGTTGTATAAGTACAATCGGGAAATTTTTTACCAAACTCTTCGTAGGTAATATGTTTGATATTTTTTAATTGAACGCTCAATTGATCTGGAATAAAATCTCCAGGATTGATCACCCTATAATACTGAGTGTTTTTAAAATCTTTAATTGTTCTTTCAGTTTGACTTAACCAATTACCATGAAATGTTGCAGCGTCATTACTCTTTTTGTAATTATAAGTATCTGCGTAAACATTGTTAAATTTTCCCTGTAAGCCTTGATAATCGAATCCAAAGATATAGATGTCTTTGTGTCCTTTTTCTGATGCAAACCATAATGCTGTAGGACCCGAGCTCCATCCTTTGTGAGGATGAAACAGGTTTAATCCGTGCTTGCTACTAATACCTTTATTTGGATTAGTCCAAACTGAATGCGTTTTATGATATCCTGATGCTATAATTTCATTCACCATTTTAACATCAACAGCTATTAAATGATGGGGTTCAAACTCTCTGTAGACAGCATTGCAGGCATATACTATGCCTTTATCTAACAAATTTTTATGGTTTAATTGTAGTCTGCTTGTACCGTTTCCTAGCACAAATGCAACATTACTCTGCTGGTTGTTCTGCTTCACCTGCTGGCGCTCCGTACATCTGTCTAACAAATTCTAATTCAGAATCACGTTCGTATTCGTGTGCTTCTGCTTGCATACGCAGTCTGTTAATTTGTCTTAGTGTAAGGCGAGTTTTTCTAGTATCGCTTCTTTTAAGAACTGAACTGTCTTTGTTATTTTCATAACGACGATCAACTGCAAAGTCGTTATTGTTGTCGTTAAAATAAAGGAATTCTAATAAGAGCATATGATATTTATCATTGAGCTGGTTGTTCGGCAGGTGCTGCTTCGCCTTCTACACCGGCATCTGCTGGTGCTTCTTCCGGTGCTTCTGCTGTTTGTCCTGCCATATCTGTCTGTGTTCCTGAAGGAGTAATGCCTACTGAACGCATCTGTCCTGCAGCATCTAACACAGGTTTTAGATTTCCACCTTGTTCTTCTCTCCACAGCTTTTCGTTTTCTGTAATCTCTTCTTGTGTCATGCCTAAGAAGCGTTTCATTGCAAATCGCTTGCTAAGATGAGGAATTTCTTGTAATTGTGCAAATGTAGCTGCACGAGCAGTATCTAGTTCACTCTGTCGATAGGCTGCGAAATTCTGAGGAGGATTGAATTTTAATTCAAATAAACTAGGATCAATGTTGACTCCGTTATTCTCTAACCACATTTTAAATTCTAAGTCAAATGTTTCAATAATCATTGACTGTAGGCGCTCGCAGTATTTGTTAAATCGTAGTTCTTGAATGTAGGCTGTTCCTACTTTTCCGTCGGCAACAGTGTTGCTGGCTTCTTCAACACCTGTAGGCAAGTAAGCACTTGGTATTCTTAAAGCACGGAATAATTTATTAGTAAAAAAGCGTAAATCTGTAATTTCACCAAGATTTGTACCGCCTGCAAGTGTGTCAACTTTTGATCCACGACCTTCTGCTGTCTGTGGAAAGAAGTAGTCTTCTGAAGCACTTAGAGGATTGTAGCTGGCATCAATAACATTATTGCCGCCACCTGTTGAGCTAGGAATACGTCTTTGTTGAATTTCGTTTTTGACACGTTCAACGAAGCTCATGGCCATGTGTGCTGGCATATTTCCAACGTCAATATAGAATATTCGTCTTTCAGGAGCACGTTGAACACGATAGATAATGATCGCATCTTCGAGTAGTTCTTTCTGCTTGTAGACTTTGAATACTGATTCTAGTAGTGAATTACCAAAAGGATAGTTAGTATCAATACCTTCACTTAGACTGATATGCACTACATTTTTTGCGTCAACAGTGACTTCATTTGTTTGATTGTGGAAACGTGTGCCCGGAGGCTGACTAGCAGAGCCAACCATACCTCTTCCCATACTTCCTCCACTGGTATATGAACTGGTACCACTAGGTGCAGTATTTGTAGTTCCGTGGGGAGTGACTGCAATTAAATCTTTAAAGTTAAAATTAATGTCCCTAATAACATACTGCTCAGGAATTTTACCTTCGCTTTCGTTTACAATAATTTTTGATACTTTGGCTGCATCAACGAACAACCATTTTTTGGTTTCAGGGTCGCGTATAAAAAATACATCGCCATACTTAAAAGCATTTCTAACAATACGGAAAATTCTAGTTTCGAATTGTTGTTGTTTGGTCCATTTTTGTAGACTTTCTTTGATTAGCTTAACTTCGGTGGAAGTAGGTTGGCCGCGAAAGAATGTTTGGAATGGAGTTGCATTTTCTTTATCTTTTTGAGTGCAGAACTCAGCAAGGATGTCTAGGGCAGCGTTAACTTCTGAATCCATATCCATGGTGTCATACTGCATATAACGTTCAACACGATTAGGAGTACCTGCATAAACGTCTGGCAAATAGCTAGAATAATTTGCTCGAGCTGGACCAGGGCGGCCGCCACCTGAAAGCGGACTGGACGACCCCATTTGATTTCTAACATCAACTGGTGTGAAATATTTTTTCCAACTCATTTATAATATCCTATTATCATGCTCCATAGCTAAACATGTCGTTGCTTAGACCCCGTGTAGCACTTAATTGGCTTTCGCCTACATCTTTTAACTTTTGATTAATTGCAATCAATTGATCCATCTTAGTATTTAAGCTCGCAAGCAATGATTCAGGAGTTTCTTGGCGGGCACCTGCTACAGCAGTTTGGGGACGGTCAGTCCTTCTTGGATCGTTTGCAGCCGCTGCTGCTCTAGCAGCATCTGCGGCAGCTTGAGGATTTCGTTGAGCTTCAGCTTCACCGCTTGCTACAGCTGACTGTACTGCTGCGGTAGTAGGAACTGAGGATCCTGGGGTATTACCTGTAGCTGTTGGAGCACCGCCTGTTTTTAACAAGCCCATAATGTCTTGTTGTTCTTTTCCAAATCTGTTTACTACACCGGCTTGTACGTTAGCAGTGCTGCCGCCAAAATGTTTTTTGCCGCCGTCGGCTCCTCTTTCCGCATACACAGCTTTTACCAGTTGTTCATCGGTCATGCCTGGTTTGAACACACTGTTCATAATTTTCTGTGCGCCGGCGGGGCCATGTTGCACAGCAGTACTAAACAACATTTCTTGAAGAGCGCGACTACCGCTGATTCTTGATTGCAGACTTTTATCTTTTAGACCGTTTAGAGCTTGTTTATAACCTTGTCCTAACCACTCATTTTCGCTATCGCCTAATGCACCACTAGCGACTACTTCTTTCCATGCGTCAACTGCTTTTCCGCTAGTACTGCCTGTATCTTTTTCTATTCCTGCCTCACGTAATTTTTTAGCAACATCACCTTTGCCAGTTTTGTCGAGGAACTTAAGAAAATCTGTCATTGCTCCTGCTTTAGATGAAATTTGTTTTTTACCGTAGCTAGTACCACCTACTTTATCCCATCCAACAGTTCCGCTGCCTCGACCACCCGATTCATATTTCTCTGCTACAGCTCCTAAACCTGTACCAATCGCAGATGAAGATGCCCCACCACCTCCAACTGCCGATGCTCCAGGTTGATTAGTTGCTCCAGCAGTTTCACCTTTTTGCCTACGTACCATACTATCAAACATTTTTTGAGGATTTGACAGATCAATACCAGGAACGCCACTAGGTCCAGCAGCGGCAGCTTTAGCTGCTGCTACTTCTGCTTCTTTAGCGGCAGCAACTTTGTTGGCTGCTTCAACTTCTTTTTCTTTTGCTCTTGCCGCTGCCCTACCAGCTACTGTTTCTTTTTCTTTAACTTCTGTTGCTTCAGTAGTTGCTGTTTTTGCATCTGTTTGAACTTCTTCTACACCTCTAGCTGTTCGATTTTCGGCACGTTTTGCATCTCTAACTAGTTCTCGTTGTTTTAAATCTTTTCTTTCTGCAGCGATACTTTCACGACGAGCTTTTGCTTCATCCTTACTAATACCTCCAAATTTAGGTCCTAAAAATGCCAGTATAGATGTCATTAAATCTTTGAATCCCAATACAAATATATCGTATAGTTTATCGCCAACTGCTTCAAAAATAGTACCTAAGTCCCATCCCGAATTGTATAATGCTTTAAATGCTAGATATAGTGCTCCTACCACAAGAGCAATTTTTGCAAAAGGTCCCAACGCCATAAAGGATGCTACGCCCATTTTGAGTAAATTTCCTGCGGCACTTAATGCATTTACTGCCATAGCTTTTAACGGTGCTAGACTCAGTGTTATACCTAATGTTTGTAATGATTGTTTTAAGGTAGCTAGTGCTATTATACCCTTGTAGGCCAAAAATGATCCAATCAATATGCCACCTGCAACTACTATGTTATCAAAGTTATCTACTACATAACGAAATGCTGGAACTACAACAAGTTCTACAACGTCAACTAGAGTTCGAAATGATTCCATCATTATGTCTAACAATCCGCTGTTAGCTAAAAACTTAGTAAACTCATTGCTTGTTTCTGCAATTTTATTTTTATATGCCTCCATGCTTGCTGGATCTAGCTGCTTGTCTTTTAATTCTTTTTCTTTGGCTGCACGTTCGGCTGCGGTCTTTTGTTGTTCGGCCTGGATCTGGCCCATAGTTTTTTCTCTGGCTGCGGCATCGGCTGCTCCTACAAAAAATCTTTTACTAGCTTCATCACCATGCAATGCCATATTTTCAGCAACACCCGATTTTACAAAAGCCTTTACTTCATTTTGATAGGCAGCATTAAGTTGTTGTGCTTGATTTGCTCCCATTTTACCTGTGGTACGAATCTGCTGATTCAACTGCATCATGTTTCTAGCACTTTGAGGCAAGAATGCCAATGCTTTTTTACCTGCTTCGGATGTAGCTGTACCTGTGGCAATAATTTCTTTCATGCCTTCTTGATGCTCTGCTGGTATAGAGTCCATTAAGGAATGCAAATTTTTCTGGCTTTCGGCATCTAACTTGCTAGCAATCAAACGGAACTGCGCATCTTTCATCCTAGCATTACGCTGATCTTCTAATTCTTTTTTGCTTTGACCTGTTAACTTTGTCAGTGCATCAAGATCTTTTAAGTATGATCCGGTCTGAGCTATCAATTGACTATTGCTCATTCCTTGCAATGCTCCGGTCTTGGCTAACTGGGCTGCATAAGATGCCATACCTTCGTTAATAGCTTCAGTTGAATAGCCTAGTCGATTGAGATCTCCTGCTAATGGAGTTCCTTTAATTTGTTTACCTAGTGCTGCTAATCGTCTTGCACCTGCTTCACTATCACCACCTAACAATGCAAGGTCTTTACCAGTCTTAGCAAGAATTCCACTAAACTGTTCAAATGTTAATCCAGCACCAGTTGCTGCATCCATCATCTCAGTCATGCTGCCGCCAAAGTTTGCACCGACACTGGCAGATTTCTTAAATGCTTCATAGGTTTTTTCAGCAGCTCCTGCTACCGCACCAAACATAGAACCTAGTACGCCTCCTACAATTGGTATTTGAGTAAACACCTGAGCAGTTGAAGTTAGACTATCTCCAAGATTTGCCAAAGAACTCAACATGCCAGTCATACCAGTAGCCAAACTAGACACCGTTGATCCTAACTGAGACAGTTTGCCCGCAACAAAATTCATTTGATCGAGCTGTTTTTGTTGGGCTTTTAATTTTGCCTCATCTGCCTCCTTGAGTTTTTTATCAATCTCAAGTTGTTTATTATCCGCTTCTAGCTTTTTTTTCTGAGCTTCAGTAAGTTTATCTTGCGCTGCCTGTTGCTTTTTGGCTGCTGCCGCAAGTTTCTTTAATTCTTTTTCAAGTTCTTGTTGTGATTTTGCCTGTGCAGCTTTATCTTTACCAGTATTATTGGCAATAACAGTCATGGCCGCAAGAAGTTGCTTTAGTGTAGCCTCCGTGGCTGCATTGTTTAATTGTATTGGCTGTCCGCCAAAATCACCAGTAACTTCTGCCATTTAGTTTAGACCTTGAAAACTGCGCATATAAATATACGACTAGATAAAGTATTTATCGGAGATAAAAATGCCAGATCAAACAATGCCGCAACCTGTTAAAAAACACAATCCACTTGCTAATTATTTTAGGCAACCCAAGTTGTATATGAAACTTCCCAGTCACGGACGCTTCTATCCAGAAGGCTCATTAGATCGCAGCGAGATCGACGAATACCCAGTCTATGCTATGACTGCTAAAGATGAGTTAATGTTTAAAACACCTGATGCTCTAATGAACGGTCAGGCCACTGTGGAAGTTATTCGGAGCTGTGTACCTGCTATTAAAGAACCGTGGCTAATGCCTAGTCTAGATTTAGATGCAGTACTTATTGCCATTCGAATTGCCACTTACGGCGAGCAAATGGATATTAATTCTAGCTGTCCAGAATGTAAACACTTTAACGAGTTTTCAATGAACCTCGTTCAGTATCTTGACGAAATTGCGCAAACTGATTATAATACCGAAGTTAATGTACCTCCATTGAGCGTGCATATTAGACCGTACAGCTACAAAGAAATTAGTAAGGCTGCTATTAAAGGTCTAGAACAACAAAAAATATTCAGTATCGTTAACGACGAAACAATGCCTGATGAGGAAAAAATTGAAAAATTTGGAGAAAGTTTTGTTAAATTAACTCAACTTACTGTAGACGTTGTTGCAGGTTGTATTACAAAAATTATCACTCCCGAAGGTGAAGTTGAAGATCCTGCATTAATTAAAGAGTTTGTAGAGAATGCTCCTAGCGATATTTTCAATTCTATTAATGAACGAGTGCTGACTCTAAAAGAGCAGATGGCATTAAAAGCACAGAACGTAGAATGTACAGAATGTCATCATAAATGGAATGTTGAAGTAACAATGGATCAAACAAATTTTTTCGGCAAAGGATCTTAACACTGCCTCAGGCTGAGATCCTAGAATATGTTAAGTCGTTGGAAAAAGAGGCTGTGGCTATTAAGAAAGATGCACTTAAAATATGTTGGTATATGAGAGGTATGAGTTATGAAGAGGCTATGAATCTCAGCTACGAAGAACGTTCACTTGTTGGAGAAATTATCAAAGACAATTTAGAAACTACTAAGAAAAGCGGATTACCGTTCTTCTAATAAAAAAGGACTCCTAGGAGTCCTTTTTGTTTGTTAACGCTTTCTAAACAAACTGAAACTTTCTGAAACTTTCTCTCTAACTTTAGTTGGCTTTGAAGTTCCCATAATATTTCTACGGTCAGCATCAATCGATTCTTGAGCAGCTGGTGCTGCTGCCTTTGCTTTCATTCCTTTTCTAATTTTACCTAATGTATTCGAACCGTATTCTGCTTGTTTACGAACAGCATTAAGTGCTTGTCCAGGTAATGGTTTACCGGTTTCTTTGTCAAATGTTGGCTCACCAATATTGGTCGCACGTTTGAGTCCTACAGTGGCTACAGGATTTGCAATAACTTTTTCACCGCTTGGTGAAGTTGTGGTTGCTCCAGGTTCAGCAGCTGGTTTAGGATTTGGTTTACCAGTTTTAGTATCGAATCCGTATGGTGCTTCTGCTTTGGCAGCTTCGCGATTCTTTTTCATCTGTGCAGGGCTTGCTACACCAGTTTGTGTGTTGTAGTTTGGTTCATCAGCTGCTGGTGCTGCTGGCTCAGTTGTTGCTGCTGGTGCAGGTTGAGTCGGTGCTGAAGCAGCAGGCGCAGCATTTGGATTACCTGGTTTAGCTTTGTTAGTTTTGCTAGTAGGAGTATTGGCCATTGTATTAGGCTTTGCAGATGCTCCTGCTTTTGCCAATTGTCCTGCCATGTTAGCCATTGCACCACTATCAGCTGGAGCTTCTGCGCCACCTGCTGCCGGTTTTGCAGCAGGAGCCGCTGGCTTAGCGGCAGGAGCAGCACCTACTTCTTTTTGTAATGTTGCTAAAATTCTTTGCTTGCCTTTCTTATCAAGTTTGTCAATATTTGCTTTAACTTGAGCATAGGCGGTACCACCTGCTGCGGGTGCAGGTTCACTTGCCGGAGCTCCGCTTGCTGCCGGTGCCGAAGCTGCTCCACCACTTGCTGCAGGTGTAGTATTACTTGCCGGTGCTGAAGTTGCAGGTGCCGAAGCTGCTCCACTACCTGCTGCCGTTGTTGTCTTAGTTTTTGGAGCTGCTTTAGCTGTAGGAGTTGTTCCAGCTGTTGCTGTATTGTCTGCCGGAGCTGCTCCAGCGTCTGCTGCTGGTTCGTCGCCTGCGCCTGCTACTGTGGCTTTACCTGCCTGAAATCCTTTTTTAACAGCAGACCCTAGACCTGCTACGCCGCCTGCTACTGCGCCAACACCTTTAGCAACAGTACCTGCAACTTTACCGATGCCGGCTCCAATTTTATTTAGAATAGGACCTTCGTCTAATTGGTTGTTTTCTACTAATATTTCTGTAATTTTCATTTTATGAAGTTCCTAATTGTTTTTGTAGATACGCAGTAAGGCGTCGTTTACTTTTTTTATCTAGTTTAGCTAAGTCTGCTTTAACTTGAGCGTATAATGTTGCACCAGCATCCTGAGTTCCTGCACTAGATATTTTTAAAGATTTATACACAGTGTCAATGGCAGTAGTGTCTACTCCTTGACTAGTTAAAAACTTTTTAAGTTCTTCACTGTCAGTAGGTGCACCAGCTTTTTGCCAAGCTGAATTTAATTTGTCAGCGGTGATCTTGGTAGTTAAATTGGTACCAACTGTGCGAGCTTTATCCATTGCTTTGCCAGCAAATCCTTTGATGACATCCATTGGCCCTTCGTTGAGTTGCGATTCAGTAATGCGTTTGAACACTAGATATACTTGTCCTTCACTTAAAGGACGAACTTGTTGTTCTATAGATTCTTTTTTAGTTAGACTGCCCTTGACCCCCGCACCGGCAACCGCACCTTGTGCAGCAGCACCGAGATATTTGGTAGCTTCTTGAGCAGCCTGTGCTGCTTGACTGATCATAGTTCTACTAGCTTGATCAGAAGCTATTTGAGCTATGTATTGTTTATCATTAAATGTATCAGCAATCATACCTTCAAGTGACTTCCAAGTGGCTGCACTTTGTTCATAGTCGCCTGCTTTCCAATATTGTCCCGCCTCGCTAAACAATTTTTTAGCTGTGTTTATATCTTCTGGAGTTCCTACTAGACCTTTAATTTCAAAATTAGCCCATCGTGTACCCAATTCTCCGCCAACTTCATCAAAGATCTGATTCATGTTCAAACGAAGTGCATTAGGGAACATAGTGTCCTTAACAACCTGCGCACCGCCTTTGATCGCATCGCCTAGCAATTCAAAAGTTTTACCTGCAATAAAACCGTAGGCCGCAGTTTTAATACCTTTACCAATAGCTGTTGAAAGTTTTTCACCTTTGAGTAATTCTACAGCGCCTCGCAGTACTTGACCAGCAATTGCGCCACCAACTGGGCCTCCTGCTAATGAAGCGATTGCAGTAAGCACACCTACAATCGCTGCTGTTTTTCCAGGATTTTCTTTAGCCCATATCCCCATTTGAGAAATACCATCTAGTATTTTGCTGTCCGGAAACTTGGTATTAATTTTATTCTTTAATTGATCAAACTTTTGATCAAAGGCTTTAACTGGAGTTGTATCCTGTAGCCATTTACCGATATTATCAACAATCTCGTTGGCTTTTTTACCAACATCGATCCCTTTGCCTAACATGGTTCTATTACCGCCTGCGTCAGTTGCAGATTTTTCTACGGCACCAAATATAGATTTGATTTGATCAGGACTAAGGCTAGCTTCAATTAAAGGCCGTAATTCATGATAAATGCCTTCAACAACAGTACGTTGTTCTTGATCAAGGCCATGACACGATTCTAATAGAATTTTATTAGAATTATTCATATGTTGTTCAAATAATATATTGCTGATTCTCATAAGTATTCAAAGATTAATATGTTATTTATTGTAATTGTGAGCTGAAGCTCACATTCGTTTTCGCTTTCGCTCAACGAATTTTCTTTCTTCTAAACATTGTTGATTATAATAATTGCGAAGCAATTTAAGTATTATGCAGATTGTTCAGTCATACTTAGCCCTTGCGGGCTAAGAAGCATTATGCGAGTTGCACAGTACATACAGCGTTATGGCAATTACAGAGGCGGTCATCCGGTACCTCGAGCCACGTCTTATTAATGACGGCGGATTGCTACACAAACGCAGTCTTGCATAACAACCGTGGGTTTTTCTCCCATCTTTTAGCCTTGATATAATACTTTCTTGTACAGTAAACCGGTTCTGTAGGCATATCCGATCGTGGTCCTGTTAAGGATACTACTGTACAACCCCTCTACCAAGTAGGGAATTCCATTGACTGCGATCCGAGATCCAGCTTTAAGGGCACACTAACAACGCCGGTGCGGGCTTATTTGGCAGTTATTTGCCTAGATTTATTAGCCTTTGAGTATATGTGAGCCATGTACACGGACAGAAATCTGTCCGTTATAATAGTCTTTTGATTCTAAAACTTTGTGATTAAATTGTTCTCTAGCTTCTATGTAAGAGCATTGCGCCTTGGATGTACAGTAAAATAATATGTCTCTACGGAAATTTTCTTTGCCTAATTGTTCCACATCCTTGCTTAATTCAACGTTTGACCCGTAATAATCACGCCAATCGCTGTCTATTTTAGAACGTATCTTCTTTTTCTTCTTGTTGCCGTTTTTGAGTTTTACTGTTTTGTAGCTAGTTTTTGAGAATTTGGCTAGTTTTTTGCCTATGTATTTCCTGCCAGTAATATTATTAGTAATAAGATAAACGAATCCTACGCAAGTTTCGGGTAGCTCTTCTATTAACTGATTTTCATAATACCATGACATTCACTTAGTTATTGTCTTGGGCCTTCCTATCATGCCTTTTCTGGATCTTTTGCGTTCTTCACGCTTTGCCTGTATTTCTACCCTGCGGGTGCTTGCTTCGTTGCGTATTTCACTTAGCCAATATCGTGCCTTAATGCCTGCTTCGTCTGAGCCTTTATATTCAAATCGTTCCTGCCACTTAAAATATTCCTGAAAAGCAGCAATCATTTTGTCGTGGCTTTCTGTAGTCAATCAACAATCTCCACATCTGTTGAATAACTAGTAAATCCGTTTTCTTTGATCACCTTAAGAACATGATTAACACGGCTGGTTAAATCGTCTCTATGTGAAATCAAGAACACATTTTTGTTGCGTTCACGAGTCATCTTCTTAAGAACAGCAATACTACTTTCAACACCACTTGCATCCATACCGCTGTCTACTAGTTCGTCAATGAATAGTAGGTTAATAGCTTGATATAGGTTTTCCCATACATCGCGGAATGCCCATGACATCGATAATATCAATCGATTGCGTTCACCGCGTGACAGATTGTCAAAGTCTAAGTCTTGACCTAACTGGGTAATAATAACAGTAAGGTCGTTCTGAAATTCAACTGTATGTGGAAGTCCAATGCGATCGAGATAATAGGTCAATCTTTGATTCAAATAGGCTAAGTTTTGATCAATGATACGCTTGCGAATAAACGAATCTTTATTAGTCAACAGTTTATGTAAAAATTCTTGGTGTTCTTTAATCCTAACCAATGTGTTTACATTATCAAAATTAATTTCTTGTACCGCTGTGTTGCGTAATTCGTCAATCTGTTCAATGTAGGGATTATTTTCAGCGACCTTTACTTCTAGATCACGTTCTAATCCGCTAAGAGTATTTTTATGATTTAGTGCTTGCTCTAAATTGTCGTAAATTACACTTGGACACGCACCTAGTTCACCAATTAAACTAATCGCCTCGTTGAGTTCGCTTAGTTCTTCGCTGTGAGTTTTTAAATGTCCTTGACTTTCTTCAACCTGTTTAACTTTGGCAGTCATCATCTCGTCGTGTTTGACATCGTGAATGTCTTGACCACAACTATGACATTTATGATCTGCTAGAGTTGTTAACTCTCGCTCTAACTTGTCTAGATTTTTTTGCTCTCGTTCTAGAGTACTAGTTTGTTTAGCAATCAAAGCAGTTAGACTATCTCGTTCTTTTTTGCTTTTTGTCCATTCAATTAACGATCGTTGATTGGCAATTTCTTCGTCGATGTTAATATCTAATAGTTTTTCTATTGCTTTGGTTAAATTGGCAAGAGCTGTTTCGTGTTGTTCTTCCCATAACCGTTGTTTGCGTTCTAACGATTCAATACTCTGTTGAATTCGATCATTAGACACTTTAATTGTTTCAATTTTTGTATTTTCTGTAGCAATAGAGTCTTTGCTATTTTTAATTTGTTCTTTTAATGCTTCGGCTTTTTCACTTAATTGTGTAATACCTAACAACTGTTCGATAATAGCACGTTGGTCAGCTGCCTTCATTGACAAGAAAGGTTCAGTGTAGGTATTCAAAGCCACAAGATGTTTAAACATATCGTGAGTCATACCAAAAACTTCTTCAATAGCCTTTTGTGTTTCTCTACTATCGCCTTGAGCTTCATCAGTTTCTAATGAAGATTGTTCGTGTCCGTTAACACTAAACTTTAGGACATTAGGTTTACGACCTCTCTCAATGTGATAATCAACACCGTCTTTTTCAAAACTAACTGTACATAACATACCCTTGTTGTTAATTTTGTTAACAAGGTTATCTTTTTTAATATTAGTTAGAGCATTGCCGTAGATAGCATAGCTGAGACCATTGATGATTGTAGTTTTACCAGTACCATTACGAGCACCGCTGTCGTCGCCACCTAGATCTAGATTTTCACCTAGTACAAGGGTTAACTGGCCTTTGTCAAATGTAATAGCCTGCGTTTGAGCTCCAACGCTCATAAAATTTCTAACGGTTAAATCTTTAATCTTTATCATAGGTTATTATAAATGTCTAATAGAAGAGCTTTGTCAAATGCATCGCTGTCGATGGCATTGATTTGATTCATAACAATAGTGTCAACACTTTCAAAATTGATATCAATTGGAGTAGATTGTGCATCTACTTCTACCTTTTCTGGTATTAACATAAGTTCTCGAAGATTGTATTGAGGAACAAATGTTTCTTTAATAAAATTAGCTTCTTCAAAACTAATTGGCAAATCGATTGTGACGCGGCAATGCATTTTTTCTTTCAGCAGGTCGTCGGGTTTGTCAATGATCTGACTCAATTTAAATGTTCTGTATACAGGTTGCCCTGGCCATGTTTTAAACTCCGGCGTACCTCCCCACTCTAACATCATCATACCTCGATCATCATCGCCTGCATCTGCATAATTGTGCGGAAACGCATTGCCAATATAATGTATGTTTCTATTGTGTTGACGCTTGTGAAAGTGACCAGTAAACACATATTCTTGGTTAACAAAATGGCTACTTTGTACTTGTCCGTGATCCGGCATTTGCACCATAGCATTCATGTAAAAGCTGGGCAATTCTAAATGTCCAAACAAATACTTGCTTTTGATATTGGGAATGTTTTTCCACTCGTCAGCTACCAACCAAGGCATAATAGTGACATCGCCTTCTGTCAACGTTTCCTTAATAGGAACTACATTTGGAAACAGTCGCATAAATTCAACAGAGTTAATCTCACGCTTGTCCTTGTAGAACAAGTCGTGATTGCCTAGAATAAAATAGACTTTTTCAAACGACTGACTTAGTTTTTCTAAGTTGGACACAGTATAGTTCATAGTACTAACATCGGTAGTACTACGATTATGATGCCAATCGCCTAGAAAGATTGCAGTTTCACAACCTTCTTTTTTAGCAGTCTCACAGAACCAAGAAACAAAATCTTCACAATCTTGATTATGTGTACGACTACCAGACTTTAGACCAAAATGAATATCGGTAAAACAGGCTACTTTTTTAAATAGTGACATAGGATCTCCTTAGTTATTATAACAGGTAAACAAGGTGAGATCAATCCCAATCACCGCCGTCCACCGGAGTAGTACTAACCGGACCATAACTAGCCCCACCTTTGCCCGCAGCGTTCTGTCTAGTCCAACTTGGATTCATTCCGTTTATTTCTAAAATGTCATCTCGAATATTTTGATTGCGTTTTTCAATATTGATAATTCTAACAAAACTGTTAGTCACTGCGGCAGTATAATAGGCAAACGGATTATCTGATTTCGATTCGTCAAACTGTAGACCAATTTGTGTCAACTGGAGAATAGCCTGCCCACGCATTTCATCATTGTAAGTATACCCGCGAACGTTTCCTCTTGTGGCATATCGCTCGCAGAGTTTTAAAAACATACGAGCTAGATTGTTAGTCATCTGACCATGTTCTTTGTTAAATGAGCCAGTGTCTAAATCTCCCTTCCAATGACTTTTACCTACACATATAAGATTGTTATTGTCATCAAACTTCCAATGTTGGAACGGAGGAAAGTTCACCTTGTCGTGACTGTCTGCGGTATTTTTCAAAGTCTTTTTGCGACCAGGAGCCAACGGTATGTGATCAAAGGTCATAACCCTAAAAACAACGTCAGTTTTTTTAATAGTTTTGTAGTCAACTTCAAATTCTTTAGCTGGAATTTTCTTTCCGCCTGACTGTGCAATTTCGTGATTTTTTTTACCTATTTTTATTGCTCTGCTACGTTTAGCATCGGCAATTGACCTAATATTAATTTTAGATAAATTTGAAATTATTAGATCATAATCTCCATATGCAGGATCAGTATAGGAACAATAGGTGTTTTTACTTAGATGAATTTCTTTTAGTAAATCCTTATTAGTAAGATACTTGATCTTGGGAGGTTGAGTGGGCATTATTGTCATTGTTATAGAATTCTCCAGTAGTTAATATAATAGCATATTTTGTCAAGAATAAATAGAGTATACAAGGAATAATCATTCAAAATGTCACTATCTATTAACCCTTTGGCAAAATTAGTTTCCAGCGTGTCGTCTCAAGTTAGTGCAGCAGCAGATGCTGCCAGCGGCGCACTAAAAAGTGATAATTTTGCTGCTTTAAAATCTAACCTAGACTCAACTGTTGGTCGTTTAAGCGGCGAAATTGGCAGCGGTTTAAACGGCATGACAGCGTCGGCTAATACTTTTTTGAATGACGCTAAAGGAGCATTAGGACAAGCTACCGGCGCACTTGGCGGTATTACAGGTGCCTTAGGTGGAGTTAGCAGCACTATACAAAGTCTAGCGTCAAACGCTACCGGAGCATTAGGTGGTATTGCAGGCCAGTTAGGTGGCGCAGCAGGATCAATAAGTAATGCTGGCGCAGCAATTGGTGCAAGTTTGAACAAGTTAGGATTATCCAGTGGTGGCCTTGGCGGCATTGCTTCACTAGCTACTTCAGTTTCGTCAGCAGCTGGCATGGTTAATAATTTATTAAGTATGGCAAGAGGAAAAAATCTGCCTAGCGGTGCAGAATTATTTAGTCAGGAAGGGGCCTTTGTAAAATTAGAAACTGGTTCAGCAGAAGACTGGCGTGTAAAATTAAATGCAAATTTTGGTCTGTTTGGTAGTGCATTCAGTCGACTTTCTGCTACAGGCGGTTTTGTTTGGCCCTATCTTCCGTCAATTACTGTATCCTCAAAAGCCAACTATACTCAAATAGATCCAACGCATAACCTACAACCGTTCTATGCTTACAAAAACAGTCAAATAGATGATATCACTATCTCCGGAGAGTTTTCTGTTGAAAGTGAATTAGATGCTGGTTATTGGATTGAAGGCACTACTTTTTTAAAAACAGCCACTAGGATGTTTTATGGTACAGGGCCTAATCAAGGAAACCCTCCAATAATTTGTAATCTATCAGGGTATGGTGCTAGGGTGTTTTCTGGTGTACCGGTTATAGTAAAAAGTTTTACAGTAGATTTTAAAGATGATGTATCTTATATAAAATACACTAAAGGTGGCGCACCTACATGGGTGCCTGCAATGAGCACAATATCTGTGACAGTTTCTCCAATCTATAATCGAACACGATTGAGACAATTTAATCTTACACAATATGCCAACGGAAATATTGTAGCAGGTCAAGGATTCATCTAATATGGCCAAATATCAAAAAGTATCTCCCTATTATAATACTCCACAGAACAATTTGTATCTAGACCTGTTGGCTATTCGACCCGTGCCTGCTGAAGCAGACGACTATCAATATACCATTGAAAATCAATACAAACATAGACCTGATTTATTAGCGTTTGATCTATACGGCAATGCTCAACTTTGGTGGGTATTTGTACAACGTAATATGGAAACAATCAAAGATCCAATATATGATTTTGCTCCCGGAACAGTAATTTACTGTCCAAAGAAATCAAATATAGAAAGATTTATTGGAATTTAATATGCCTGATTTTAGGAATATAGGACAGGCAATCGGTCAAGCTACTAGTGCAATATCTCAAATTGCATCAACATCTAATCTAGCCATTGGCACTGTTAAGAATATCACTAAGTCTATCAGCGACTCGGCAGCTACATTTAATGTGTCTAAAATTGCTGACGTAGTTTCTAATCCTGGATTAACTCCTTTATTAAAAGCATTTGGAGCAATTAAACCTCCAGCAGGCGGCCCGCCATATGATAATGTGCTAGAACAATTTGCATCGTATACTCCTCTATGGACTTTGTGCTGCTTAACACCAAATCAATTTAATGATCCTAGAACCTACAGGGGTTCTCCTGCCGCACTACAGAATATTGTAATTTCGTCTGGTGGACGACAGGATAAACAACGAGTAAACACAGCCTACGGAGCTCCGGAGTATTATATTGACAATGTCACAATGGCTACGTCTCTTGGCGGTACTGCTAATGCTGGAAATACCAACGTCACTGGATTTAAGTTTGAAGTATTCGAACCTTATTCACTAGGTTTATTCCTACAAAGTCTACAAGCGGCAGCTATAAATGCAGGATACCCTACCTATCTAAATGATTGTCCATACCTTCTTAAACTTGAAATAAAGGGATCTAAAGATGACGGGTCTATGTATGCAGGAAAAGATGAATTAACAAAATATTTTACAATTAAGATTACTAAGATTGAATTTAAAGTTGACGAAGCAGGCAGCAGATACAACGTAGAAGCTTCTCCCATGCACCATACTGGATTTAGTGATCTTGTTAATGTGTTTCCTAATGACATGAATGCTACAGGCATGACAGTTAGCGAGGTGTTGATTTCTGGACCTCAGAGTATATGCAGTGAACTTAATAAAATACAATTACAAAGAGTAGCAGATGGGCAGGCAATTTATCCAGACCTTTACGAGGTAGTATTTCCTTTTAACGAAAGTGATAAGGTTGGCTTAGATGGCGGAACTTCTACCGAAGTGTTAAAAGCCATGGCCGACCCTAAGGCTCAAAAAACTCAAAAGATTGACACTGCTAGACGAGAATCACAAGCCGAATCGTTTGGATTTGGAGCCATCGGAAAAGCCAGTATGGGATTTTCAGAAACATCTGGCGGTAATTATAATTTTAAATTGGCAGGGGATGTAGTTGACGAGCAGGGAAATATAGTAAGAGACAACATGACTATTGATCCTAAACAGAGAGCTGTAAATTTTCCTCAAGGTACAAAAATTACAGAAGCCATTGTTCGAGTGCTACTTTCTTCGGAGTATTGTGTTAAAGCGGTTAAAGGAGAAAATATCAAAGACGGCGAAGTTGATTGGTTCAGAATTGATGTGCAAATTCAACTTTTAGATTTTGATTCTAAGCGTAATGTAAGAGCAAAAAAATACATCTATAGAGTTGTACCCTTCAAAGTCAGTGCAGCAGTGTTTTCAAATTCAACTAGTGCTACTGCTGGTGAAGCAAAATTACAACAAATCATAGCTAAACGCTATGACTATTTGTATACAGGCCAGAACAACAATATTTTAAAATTTGATTTACAATTTAATGGACAGTTTTTCACAGCTATTTCTCCAACACCTTTACAAAATAATGATAAAATTGCCAACAAGGATCAACAGAATACCAATGATGAAAAAACTTCTAAGGCAGAAATAAAAGAAGGCGATGCTCCTACTAGTGCGACTTCTGTAAATGGCTCAGCACCAGTGAAGCCGCATCCGTTGTTATCGTTTGCTTCAGCTACTGGAGAGAAGACAGTTGAGCAAATGGTAGCCGATAACTTTAACCAATCGTTTACTAGATCTATGGATATGATAGATGTAAAAATGGATATATTGGGTGATCTTTACTTTTTATCGGACAGCGGAATTAACTCGAATTATCTTGCAGAATATGGACCTAACAGTCAAATAAAAGCAGACGGTGCAATGAATTGGGAAGGCAGTGAAATTTTTATCTATATTACATGGCGTAATCCAGTTGAGCCCAACTTAGGAACTACCGGAAAAGGCGGCCTATACAATTTTCCCAACAGCGGCAAACCTACACCGTTTAGTGGTATCTATAAAGTGAAATCCGTAGAGAATAAATTCTCAGGAGGGGTATTTACACAAACATTAGACTTAGCCCGTCAACCTTTTCAGTCTATTGATTATGAAGGTCAAGTTAAGATTGCTGGAGAAAACAGTGTTATGTACGATACAACAAAAGAAGAGAAACCTAAAACTAGTGTGTTTGATAATGCAGCTGATCAAGAAGATGCAGACCTAGGAGCAGCTATGAGAGCAAATGCCGCCGGCGGTAATTCAACAAGTGCAGCAACAGGTGTAGGCATTCCCGGAGAAGAAGCTGCCGCTGCCGGAACAGGAAGAACTATTAACATTGACCTTAGAGCCGAGCAACAAGAAGCTAGAGTATCAGCTTATCTACAGGCACGTGCCTCTGGTCAAAGCGAAGAACAAGCACAAAACATATCAGCAACTGTTGGTAATAATGTAGGTGCGGCAGCATTAGCCCGCATTAAAATATAATGACAAACATAAAAACAAGTAGTTAACAAGGACATAACATGGCACAAGAAAAACGTTCACCAGAAAGGCCAGGAGGCAAAAAATTACCTGTTGGCATTTTGTTGGCTAAAGTTGTAAGCTACTTAGATCCATCGTTCATGTGCGGATTAGAAGTTACCTTGCTTAGAGAAAACGGAAATGACATTGGAGACACTGGACAATCATATCCGGTAAAGTACGCTAGCCCTTTTTATGGTATTACTGCCTATGAAAACATGGGTCTTAATTTAACTGATTTTCACGATACTCAACAGGCCTATGGCATGTGGTTTCCTACAGTGGAAATAGGAACTACAGTTTTAGTGGCTTTTATCAATGGTGAAGTATCAGAAGGATACTTTATAGGATGTATTCCTAGTAGATTTATGAATCAAATGATGCCGGCAATTAGCGGAGCATCTGAGTTTGCAGCAACGCCTGAACAAAAAAAGAAATACGATACAACACAACCGTTACCTGTAGCGGAAATGAACAGGAAAGCAAACACGCTTGAAAAAGGCACCAATACTGAAAAAATTAAAAAAGCCATACATCCTATTGCTGATAGATTTCTTAAACAGGGCCTCTTAGAAGATGATGTCCGCGGAGTTACTACTTCTAGTAGTAGACGTATGATTCCTAATTCAGTGTTTGGTATCAGCACCCCCGGACCGTTTGACCGCAGCACAAATGCTAAGAAACAATTTATTGGTAGCTCTCAAAGCAAAAGTCCTGTGCAATTACCTGCAAGTAGACTAGGTGGGACTACCCTAGTAATGGATGACGGCGACGATCGATATATTAGAAAAACGCCTGCAGGCGAAGGCCCTGTGTCATATGCTGATGTTAGCAAGAAAGAAAAAGGCAACGTCGATATTCCTTACAACGAATATGTTAGAATACGAACACGTACTGGACATCAACTGTTGATGCACAATAGTGAAGATTTGATCTACATTGGAAATTCTAAAGGTACTACATGGATAGAATTAACCAGCAACGGTAAAATTGACATCTATGCCGAAGACAGCATCTCCATCCATACTGAAAACGATTTAAATTTTAGAGCCGACAGAGACATTAATTTTGAAGCAGGTAGAAATGTTAACATAAAAGCTGCCGGTGGAAAAATGCAATTAGAATCAGTTGGAAGCGTGAATATAATTGCTGCCGCTGACGGTAAAATTACTGTAGGAGCTGGATTTGATCTAGTGTCCGGATCGGGTACCAAGTTATCTTCAGGCGGAGCAACTAACATTAAATCATCAGGTACCAATATTGACGGCGGTAATATTAATTTAAATTCCGGACTAGCAGTAGCAGCAGCACCTGCCTCGCCACTGAAAACACACGTTAATCCTAAAACTAGTTCTAGCGGACAGTGGGGCAATAAAAAACGATATCAAACAGGAACTGCAACAAGTATAATGAAACGGATACCAATGCACGAACCGTGGACATTGCATGAAAACCAAGCTCCAAAACAATTAACGCCAACCAACACTGATAGGGAAACATAAAAATGGCAAAAATATATAATAAAAAATCAGTAGCGTCGATGACTGCTAGTGCTGGAAACGCCAATACTTCTGCATTTACCTATAAAGGATTTAGTTCTCAAGAATCAAAATCATCTTTTAAACTCAACGATATTGCTTTAGTAAAACAGGACATTATCAATCATTTTTATATTCGTAAAGGTGAGAAATTAATGAATCCAGACTTTGGAACAGTTATTTGGGATTTGTTATTTGAACAATTCACAGAAGAAGTAAAAAAATTAATTACAGAAGATGTTGAACAAATTATTAACTACGATCCTAGGATTGCTATCAACGGAGTGTTAATTGACAGCACTGATATGGGAATTAGAATAGAAGCAGATATAACATATATTCCTTTTAACATCAACGAACGCATGTCCTTTAACTTCGATAGAGAAAATAAACTTATAAACTGACCACTTTATTTTTTAGTTAAATACACGATAGGATAGAAAAATATGACCACAACCTCTAGACAAAATAACTTAATCTTAAATGAAGATTGGACTAGAATCTATCAGACTTTCAAAAGTGCTGACTTCAAAAGCTACGACTTTGAAAATCTTCGTAGAGTTATTATTGCCTATTTCCGTGAAAACTATCCTGAAGATTTTAACGACTACATTGAAAGTTCTGAATATCTAGCACTAATTGATGCAATTGCATTTTTAGGACAAAGTCTTGCTTTTCGTATAGACCTAGCCAGTAGAGAAAACTTTATTGAATTAGCCGAACGCAAAGAAAGTGTTCTACGTCTTGCAAAAATGCTTAGTTATAATGCCAAAAGAAATATCGCATCTAAAGGGTTATTGAAGTTTGATACTGTAAGCACTACCGAATCGGTTCTAGACAACAACGGAAAAAATCTTGCTCAACAGACTATTGTGTGGAATGACCCTACTAATTCTAACTGGGCTGAACAATTTATCACTGTATTAAATGCATCAATGGCTGATAATACAGTGTTTGGTCGTAGTCAAGGCACATCTGTAATTGACGACATTGCTACAGACCAATATAGATTTAGAACAGCATCAACCGATGTGCCAATCTTTACATTTACAAAGATCGTTGCTGGAAGAAGTATGACGTTTGAATTAGTTAGTACAGGGTTCAAAGGCAAAGAAGAATTGTATGAAGAACCACCAGTACCTGGTAATCAACTAGGATTTGTATATAGGAATGATGGAAAAGGCGGCACTAGTTCAAACACTGGATTTTTCTTAATGTTTAAACAAGGCAGTTTAGAACTTGCAGATTTTTCAATAGATGTACCTACAACTAACGAATTAATAGCCATCGATAGTAACAATATCAATAATGACGATATTTGGCTGTACTCATTAAACTCATTAGGCGCACAGTTAAATGAATGGACTAAGGTATCGTCTTTGATAGGAAACAATATTTCTTATAACAGTATTGAATCCAACATTAGAAATATATATTCGGTAATCACTAAAGAAAATGACAGAGTTGACCTAGCATTCTCCGATGGTGTTTACGGAAATTTGCCCTCTGGTGCATTTAGAGTCTATTACAGGATTAGCAATGGCCTAGTTTATCAAATTGCGCCTAGCGAAATGCGAGGAATTAGTATAGCTGTTCCTTATATTAATAAGTCTGGAGTAAGACATACACTAACAATAACTTTGAGTTTAAAATATACAGTGAGTTCGTCGTCGGCCTCAGAGTCAGTAGCATCAATTAGACAAAACGCACCAGCACAATATTACACACAAAATAGAATGATTACCGGTGAAGATTATAATCTTGCACCACTTTCTTCCTCACAAAATATATTAAAAGTAAAAGCTATCAATCGAGTTTCAAGCGGAATAAGCAGAAACTTTGATCTAATTGATGCCAGCGGAAAATATTCAAATGTTAATGTTTTTGCTTCAGACGGCCTTATCTACAAAGATGAAATAGAAAGATCACTGGCCTTTAAGTATTCTAATAGAATCGATATTATTAATTTTATTAAAAATAGCATTGAACCAATTTTTACCGCAACAGATATCTATAATTTTTATCTAACTAAGTTTGATAAAATTTTGTTTACAGATATTAATTACAGATGGACTCAACTAACTACCGACGTTAATAGTTCTACAGGTTATTTTTACAATAGTATAGATTCTACAATTTTAAAAGTGGGAACATATACCACAAGTACATTAAAATATGCAAATTCTGAAGCATTGATTAAATTCACAGCCCCAGAAGGTAAATCTTTTAAAAGAGGCAAACTAGTAGATACCAACGCCTCTGATCCAGAACAAACTAATTTATTATGGACTAAGATTATTAAAGTAGTTGGAGATGGTACTAATGCCGGTAGAGGTGTATTGAGTACAGGATTAGGTCCAGTTCAGTTCAGTGATGTGATTCCTACAGGTGCAATTGCAACTAGAATTATTCCAAAATTTGTTTCAAATTTAACTGCGGGATTAGAATTAGAAATGACAAATTTGTTATTTTCAAATTTAAATTTTGGATTAAGGTATTCTATAATTGAATCGTCATGGAAGTTAATTACCTCTGCCAATTTAAATTTATTAGATAATTTTAATCTTGGTAAATCGGGAGACACGTCTAACAGCAGTTTAGATTCGTCTTGGATTATTGCATTCATTAAAGAAGCAGACGAATATTTTGTAAGAATTCGTGGACTTGATTATATATTTGGAAGCCTTGAAGAAAACAGATTTTATTTTGATTCAGCGCAAAAAACTTATGACAGTAAAACAGGCAACGTAATAAAAGATCAAGTTAATGTGTTAAGTATAAATCCTGATAGTAATTTATTAGGTCCGTTAAAACAAGACATTATCTTTGAAATTAGTGATACGATAAAATACGATGACGGATACCAAAGTACCAACGAACTAAAAATAGCGTTTTCTGATACCGATGACGACGGAGTAATTGATAATCCTGAAGCATTTGAACAGATTGTGGGAACTGATCTAGCTCTCAATTATTTGTTTTTTAAACAATCTACAGATATTGCAGGAAATACAATAAAAGAATATGTAGATAACAGTGATAATCATATTACTATTGTTCAGAAAGAAAGTCTAGTAAACGTTAACAATTATAATAACGGAGATTTAATATATTTTTATAACAGCGATGAAAATGTTATAAAGCGAGTAGATAGAACAACAAATACATTGATATTAGAAAGTACCTATCAAGCAAATATTGGTCGTGCCGGATTGAAATTTCAGTACGTACACAATGCCAACGTTGATCGAAGAATTGATCCAAGTTCTAGTAATATTATAGATGTATACCTATTAACAAGAAGTTATAATACCGCTTTTAGAAATTATCTAGCAGGAGTTGGAACTGAACCCGAAGCACCAAATAGTGATAGTCTGAGAATAAGTTTTGGTTCTAATTTAGATTTGATAAAATCTATTAGTGACGAAATTATATATCATCCTGTAACTTATAAAGTTCTTTTTGGGCCTACGGCAGACGTAAAGTTGCAGGCAAAATTTAAAGTGGTAAAAAATACCAACAGATTAATCAATGATAACGATTTAAAAGTTAGGATTATTAATTCAATAAATGAATTTTTTGATATTAATAATTGGGATTTTGGAGATAAATTTTATGTTAGCGAACTGATAACTTATATTGTTAATACTGTTTCTCCTAATATTAGTAATATTGCTATTCTTCCAAGACAGCTAACACAATCGTTTGGTAGTTTATTTGAGATACAAAGCAGAGTAGATGAAATTTTTGTCAGCGGAGCAACAGTGGACGATATAGAAATCGTTTCCTCTCTTTCAGCATCCGAACTTAGAATTTCTTCTGATGAAATCATATCGAGTACAAATTAAAAATGGCAGATAAATTTTTTCCAGATAGTCAACTTCCTATAAGAAAGACATTAGATCTCTTGCCTCAGATTTTTCAAACTGAAGCAAACTCAAAGTTTCTTGCAGGAGCTCTAGACCCGTTGGTTCAACCGGGTGTCTTAGAAAAGAAAGTAGGATACATTGGCAAAAGATACGGGAAAACGTACAAACCTAATGAGATCTATCTAGACACAGATCAAACTTTGCGCAGTCGGTATCAATTAGAGCCCGGCGTTGTTGTAGAAACAGATGGCAAAATTAAAAATTTCTATGATTATCTAGACTTTAAAAATCAATTAAAGTTTTTTAATAATAGTGAAGAGCGAGATGATCTAATTACAGCTCAGGAACATTATACTTGGTCACCGCCTATAGATTGGGATAAGTTTGTAAACTATAGAGAATACTATTGGGCACCAGACGGACCGCCCCCTATCAAGATTCTAGGCCAAGCTCAAAATATTACTAGCACCTATCGAGTAGGTCTCGGTGTGGGCAGCGTTTATATCTTCACTCCTGACGGACTAACAAATAATCCAACCTTAACATTATATCGAGGACAAACATATAAGTTTCAGGTTAATGTTCCGGGAAATCCTTTATTATTTAGAACTACAATTGATACAGGCACATTACTTTACAATCCTGATTTTCAATATTCTAAAGGACAATTAGTTGTCTTTGATAGCAAATTATGGAAAGCAAAAAATAATATAACCGGCAACGACGGTAGTACCATTGATGAAAATACCGACGACTGGGAATTTGTTGATTTTACCGCTGTATCATCATCCGCATTAAATTATACAAAGGGTATAACAAATTCAGGAATTGAAAACGGAACCATCACTTTTGAAGTTCCGTTAAATGCTCC